GAGTCCGAACCCGAGTCCGAACCCGAGTCCGAACCCGAGTCCGAAGAACAGCCTTCCGAACCGGAGTCTGAGGTTGAACCAGAGGCGGAACCGGAACCTGAGAGCGAAGAACCGCATCCGGAGGAGCCAGAATCATCGGAGGGAGATCTTGAGCCCGAATCGCCAGAAGAGCCTGAGCCAAACGAGTCCGCGCCAGAATCAGGAGAGGGCGATTTCACAGGCTCAGAAGAACCGGCTCCAGAACCGAGCGAGGCGCCAGAAGAGTCCGAAGATGAAAACGCGACTGTGCCGACACCGACAGAGACCGAAGAAGAGGAAGATCGTTCTTCAAAGGTCGGTCTGCCCCGCGATCTGGACATGAGCAAAGAGGAAATTCCCGAGTTCGACGAGTCAATGGCTAATCTGATCGGCTCGATGGCGCTAGATGAAATCAAAGATTCGCCGTACCAGGTGTTTAGTACGGAGTATGACCGCATTGAGCCCGTCCGCATCAGTAGTCGTGCGGCAGAGTCGGCCGAAAATGAAATTCATGGCATGGAAGAGCAGATCAGGCACATGGCCGGTCAAATGCAAAAGCGTCTTGAACGGGCAGTGTCGGCGCGCGATCAGGTGTTTTGGTATGGAGGACAGAAGAAAGGGCGCATTCATGGCGCAGCACTCCATCGTCTGAAAACCGGTGATACGCGGGTATTCCGCGAGAAGGTGCAGGCTACAGCGCGCTCTGTGGCTGTGCAGCTCATGGTTGATATGTCGGGCTCAATGAGTGGCTCCAAAGTCTTGCTGGCAATGCAGGCCGCGTGGGCATTGGCTGAGACGCTTGATCGCCTTCGGATTCCGAATGAGGTTATCGGCTTTACAACGAGCGAACTGCCTAAAGAGTTGGTTGAAGGCTGGGATGCGGAGCCAAATAAAGATTACTTCGACCGGATTGAGCCGATCAACATGCCAATCTTCAAGACCTTTGATGAGCGCTTCAACCGTGAGCACAAGATCAACATGATCGCGGCGGCCAGTCATGACATTCCGCTGCTCAATAACATCGATGGGGAATCGGTCATGATTGGCGCGCGACGTTTGGTGCGGCAAAAAGCGACCCGACACATCTTGATCGTGCTGTCTGACGGGGCGCCAGCATTTCATATCCCTTCTTGCAAGTATGCGGTGGCGAATGCGCATCTGGCATCTAAGGTGCAGGAAATCGAAAAATTCGTGGAAGTGATCGGCATCGGCATCATGAGTAATGCCGTGCAGCGGTTCTACAACCGAAGCGTGGTTGTGAACAAGCTGGAAGAGCTGCCCGAGCGCGTCGTGAGCGAGCTGTCCCAGCTGCTACTGAAAGACTAAATGCTTCGAGGGGTTAGCGATCGACCCCTCGACTTTCCCTGCTCCAATCTCTTATCATTCGCAAAAGTCAGTTATGACTTACTATCAATCACGCACAAGGAACCGCTATGTCTGACAAAATCACCTGCCGCGTATGCGGCGCAGAAGTTCACTCTATCCGTTTGCACCTGCGCGAAATTGCAAAAGCTGGCGATCAAACTGCAATGGATGCTCACAAGATCGTCGGTGGCGATACTGTCGCGGCAGAAGCAGCGTATACCTCTGCCTATCCGGACGCGCCAACGCTGTCCGAAATGGCAAAAGAAGCGCTTGCTCGTCGTGCTGCTCCAGCTGCGGCCTCGACCGAATCATCAAAACCCGCTGCAGCGCCACTCAGCGTTGAAATGGCAGGTGCAGCGGTCGAAAAGAGCTCAGCGAAAGTCTTGCCATTTGGTCGGGAGACTACCGCGAATCTGCATGAGTTGTTTGAGTTGGGGCGTGTAAAGGCCGCAATGAATGGACGGGGCGAACCTATCAAGGTGACTGTGCAGGCTCGCCAGGCCGAATATGAAGAGCACATCCCTTTCATTGACCACGACTACGTGTACTCAATTGACCTGCTGAAAACGGTGCTCTTCGCGCTGGAAAACAACAAGCGCATTTACTTGTGGGGCCACTCGGGCGTCGGCAAGTCATCCCTATACGAGCAAGTCTGCGCTCGCACCAATCGCCCCTACATTCGCGTGCAGCACGCTGGCGATACCGAGTCTGCTGCGATTGTCGGTCAGCTGCTCGCTAACGAAAGCGGAACCTACTTTGAGCCAGGCCTCTTGCCGTTGGCGATGAAGCACGGTTGGGTTTACTGCGCCGACGAGTATGACTTTGCGCAGTCCGACATTATCGCCACGTACCAGGCAGTGCTCGAGGGCAAACCTCTGATCATCAAGGAAGCGCCTGAGACTTCCGGTTGGCGTGTTGTTCGCCCTCATCCAAATTTCCGCTTTGTTGCTACTGGCAACACCAACGGCTCTGGCGATGAGTCTGGTCTGTATGCCGGCACGAAGATTCAGAACGCAGCCAGTATGGAGCGCTTTGCTATCGTCGAAAATGTGCCGTATATGGAGAAGCAGGCCGAAGTTGCGCTGGTGGTGTCACGCATCGGCGTAACCAAAGAAGATGCAACCAAGATCGTGGATTTCGCCAACGATATTCGTGACTCATACACGAAGGGCAAAATTGGCGCCCCAATCTCAACGCGGGTAGTTCAAGAGCTTGCCGACATTGGCAAAAAGCGCGGTTCATTCATGCTTGCTGCGCGTCAGACGTACATCAACCGCTTGGGTGGCGTTGATTCTGAGGTTGCAACTGCTGTTGCTCAGCGCTATTTCGGTGAGTAAGTAAGTCATAGGTGAGCTAGTAATAATGAAGCCAGGTTGTTTTGGTTCGATTGTCACCTATGACCCGCAGGGTGCTCGCTGTCAAAGCTGCGCTCTGCGGGCTGAATGCGCCGGCATTGCATTAGAGGTGGGTAGCAAGATTGTGCTCGAAGGTGCGCCTGTCCAAGCGTTGATTGATCGAGCCAACAAGTCGCATCGCAGAGAGGGTTTTGCGCCAATGCGGCCTGAGTCATCTGGAGAGCTGGGCGCGGTGCATGTGCCGGAAATTCGTGCGGCCGGACAGATGCCGCTTCGTTTTGACTACAAGCTCACCATTGAGGAAGAGCGCTTGATTAGCTCATTACCGGTCAAGGCTCAGCGTGAAGCTCGAGCCATCCTGCGACGCGGTATTGACGTAATAGGTGACTTGTCACAGTCAAAAAACCCTTTTGAGGGTGAAGGTCCGAAATTTATGCGTATCGCCTGCGCATTACTGATCGGCAATGGCGGCTTCCGCCAGGCCGAACTCAATCAGGCACTCATTCAGCAGGGCATGACAGAAAACTCGGCGAAATCGAGTGCAAGTATTGCCTGTGCCTTGCTGCGTTTCTTCGGTATCAAACAAAAAAATGGGATTTATCTGCGATGAAAGTTGCTCTTGGTGTGCGTAGTGACTTCACGATTGGCGGCTCACTGCTATCAGTAAAGAAAGCGGTGGCGCAGGCGGTCGAGAAGGGACTGACGGCCATTGCCATTACGGACAAGATGACCGTCTCAGGAATGCCGGCGCTGATGACTGCAGCGAAGGACGCCGGCATCAAGCCAATCATCGGCGTGACAGTTGAGGTCGTGCTGTGTGACCCGACCGAGAAATCTGCAGAGGTGAAGCGTCCGCGCTCATTCACTTTGCGGTTGTTGGTACGTAACGAAAGCGGGCTCAAGGCGATCTTCAAGCTGCTGAGCCTCGCTAACTCGGAAAGCCACTTCTACTACTTCCCGCGCCTCAGTTTCGACGAGGTGCTGGAGCATATCGCGTCTGCACCGGATGGTCTGGTCGTGATGACTGGTGATCTGCTGGGCGCGCTCTACAAAGTCGATCAAGCGACAGCTTATGAGCGTCTGGACAAACTGCGGGCTGCGCAGCCCCACGCGCTCTTTATTGAGCTTCCTGTCGTCAATAATCCGCTGTTTGCGCGCATTGGCCGCGATGTGCTCGGATATGCCCACGCAACGGGTATACCGGTCGTAGCGACGCGCCCTGCGCTGCTAGCAGACCCGTCACAAAGTAACTCCCTCGATGTGTACGCGGCTGTGTGCAGCAACAACAAGATGAAGGATGGCTGGCGGATTGCGCCTTCGCAGATCTCCGGCAACCTGAGCATCCTCAGTCCTGCGGAGTTCGCCGCGGAATGCAAAGCCTTTGGCGAGACCTATCTCAAGCTGTTCGATGAGGCGCTTGATATGGAGCGGCTCAAGGGTGCAATCAGGAACATGGCGGTTGTCGAGAGTATGTGTGATTACACCTGGTCAAAATGGCCAGTGTCATTACCCAAACTCGTCGAGAAGGAAGAGTTGGCGCTGGTTGAGCTATGTAAGCGCGCCTTTGTCGAGCGTCTGGTTGAGGGCTCCTCCTTCGGCTACAAGCCGAGCAAGGCAGATCTCCCGCATTACATGGAGCGGCTCAAATACGAGCTTGGCGTGCTGTCCAAGCTGGGCTTCTGCGGCTACTTCCTGCTGGCGCGCTACATCACCCGCTGGGCGAAACAAAACGGCGTCGCTGTCGGGCCAGGTCGGGGTTCCGTGGGTGGTTCTCTGGTCGCTTTCCTGCTCGGTATCACGGATGTTGACCCTATCCGGCACGGTCTGATTTTCGAGCGCTTCATCAATCCAGAACGTCTGGACTTGCCTGACGCGGACTTGGATTTTCAGGCCACTCGCCGCGAGCTCGTCATCAACCACATTACCGAGAAATTCGGTGCTGATTACGTGGCGGGCATCTCCAACTTCACGACGCTGGCCGGCGCCTCTGCAATCCGTGATGTGGGTCGCGTGTTCGAGGTACCAAATGGCGATCTGGAATGCACGAAGCTCTACCCGAAAGAGCATGGCATGGTCGCCCCGATGGCAGAAGCCGCTGAGCAAGTCGGGGCAATTAAGACCTATTCCGAGCGCTATCCGGAGCTCTGGCAGCATTCCCTGGCGCTGGAAGATCACAACCGGTCGCTGGGTCGTCACGCTGCAGGCATTGTGATTGCCGGCGTACCGATCAACGAGCGCGCGGTCGTGGAAATGCGCTCTGGCCAACCGACAACGAATTGGGACAAGCGCACCGTCGAGGACATGGGCTTGGTGAAGATGGATATTCTCGGGCTGACCACGCTCGATCTGACTTCGCTGGTTCTGGACTACATCAAGGAGCGGCACGGCAAAACGCCCGATCTGCTCGATCTGCCCCTCGATGACACGATCACGCTGGAGGGCTTCGGGCAAGGCAAGACCATCGGCGTGTTCCAGTTCGAGTCGGGCGGCATGATGAAGCTGCTCAAAGATCTGGCGAGCTACGAGGCGCTGACCTTCGAGGATATTGCGGCAGCGACGGCGCTTTATCGTCCTGGCCCGCTGGATTCCGGTCTGCTCGATCAGTTTGTCGCCCGCAAGCAAGGGTTGGAGCCGGTCAGCTATCCGCACCCGCTCTGCGAGGACGCGCTCAAGGATACCTATGGCGTCATCGTGTACCAAGAGGAAGTCATGCAGGTCGCCCGAGATCTGTGCGGCTTCACGATGGCGGGCGCAGACGGGCTCCGCAAGGCCATAGGTAAGAAGGATATGGACAAGATGGCCAAGATTGGCGCGTCATTCATTTCCGGCGCTGAACTCGGTCAGATTGAAGTCACGCTCGATGACGGCAGGACGCTCACAGTCCATCGTGCAACGCGGTACAAGGCGGTGGATAGCGATGAACTGCTGACTGTCGAGGAAGCGATTGCGCGCGGGGTTGAGCTCGCCCTGTAACTGGACGCCCTGCGGGCGTTTGGTCTTGCTCTTGAAAGTAAGTCAGCGCATACTAACGCCCCGCAGCGACCCGAGTATTCCAAGTGAGAATCAGGAAAACAAAGGAAACGCACGATGAACACGGACACCTTTACCAACAAACTGAACCGCCGCAGCGAAGCTGTCATTCAGGAAGAAGCCCGATTGGCTAATCAGCTGCAGCGCGAGAATCCAACAATGACCCGCACCGAAGCACTCAAGATTGCCAAAGAGACGCTCGAACGCGAGGGCTGGTGGAGTAACTGACTATGGCCAAGATCGTATCAAGCCGCGTACTCGAAAACGGCATGAGCAAAGCGGACGCAGAGGCTCTCTGGAGTCAGATTATGGCCTTCGGCGCCTATGGTTTTAACAAAAGTCATGCCGTTGCCTACTCGCTGATCAGCTATCAGTCCATGTGGCTGAAAGTGAACTATCCGGCTGAGTTCTACGCTGCCTGTCTGTCTGTTCTGGACGAGGACAAGCTGCCTGGTCTGGTGCGTGACGCTGAGAACGCCGGTCTGCTGCTGGTTCCGCCCGATGTGAACCTCTCCAGCGCTGACCGCTTCGAGATCGGCTATGACGTGGCGCGCAGCAAAGTCACGCTGGTTATGCCCTTCAATCGCGTGAAGGGTATCTCGACCACCACTGCAGAGCTGATCGTGCAGGCGCGCAATTCGGCAAAGGTCGAAGAGTTCGACAAGAAGGGCAATCTGGTATGCGAGGCGTTGCCTGCTGGCCCATTCACCTCGAAAGAGAACTTCGAGGCGCGCGTGAACAAGTCGAAGGTCAACGTCAAAGTGCGCGACTGCCTTGATCGTGTCGGCGCCTTTGCCGGCATCGAACCCTCACAGCTTCCAGCACTTCACAACGAGCGCCTGAAAGATCAGATCGAGCTGTTGCCTGGCCTGATCTCCGGCGTGGTGAAGGCTGATCGCAACATCGAAGCCGGCAAGTTCGTGAAGGAAAAGCTGATGATCACTCTGCGCGACGCCAAGCAATGCACCGCCTGCTCACTGGCGGGCGGTGTGCATCCGTCGCCCCGCATCGGTCGGCAGCCGAAGTTCATGGCAGTGATCGACGCGCCAAGCTTCCGTGACGAGCGCAATGGCAAGGTGCTGACCGACTCGATGGAGGATGTAACCCGCACCGCGCTGGGCGTGAACTATCTGACCTTCGATAACGGGTATTGGACTGCGCTGGTGAAGTCGCCCAAGCCGAAGGACGAGAAGTTCCTTGCCGACGCACAGATCGCCGCCTGCTCGCAGTACATCGAGCGGGAGATCGAGATTCTGGCGCCGCCAGTGATCGTCACGCTGGGCTCTGCCGCGACCCGCTACTTCCTGCCGGATGCGCGCAAGCCCGAGCCTGGTACCGCCATTTTCTCGGCCAAGTACAACGCCACGATCATCGTCGGCATTTCGCCTGGTCAAGTGCTGTTCGATGACAGCAAGCAAGCCACGCTCAATGAAGTATTCCGCCGTGTGGCGGAAGCTGTGAACTAGGAAGAGCCATGTCTGAACCCAAATCACTCGAAACCGTCCTGCGCGAAAAGCTCACCGAGCTGATCGGCAAGGTCAAGGAAATGGAGGCGCGAGCCGTCATTGACGAGGTGCGGCTGAACGATGTGATCACATCACACACCGCCGACACCATTTACTTCTTCTCATTAGCGAGGGATGGCGACCAGATCGCCCGAGCCGCAAAGCACAACCTCGAACTGGTCGAAGCGCGCGCTTACCGCGAAATCCGCGCCGGCATCATCGCTCGGGGCGAGAAGCCGACCGACAAGCGCATCGAATCAGAAGTGAGCCTCGATGCGAAGGTCATCTTGGCGCGCAAGCTCTTCAATGACGCGGAAACGGCCGCGGAAATGATCAAGTCGTCTGCCTTTACCTTCCAAGGACGACGAAGCCTTCTGGATGTTCTGGCTCGCCAGAAGATCACGGAAATGCAGAGAAACCTAGCGTTTACCGGTGGCGCGGGTGGGTCTGCAAGCGCGTATTCCGCAGCGATGGCTGCTGCCCAGGTGCGGGAAGATGCGCAGCGGGAAATCGACGGGGATACGTTTTTGCCCGCACAAAATAAGTAACAGGTGACTTATAATTTAAACGTGAGCAATCACACTTTTAAACCTTTGCGCATAGCGCACTTTTTAAATCGGAGAATCTGAAAATGGCATCACTTCTGGAAAAACTGCAACAACGCAAACAACAAGCCGACGCGAGCAAGCGCGACAAAACCGCAAAGCTGGCCGATGGCAAACACAAGTATCGCATCTTGCCTACTTGGCGTCCTGATTCGACTGACGTGAACTTCCACGATTTTGGTATGCACTACGTTAAGCACGCTGGCCAAACCGGTGCTTATCTGTGCCGTGCCAAGACTTACGGCGAGCACTGCGAGGTCTGCGAGGCAATCGCAGCTGGCCTATTTGCAGCTGCGGGCAATGAAGATACCAAAAAGCTGCTGGAGGAAGCTCGTTCCAGTGGTCGCGTCCTGATGAACATGATTCAGGTGGACGCACCGGAAAGTGAGCGTCGTCCGAAGCTGTTTGAGCTGCCGAAGGGTCTCTTCGAGAACGACATTCTGCCGACCATGATTACCTACATTGAGAACGGGCTCGACCTGGCCTCTCTGGATAAAGGCTTCGAGATTGAGATCGAGAAGTCGGGTACCGGCAAGAATACCGAGTATCGCGCTGTGGTGATTCCGGTACCTGCCAAACCCCTGCCGGCTGAGTTGATGCAGAAGGTCGTCAATATCGACGAATGGGTGAAGCTGGAAGGCGCCAACGATCAAGGCCGCAGCAAATCGATGATGCTGCTGTCGCAGATCACTGGCGGCGCAACAGGCGGCATTGCTCGCTTGGGTGGCACTAGCAACGCGGGTCTGCTGGCGCACAACGATGCGCTCGATGCTGAGCAAGACGCAGAGCTGGCAGCGCTTGAGGCGGCGTTTCAAGACGGCGGTACGAAAGAGATTGAAGCGACTCCACCCGCACCCGCTGCGGTAGAGACCGCACCAGCGGCAACTCCGACTCCAGCTGTAACGGCTACCGCAGCTCCAGCTGCAACTGCCATTCCTTCTGATGAGGATGTGGATGCCCTGCTTGCTGCTTTGGGTTAAGTAAGTAAGTCATAGGTGACATAGTGCCGGCCAAGCGCCGGCACTTTTCTCTCAAGAGGATTTTCCCATGATGAAAAGCATGATGTTTATTGATGGCAATAACCTTGCCCGCGCATCACATCACGCCGGTACGCCATTAAGTGTCGGGGGCTTTCCGACGCAGGCAATTTATCACTTCCTGCAGATGCTCTCGACGGCGGTAAGTCGCTTTCCGCACTCGAAGCCAATGATTCTGTGGGACGGCCGTGCGCAATGGCGCTACGACGAATACCCGCTTTACAAGGCGAACCGCGACAAGGACTCGACCCCCGAGAAGGAGAAGGACGAGGCTGACTTCAAGCTCCAGCTGCCGCGCATCCAAGAGGTTGTTCAGCACTTGGGCGTCTACCAGATCAAGCCGCTGCATGGCGAGGCCGACGACCTGGCCGGACTGCTCACCGAGAGCGCTGTTGCGCGCGGTATGCACGTTCAGTTGGTCAGTGCCGACAAGGACTGGCTGCAGCTGGTTGGCGAACAGGTCGAATGGTTCGACCCAATCCGTGACCGTCACTGCAACCTGACCAACTTCCTCGACTTCACCGGTTACGAGTCACCCGCCGCGTTCCTGCAGGGTAAGGCACTGGTCGGCGATACCTCCGACAACATCGAGGGCATCGAAGGCATTGGTGCCGGTACCGCCTCGAAGCTGCTTGCTGAATACGGCTCGGTCGATGCGCTGCTGTCTGCACTGGATGCCGGCGAGATCAAGAAGCCTGGCAAGCGTCTGCAGGCACTCATGGATAACCGCGCCGACTACTTCCGCAACCTCAAGCTGATGGATTTGCGCAAGTACCCGCGCGAGCTGCTTGCCGAGCGCGTTACAACGCAGGGCGCATACGACTACGACCAGTTTGCGCGCTTCTGCCAAGACCACCTCTTCATGTCCATTCTTTCCAAGCTGGCTGAGTACACCCAGCCATTTGCCCGCCTGAGCGCGGTCTAAGGAGTTCACCATGCCTCTCGATCTCAAAGCACTGGAAGGCGCTCTCAAGGGCGTCTCAAAAAACCAAGATCAGCTGGAAATCCGGCGCTATCTGGACACCGGCTTCAAGCCGCTGAACTTCATCATGTCCGGCGACTATCACAATGGCGGCGTTCCAGAAGGCCAGATCGTCGAAATCTTTGGCCCGAGCTCATGCGGCAAGACCACAATTGCAACCGCAGTCATGAAGGCCGCGCAGCAGAATGACGGCTTGGCAATGTTCATGGACCATGAGCGCAGCTTCAACCTCAATCACGCCCGTTCGCTCGGGGTAAACACAGATTCGCCGCTGCTGACCTATCTGCAGCCGGAAACGTGGGAGTCCTCGCACGATGAGGCGTTCGAGATTGCGGACAAGATGCGCTCAATTGTGGGCTTCGAGCCACCGATCGTACTGGTGTTCGATTCAATTGCAGCTATGATGCCGCAGTCGAAGATGGACAAGAAGCTGACCGAGTACACGATGAACGACTACACGGCGCAGGCGCGAGCAATCTCACAGACCATGCAATCCATCGAAAAGACGGTGGCTAAGCTCAAGCTGACCGTCCTGTACCTTAATCAAATTAGATTGAAGCCAGGTGTTCTCTACGGCGATGCTTCTACCACGCCAGGCGGTCAAGCGATGGAGTTCTACGCGACAGTACGGCTCTCGATCTCTCGCACGAAGCTGGTAGATAAAGCGACCAAGACTTTCCTTGGGCAGACGATCAGTGCCAAGACCGTGAAAAACAGGGTGACTCGTCCGTTCCAGACCGTCGATTGGGATTTGAAGTTCGCAGACAATGGCCTCGCCTACTTCGACACCATCGGCTCCACGCTGGAACACCTCAAGTCGCTGGGCAAGCTGGAAATCAGTGCCGACAAGAAGCGCATCAACTGGCAAGGCAAGATGCTGACCTTCAACCAGGCGATCAAGACCATCGAGGAAGAAAAGCAGGAAGAACTGCTCTTCGCCATGCTCTAAGCCTAACCAAGAACCCCGCCCTGCGCGGGGTTTTCTGTTGCTCTGTCTTTCTATCTATCTATCTTTCTTGCTATCCAAAGCAAGGGGCGCTAGGATTCCAGCAAAACAAGAACAGGAACCCGAACCTCATGACTTTGGACACCAACTATCGGTACGTCCGGCTCACTCCTGCCGGCTACATCACGACTTCCAAGCAAGCGGACAAGTCACTTTGCGCGCACTGCGGCAATCAGCTGGCGTGCGAGCGTGCCGTGCTTGCTCCGTACTCCAGCGCACAGCGCATCACGGAATGTAGCGACTTCCTGCCTGTCATTGCCTTCCAGTCAGATGCCGGTATGACGGCGCGCTTTAATACGATTCGAGTGGGGAAAGCCTGGGCGGAACGTGTGAAGATCGGTACTCGGGTTGGTCTGGTCAGCACAAAGACCGGTCAGATCTTCGGGTATGGCGAGGTGGATGCGGTCTATGCCGGCGAGCTGCAGGATGTGTGTGACAACTTTGGCGCTGACAATCACACCCTGCTCGGCAAGGAAGTAGACGAGCCAGGCAAGGCGATCTGGCGCGTCCTGCGGAACTGCTACGGCAACCTGGCGATGCAGAACAAATACGCCACGGCCATCTACATGAAGCGGGTCAGCTAGTCTTGTCCGTCGCTTCGTCGAGCGCCTCTTCGGCATCGGCGATTTCATCGACAACGGTGGCATTCAGCGCGATCACGTCTGCTCTCGAAAGGAACATGCGGTGCTTGGTGTTCTTGTTGTTGAATGCCGAGAAGCCGAATTTGCCATAAAAACTCATGGCTTTGGCGTCGAGATAGTCCAGAGCAATGCCGGTCAATGGCGTCACTTGTGCGACCTCTTCAAAATGCTGGAAGAGGTCTTGCATCATCTCACTACCATAGCCGAAACCTTGCACATCCGAGCGAACGGCAAGCCTGCTAAGCATGAGCGCCGGCACTCCGTAAGTCGGCACTTGAACGTCGAAGTGATCGGTTGCGCCGGGGCATACGGTGCTACGGCTATCCATCACGTTGAGCGTAGTGACGTTGCAGGTATAGTAGCCGTGAACTTCTTGCGTTTTACCGTTGTAGACGACGGTGACTTTGGTATAGCCTGCAGTGTGCTCTGCGAGTGCCTGACCGGAGGTTAGGTAGTTTTGCAGATCGGCAAAGCGAATCTGCTCGTCGCCGCTCGCGTCTGCGGGCGCAGAAACAACGAAGCCCGAACAATCATGTTCAGGCTTCAATGGGCCGATCTCGTCGGCATCAAAGTTTGGTTCTTCACTAACCGACTTTTTTGATTCTTCCATTTATTTTGCCGCGACTATTGATCTTACGAACCATGAATGTAGCGATCTCCCTAACTCTATCTTGGGAGAGACGCTCGTGATTTGGCCCGATCAAACGATCAAAGTCCTCTCGGGAGACGAGGAACATTCTATCAGAAGCGCAAGAACGATTCACACCGGCGTACATAAACTGCCGAGGTATTTTTTTCAGGGTTGTGATGGCCATAATTAGTCACCTCATAAGCATGAACGGATGGGTAGTCCTGTGTCGAGCGAGCATAGAGGCGTAAAAGTAACAGTGGGGGGCGCTTATGTAGCGTATATGTATCATCTTGAGCCATTTACGGGACTTTCGCAAGAGCAAGTGATTTTTACCGAGTGGTGTCTACAAAACGACGCAAATTTTCCAGCCATGTCCGTTTTGTTTTTGTAATCAAGTTTCTACCGTTTCACACCTTATTTCCTTCAATAAAATATGTTCTGTCAGCAAATACAAACAGAGGCTTGTTTAATAGTCAGCGCTGACATATTATTTGCGCCCTTGCAGGAGGTATGTGTGGAGAAAATTGAAGTCGTGCGCAAGGGAAGGAAGCAATTAGGAGCCTTCTATCTCATAGGAGAGAACCTGGCTTTCATTTCCTACAAGAAAACCGCGCACATTTACACCAATGGTCTGAGCTCGATCAGTGAAGCACTGCGGTCCGGCGACGCCATGTGGGGCTTCGATCAGGACCTCATCTACAAGGCAGAACGGAAAGGCGCGACGCTACTTGGCGTCTGGGACAAGACCGAGAATGAACTGCACCTCACTCAGCTCGCAAAGGCGCTTGACCCCTCGATTTATCGTCGAGCAAAACACGCCGGCTATCAGTTGCAACGGATGCTGCCGGTCTCCGAGTTCCGCCGCGCCAGGCTCAAGGTTAAATTGGTGAAATCATGAAACACGCCCTATCACTCATCAAACGAATGGAGAACCTAAGAACGCTCTCCCGAGCAGAGGTCGTCAATCGCGTCATCAAGGGACGCATTGCTCTCGAATGCCTGAGTACCGGTACAGGGAACGCAACGATGCTTGGTCAGCTCTACGCCACCCTTTGCATTGGAATGCGCCTGGCTGAGCTTCGGGAAGGAAAAGTGCCTCCGGCATTAAAGAAAGCTTACGATGAAGCAGTCCGGCTCATGGATATGACTGTTGCTATGGAGCGCGTCGTGACCATCACCGAAACCACCGTGTTCAACGTCCATCGCGGACTGGTTCTTGCGGAAGAGGCCTTCACAAAGGCGAGTCCGCTCCAGATCGAGCAGGTGACGACTAACATCATGATCGAGCGAGCAAAGCAGAAGGCGGAACGTCCCAAAAAAGCCGCATAGCTGATATTATTCCCCTGTTAAAGTAAGTCATCAGTGACTATAGATAAGCAGGAGGATTTAATGGCAAGCACTGCGATGAGAACCGGTCAGCGCGGCCGAGCGATCATTAAGAAATTTGAGCAATCCGATCAGGTGGCCTTAAAGCCTTATAAGTGTCCGGCCGGATACTGGACGATAGGCTGGGGCCACAAGATTGAAGCTGGCGACGAGTGGATGATGAAAGGGATAACCGCCGCTCAAGCCGAAGAAATCTTCGACAAGGACTTGTTGAGAATTGAGAAGGCGGTACTCAAGCTGGTTCGCGTTCCTCTGAATCAGAACCAGTTCGACGCCATCGTATCCTTCACCTTCAATGTGGGTCCGGATATTGATCAGGACAACATCGCGGAAGGATTGGGCGATAGCACCCTGCTCCGTCACCTCAATTCCGGTAACTACTACAAGGCCGCGGAGGAGTTTAACAAGTGGGTTTTTGCAATGGGTAAGCGTCAGCCTGGACTGGTGCGCCGTCGTACCGCCGAGCGTCAGCTATTTTTATTGCCCGTTTAAGTAAGTAAGTGGTGAATTAGCAAAGGAGAGAACCATGAAATCACATTTAGTCGAAATTGGCCGTTTACTGCTGATCTCAGTGGTACTGATTCTGTTCAGCATTTTGCCGGCGCTGGCCACGACCATCGCCCTCTATGTACTGGTCTCGGCACTCGGTACCGGTCTACACCTCACCTTCCTCAATGATTGGCTGAAAACAGAATGGGCCAGCGCAGTCCTGCTGATTGGCGCCGTTGTCATCGTGGAGATCTGGCAGGCGATCGATCGCGCCACCGATGACATTCATCCTTTTGAGCGCATTGCTACCGAGATCAAGCTGATCAAGGCGCGTTTCTAAATGTGCGCCCTCTTCAAAGTTATGGGCGGGCTGGGGCTCGCCCTCTTCTTCTCCCTTGATTGGGACTTCTTACTCAACCAACTTAGGAGCCTCACATGAATAGCTTCATTACCGATGCGGTACGTACCGAATCTCGACTGGAGGGCTTGCCCGCCACCAATGAGGAGCTGCTGATTGCCGCACTAACCTTGTTCTCTGCCGGCGCTGAGCTGCTCGACGCCATCAAGAAGAACATCTACTACGGTAAGCCGGTGAAATCGGGCGATTTAGCCATCAAGCTGAACGATGCCTGGGGCCATCTGATGTATGCGGAGAAAGTCATCGATGGAGAAGAGCACGGCATTGATCGTGAGGGTCAGATTGAGCGCAAAGCGAAGATCAACATCGACCCGCGTGTGTTCCACGCCATGATCGGGATTGCAACGGAGGCCGGAGAGCTGGCCGATGCAGTGCTTGGCGTTGTTGAGCGCAAGCAGTCCCTTGATGTGGTGAATGTGGCCGAAGAGATCGGCGACATTGATTGGTACAAGGCCATCTTCCACGATGCCACCGGCCTGAGTGAAGAGCAAATTCGCACTACCGTAATTAACAAGCTCAAACAGCGCTATCCAGACCGGTTTACCAGTGAAGCCGCCATCGAGCGGAATCTCCAAGCTGAGCGCGCCACTCTGGAGGCAGGTATCCATGAAACTGCAAAGCAAGCTTGAGCGCCAATATGGCCGTTTGCCGAGTACGGCTTGGGTCGGTCTATGGATTGGCTTTTACACCTACCTGATGGTGGATGTTTTCAGCTGGCTCTATGAGCAGCACTTTGCGCCCAGCGCGCTACGCCTGATTTTCGGCATTTCTTAACCGTCTGGTAGCCCTTCCGGAGTCAGTAACACCCCTGTCATTGAGCGTGATACTGACTCCGTTATTAACTCAGGACTGACTGACTAATGATCATCGCAAAAACCTTAGCCATGTGTCTTGCGCTGAACGTCTACAACGAGGCGCGCAGCGAGCCGTTTGCAGGCCAGCTGGCAGTTGCCCAAGTTACCCTCAATCGGGCGCGCGACAACGGCACTTCTGTATGCCAAGAAGTGAAGCGCCCCAATCAGTTTTCGTGGACGACAGGGGTAATCAAGCACGCTTCCGGCGATGCCTTCTTCGCCCCAATCCCCCGAGAAAAAGAAGCTTGGATGACCGCGAAACTCGTTGCTTCATTAGCTCCGTACATGCTGGACGTGACGGGTGGAGCTCGCTTCTACCACGCAACGTATGTCAGCCCTGAATGGCGCCACGCATTCAGACCCACCGCCCGCATTGGGCGACATATCTTCTACGCACAAACCGAAACCCGTAACAAGGAGAGCTAATTGTGAGTTTCAAGCCATTTGGCATCGGCTCTGACATGCACATGCACAACTGGTCGGCATTCTCGTCGGTCAACGAGCATGGCATCAACAGCCGACTGCACAATCAAATCGAAGAATTTCACCGTCTTTGCACGGAGCTGCGCGAGATTGGTGGCAATCGCGTCTATGTGACCGGCGATGTGTTCCACGTTCGCGGCCAGATTGCTCCATCGGTACTTAATCCGGTACGTGATGCGGTCGAGCACGAGACAGCTGGCAACGGCATGGAAATCGTCATCCTGCCTGGCAATCATGATCTGGAGTTCAAGACAGCCATCCGGCTCGGGTCTGCAGTCGAAGCGCTGCGTATGCCTGGCGTGATCATCGCCAGCGAGTCAGGCTTCTATGACTTTGGCGACCATAAGTGCGTCATGATTCCCTGGTTTGAGTCGGTTGCAGAGCTGAAAGAAAAGCTCATCGAGCTGGCTGACAAGCACGCTGCACCAGACTGCGATCTGTTCATTCACGCGCCTATCGACGGCGTAATCAAAGGGCTACCCGATCACGGCGTCACCCCTGAATTCCTTGCCGAGCTTGGCTTCCGGTACGTGTTCTCGGGCCACTACCACCATCACAAACGCTTCGAGGGGAATGTGATCTCGGTGGGCGCGCTGACGCATCACAGCTGGAGCGACGTAGGCTCATCGGCCGGCTTTCTGCTGGTCTCCGATAGCGGTGTTACCTACCGCGCAAGCAACGCCCCTTCATTCATGGATTTGGACGTATCCCTATCCGAAGAGGAAGTCCCACTGGTGGTCGATGGCAACTATGTCCGCGTGAAAGCCGAGTTCGAGAACGACGCCGAAGTGCAGGAAATCCGGCGTTTTCTGATGGATTCCGGTGCCGCTGGCGTTGTCGTGCATCCGATCAAGAAGTCCGCCGCAGTCTCGCGCACTGGAGCGACCGTCAAAACTGGCGCCACGCTTGAAGCGACCATTGGCGACTACGTGACCAAGACTGTGAAACCTGATCTGCAGGAGGCGGTACAGCGTCTTGCAGCTGACATGCTGGTGGAGACCGCAAAATGAAATTCGGCAAACTGTTCCTGCAAAACTTCATGACGCTGGGTGAGGCAGAAATCTCGCTAGCTGATCGCGGACTGCTGCTAGTACAGGGCGAAAACCGCGACGATTCCTCGACCGATTCCAACGGCGCCGGCAAATCCTCGCTGCTCGAAGGCTTGTCATGGGTCGTGTATGGCACGACTGCGAAGGGCGTGACCGGTGATGATGTGATCAACAACCGCGCCAAGAAGGAATGCTTCGGCTCTGTTCACTTTTCCGAGCCAGGTGGTGAGATCTACCGTGTGCGCCGCTATCGCAAGTCGAAAGAGCACAAAAACGCCCTGTATTTCGAGCAAGTGCAGGCGGACGGGGTAACAGTCATCCTTGACCTAACGCGCGGCACAGAGCGCGAAACTCAGGCTGAAATCGAGCGTGTTTTGGGCTGCCCGTATGAGGTGTTCAAGTCCGCGGTGTACTCCGGACAGGAAGCGATGCCAGATCTGCCTAGCATGACGGACAAGCAGCTCAAACTGCTGGTTGAGGAAGCTGCCGGCATTACTCGTCTGGAAGAAGCCTACAAGCGCGCGAGCGGCTGCGTGCAAGATCGGAAAGAGGCGCTTTCTGCGCTGCAGGTGCGTCAGTCCAAGCTGGGCATCGAGCTCGACGGCTGCAAGCAGCTAGAGGGCGAACTGGAAGAGCAAAGCAAGCTGTGGCTGGACAACAGCGCTGCGACAATCAAACGGCTGGAAGAGCGAGAGAAAGAGCTATCCGGCGAAGTGGATGCGCTTAAAGCGAAGGACGCGCATGGGAGCTTGGCCAAACTCAATGGCGAGATCGAGCGAGTCAATAAGGCTATCGAGGATGCGAGCCGCCCGGGCGCCGCACTGGTGAAAGCGGAAACGGAGCTCGCCGAGCTGCGCAAGATCAATCCGAGCGCGGCAGACCAGCCGGAAATCGACCGTCTGAATCGGCAGATTGCAATTAAACAGGCCGATATGGACCGCAAGGTGAGTGAGGCTAAGTCACTCAAGAGCCGCTATGACAATGCGGAAGCGGAGTTGGCCAAGCCTTGCACGGAATGCGGCAAGCCCCACACGCCGGAAGAGCTGGAAACGCTCAAGTCGCATCTGCTGGAAAAGACCAAAGCCACTGCAGGCGAGGCGACGACCATCAAGAACGAGTTGGCCGTACTGACGACCGATTTGAATGCAGCCAAGCAGCGACAGGCTGATGCGATTGCTGCGCACGAATCGAAGCGCGCAGCGCTAGAGGCGACCATTGCGGCCGAGAAAGCGGCTGTTGTGAAGCCGACCGAGCTGCTGGAGCGTCTTGGCAAGCTCAATGCTGGGGTCACGACCTTGCGCACGTTGATCAATGACCTGGCTAACAAAGAAGCTGAGCTCAAGCGACTGCAAGCCGAGCTCGACCGAGAGCGTCACGCCGCCAATCCAGTTGTTCCGCGTATGGCTGCTGCCGAAGAGCGACGCGGGGAGCTCGAAGAGACAATCGCCATTGTGATTGCCGAGATCGAGAAAGCGACCGTCGAGTTGGAAGTGGCGGAAGAAGTGAAGCGTGTTTATTCGCCGGCTGGCGTGCGGGCGCACATTCTGGACACGGTTACGCCCTATCTGAACGACCGTACTTCGCACTACTTGGGCGGCTTGTCTGACGGCAACATCACGGCGCAATGGAGCACGCTCTCGACTACCAGCAAGGGCGAGCTGCGCGAGAAATTCACAATCCACGTCACCAATGAGAAGGGTGCGGCCAACTTCGCCGGTCTGTCGGGCGGCGAGAAGCGGAAGGTGCGACTGGCGTGCGCAATGGCGCTGCAAGACCTGGTTGCCAGCCGTGCGACCAAGCCGGTCGATCTCTTCATTGCCGATGAGGTCGATCACGCGCTGGACACCTCCGGTCTTGAGCGTTTGATGGTTCTGCTGGAAGAGAAAGCACGCGAGCGCGGCTCAGTCATCGTGATTAGCCATAACGATCTGAACGCATGGGTTGATCAGCACGTTACCGTCGTCAAAGAAGGCGGCATTAGTCGAGTGGAGGTCTAAATCATGGCTGGACTTGCTGACGTTGCCAGCCTGAATCGTCAGGTTGAAATCGCACTCAACGGCATCATCAGCGAAAGAACGAGCGGCGCCGAGCGGCTCGTTCTAAGTCCCATCGCACCAGGCGAAACGATCTATTCGGTTGGCGGCATCCAATCAAGGGTTGCAAAGCCTGACAGCGAGTGGGAGGTGCTCAGCGTTGAGGCGGTCAATTCAGGCCGTGATCTGCATTTTCATGTGGCTATGCGCGACGAGAAGGGTAATTTCGTCCGCAATACCGCCACTGATGAGCTGGAGCTTGGCCGCATTGTGGTCAACTTCGGACGATGGATTGTGACCGGTCGCCCCAAAGATCAATTCGGAAGCGCTAGGACGCTGGAAGAGTTGATCGCTTGGGTGATCAGTTCCGTCGTTACCCCTCAAGCTGCGCGCGCTCAGCTGGAAGCATTAAGGAAGGAAAAAGAAGCGAAAGCCGCGCTTCAAGCAGAGCGTAACGATCTAGGGTATGGGAGTTGGTGATGTTTAAGTTTATGAAAAGACCTAAAGAGGCGCCAAAAATTGGCTCATCGGAATTTACCAAGCTGGTAAACGACAGCTTGATTCTCCGGATGACAACCTATGGCTTGAAGCCGGAAGAGTTCAAGCTCGACTGTTACGACGATGTGCCTAATGAGTCATCTGTTTTTAGGATTGTGGCGGACATAGAGGGTCATCAATTGTGCCTAAGACTGTCCCTAAGCTATGCGGATTCGATGCTTATATCAGAGCCAATTACGCCGGAGAGTGTGGCTGAGAAAATCATGGACAAGTTCAGAGGCGCATTGATCGAAAAAGAATATGACCCTAGCAATTTGATCAACAGAGTGATTGATAAGGTCAACAGCTACTTGGTCACGAGTGGCTCCACTGCTCGCTTGATCAATGCGGATACGAAAATTGGCCAATTTGGCTCTTGCACAAATACCTTCAACTTTGTGATTCCGGAGCTCGACGCCGACAAGACTTATGCCGTGACTTCCGAGCTTAGCCTTGTTCGGCTCGATCAGGGTGAGTATTGGATTGTTGCTGACGCAATTGATCAAGAATGCCAGAAGTTACTTGAAAGTTTTCGCCAAAAGGCAGTGCTCAAAGAGCAACGTTTTGAGGCAGGATACGGCTCTTGGTAGCTACCGTTCGTCGGCTTTTGGTCATACGTTTGATTTAACTTGAGGCCACTTTCTTAGGGATTGAATTTATGACTTTGGCAACCATATTACATCCCCTGCTGGCCTCAAATAGTGATTGTTGCTGACCCGTAACAATGACATAACAATATGAAATGAAAGAGAAATCTCTTTTATTTTCAATCAAAAGCCAGCTTAGAGAACATCAGCTGGCAGTTAAACTGGAGGTTAAAAATGAATGAAGTGAAGCGTCACCTGACCGGCCCGCCTGCTCTTTGTTGTTTACTTTTACTATTGACTTCAAATCTTTGCCTGCATAAGTAAGTCATCAATGACATAATATTTGCCAGGCAGGTTTGCTTACATTTGATTGTTACAGAATAATATCGCCATGTTTCATCACCAGTTAAGCATCGTTGGAATCGATGCAGCTTTTCGCAATGTAGGATTGAGTCATGCCAGTTACGACCTAAGTAACGGGCAACTTACATTACATGATCTACGCTTGATTGAAACCGAGCGTGATAACAGCAAAAAGGTGCGCCGTAATAGCGATGATTTGCGGTGCGCTCGGGAGATTGTGCAGGGTGTGCGTCAGTACATTCAACACACCCAAGCGTCAATGCTGATCGCAGAAGTGCCAACCGGAGGGCAAAGCGCGTCTGCTGCCAAGTCATTCGGGATTGTGGTCGGCATTCTGGCCGGACTAGATTTGCCTCTAATCGAAGTGAAAGAGGAAGAGGTCAAAATGGTCACGGTTGGAAAACGAAACGCAACGAAAAAGGAGATCATCGATTGGGCCGTTGATCGGTACCCTTCGCTTCCCTGGCTCACGCGGAAGTACAAGGGGCAGATCGAATTGCTCGGCAAAAACGAGCATTTGGCCGATTCGGTGGGGGTTATTAACGCAGGTGTTATAACCGAACAGTTCAAGAGCGCAACGGCGATGGCTACCTCTTTTTTTAATAAAAAGTAGGTAAGTCACACGTTATTTAATAAGAAAGGCTGTTATTTATGCTGAAAAACGTACAAAAACGCTCCGGTTCTCAAGTTCAATTTAATAGCGACAAACTACTTAATGCCCTTGTTATTGCCGGAAAGGGGCTTGATGTTGACGCTAAGCTGGTTCTTGATGCAGTAATTCCGCAACTGTATGAGGGCATTAGCACACACGAAATCCAAGAGGCGGCGATTCGGACGGCCGCTGGCTTTATTGCGTTGGATAAACAGGACTACCGTTTCTTTGCTGCGCGTCTGATGTATCAGCGCATCATCAAGGAAGTGACCGGTGGTGATGTTGAATACCCTTCATTGGAAAGCTATATCGCCAAAGGCGTAAAGATTGGCCGACTCAATCCAGTGTTGGATTCTGGCCTATTCAATTTCAAGCAGCTCAATGATGCCATCGACCCAAGCCGTGACTTGTTGTTCGATTATCAAGGCATCAGTGCGGTTGCTGATCGCTACCTGATTCGTCTTGACCCCGTAGGTAAAGAGCGCAAGGGCAAGATCATCGAAATGCCGCAGCATTTCTTTATGCGTGTTGCGATGGGCCTGGCAATCAATGAGCCGCACCCGACTCTGCGCGCCATCGAATTTTACAATGTGCTCTCGACCTTCGACTTCATGAGCAGCACCCCTACCCTGTTCAACGCCGGCACGCCGCGCAGCCAATTGTCGAGCTGTTATCTGAACACGGTAGCCGATACGCTGACTTCGGACGACCCGATCAATGCGCGCCATGCCTCTATTTACGGCACGATTGAAGAGTGCGCCATGCTGTCGAAGTGGGCCGGTGGTATCGGTACTGACTGGACTCGCGTTCGTGGTGAAGGTGCGTTGATCAAGGGTACACAAGGCAAATCGGCCGGCACCATTCCTTATCTCAAAGTGTTCAACGATACTGCGGTAGCGGTTAATCAGGGCGGCAAGCGCAATGGCGCATTCGCTGCATACATGGAGCCCTGGCATCCGGACTTCCCTGCCTTCTGCGAGCTCAAGAAAAACACTGGTGACGAGCGCCGCCGCGCGCACGACATTTTCCCTGCCAGCTGGATTCCGGACGAGTTCATGAAGCGCGTCAAGGCGAAGGCTGAGTGGTTCTTCATCGACCCGAGCGTGGCACCAGAGCTGCACGATCTGTATGGCGAGGCGTTCAGCAAGCGCTACAACGAAATCGTCGAAAATGAGCCTGAGAAGATTCACAGCCAAATGCCGGCACGCAAGCTGTGGCGCAAAATGCTGACCATGCTGTTCGAGACCGGTCATCCTTGGGTGAACTTCAAAGACGCTTGCAATCTGCGCAGCCCGCAAGATCACGTTGGCGTGGTGCATAACTCCAACCTCTGCACCGAGATCACGCTGAACACCAGCGATGACGAAACGGCAGTCTGCAACCTGGGCTCGGTAAACCTGTCGCGCCACTTGATCGAAGTGGAAGAGAACGGCGAGAAGTACATCACGCTGGACTCAGCCAAGCTCAAGCGCACGGTATCAACGGCAATGCGTATGCTCGACAACGTGATCGACATTAACTTCTACCCATCTGAGCGAGCGCGCGCATCCAATCTGCGTCATCGCCCTGTTGGTTTAGGCATCATGGGCTATACCGAGTGGCTGGCCGCTGCCGGCTACGAATGGGATAGCCGCGAGCATTTAGAGGCCGCTGACCGCATGATGGAATGGGTCAGCTATTGCGCAATCATCGCCTCATGCGAGCTGGCGCAGGAGCGCGGTGCGTATCCTAGCTTTGCCGGCTCGAAGTGGTCGAAGGGCATTCTACCGATCGACACTGTGATCAATAAGGATGCAGTAGCCGCACTGCATGATGGCGAGTGGTCTACGTGCGATTGGGAAGGTGTTCGTGAACTGGTGATGACCTTCGGTATGCGCAACTCTAACTGCATGGCCATTGCGCCAACGGCAACGATCAGCAATATCGTCGGTACCACGCCTTGCATCGAGCCGGTTTATCAGCGCGAATACACCGCATCCAACTTGGGCGGCGACTATCGCGTGATTGACCCGACTCTGCGCTACGGCCGCAAGATCATCAAGACTGCGTTTGAAATTGCGCAGACCTGGCTGATCAAGGCGGCTGCAGTCCGCGGCAAGTGGATTGACCAGTCGCAGTCCCTCAACATTTTCGTTGACAAGGACGGCGGCATCGATGGCCCAACACTGTCCGGCTGGTACGAACTGGCTTGGGAGTTGGGCTGCAAGACCACCTACTACTTGCGCACTCCATCTAGCGAAGTGAAGGCAAAGGCCGAATCGCCAGCGCCCGAGCTTGGCAAAATGTGCGCAGTGGATAATCCAGACTGCGAATCCTGCCAGTAAGGCCTTGCAGAGCAGAAAAACAGCCCATTTTGGGCTGTTTTTTTTCTGCGGCAATAAATAACTATGACGAGCTTGAAGCATCGGTTTGCTTCTCTGCTCTATCCACAAGGCACAATACAGGAGGATTCCAATATGCCAGTTCAAATTATCATCAACGCAACATCAGATACGCCATTTAAGGTCACAGGCTTGCCATCGGGCGCCACACACATCAAACCGCTCATTGTCTTTCCAGAAGGCAAGTCGGACAATCCAGCGATAGGCTACTACATCGCGGGAAGGGCTAAAGGTGCAGTAGCGTACAGGCTTAATGGCGAGCACCGAGAGGCGGTGGCGGAGGTCGTCTTTAGTCAGTAGTAAAAATAAACCCGGCGAAAGCCGGGTTTAAAATAGGCGCTTGTCCCAAGGGTAATCATCCACGTCCACAATCTCACACTTGGCCGCATCCGGATGCTTTGGATTGAGTAGGTAGTTCCATGTTTCAGGCGCGATAGCGCTAGGCACTCTCAGCAAGGCCGAGGACTGATCGGCCAGCCACTCCGTTCCAATCTGCTTGGTTACACCCTGATCGTCCCGCCAGTTTGTTGGCAGTGAGGAAACGTCGAGCGCTTGTACGGACGCATCGTTCGTTTCTACGGTACTTAGCTTGAAGGTATCCGGTACATCCGCCTCTATGTGAACCATCACCTCAAGCATACAGCCAGTCACAGACTCACCAAGATAAACAATCGGCTCGCCTTTGTGATGCCACCGAGCAGAAAAACGCCGGCCTCCCTCCCCTTGCAAATCGGCATAATTACTGATGCGATATAGCTTCATGCGAAGTACCCTGACTGAATTTGTCCAAGGTAATCCTCAACTACTTGAGCCGCTATTTCGTTTGACAGAAGATCGAGCGGCGTTTTGCCATCCAGCTTCTTCTTGGGGGCTCTTAACCATGCCAGCGCTTTTTCCTTATCGCCAAAGATCTCAAGAGCCGATGAGAAGGTGCGAACGTATCGCACCAATTTTGCCGACTCTTCACGGGTCAGCTGTTGATCAGATACAAGCCTGCGTTTCAGAGTGCGTGCAGGTATGACCACATCGAGCTCAGTCTGCGTAAATCCTACATCCAAAAGAGCCCTTATGGTTTTCGTGTCGAGCCCTTCTTCAATCATCTTGGCAAAAGCGATGCTCTGCTTGATGTCGCCTGCATGGTCTAATGAGATTGGGCGCCCCTTGTAGTACAAGAGTTCATCGTTTGAAGGACGTACCGGATGCGCTTTCTTTGGATGGTATATTTTCAGCTCGCCGTTTGAATCCAGCTCTACCGAAAAGCTTGTAGCATCAAAGGGAGAGGCATAGCTCAATTTATTTACAACTGAGCTGCGCTGACGACCATCGCCTCTTTTTCCAATAACCCTAGACATGTGCAATCTTTTTGGCGCTTTACTTGTCGAATCCTGCTGAGCAATATTTTGACCGCAAAGATCAGCCTGTGACAGATCGGCAATCACATTCACAACCAAAGTGTCGGACTGATTCCTGCTTGGCTGTAGAGAAAGCGCCCTGGCATTGCGCTCTTTGACCCTTCTACGAGACCAAAATAGCGATTTCACATTCATCAGAACCTCCATTTGCAAAATGCCAGTCTATTGTCGGCATTTTGCATCATACCAGCAATAAAATACTACCGGTGACACTCTACAGACGACAGACGCGCCATTAAGTTTCCGTTATCATTAGTCAGTCATCGATGACTAACGTAGAGGAAAACACAACATGCAACAAGCCATCATCGAATCAGTCAACAATCGCCGGCTCATCGGCGGCTCCCACGATCGTCTGATGTGCGTATCACCACTCAAGCACAAATGGGCTTGGGAGTTAATCGAAACAATGGAAAGCAATAACTGGACGGTCAAGGAGATGGCACTTGGCCGCGACGTTATGCAGTACAAGGGTGGTGATCTGACCACCGGTGAGCGTCACGCTTTCGACAGCGCACTAGCCTTCGTATCCAATCTCGACGGTATCCAGTTCCACAACCTAGCGGACAACATTGCGCCCTACATCACCAGTCCGGAAGTCCGCATGGCCATCAGCCGGCAGACTTGGGAAGAAGCGCTGCATGTGAAGGCCTACTCAACCATCATCGAAGCGATCACCGACGACCCGAGCAGCATTTACACCCTGTTCATGCGCGACGACATTCTCGCAGCCAAGAACGAGCACATTCTGGCGCAGTCCGCGATCTTGGGTAACGACTATAGCCCGCGCAATTTCGCGCTCGCAGTGGTCTCGAATATCGCGCTGGAGGGCATCTACTTCTACTCGGCCTTTGCCACCTTCTACGCGCTGGCGCGCAATTCCAAGATGCCTGGTACTGCCGAAGGAATTAAGCTCATACAGAGGGACGAGGAGTCGCATTTGGCGCTCTTCCTGTCGATGTTCCGGACACTGCGCGAAGAGAACCCCGAGATCTTTGATGCCGACTTCTGGCGCGACGCTCGCCAACTTCTGATCAACGCCGGCAATCTGGAAATCACCTGGGGCTGCCACATCGTCGAGAAGGGTGTAATGGGCCTGACGCCGGCCATCATTACCGACTTTGTGAAGTGGCTGGTTGATGACCGTGCGGTAATGCTTGGTATGGAGCCAATCTATATGGTGAGCAATCCGATTCCTTGGTTCTTGGATTACAGCTCCATCAACGGCAACCTGCGTAACTTCTTCGAGACCAAAGTGGTTTCGTATAAGAGCGGTGCGCTGGATTGGGGCGATGATGATTAAGGCTAGCTAAATAGCAAGATAGATAGATAGAAAGCGAGAAAGAAGGAAAACCCATGCAAATCAAGAATCAGGCGGACTTCGATCAGTTCGCAAAAACCGCTGGCGTTGCCGTACTCAAGGTTTCTGCCACCTTCTGCGGCCCCTGCAAGCAGTTCAAGCCGATCTTTGACCAAGTAGCGGCAGAGCTGGCGCGCGAAGATGGTTCGGTGCGTTTTGGCGAGGTTGAGGTAGATACCCTGCCCGAGCCAATCACTGAAATGGCCGGTGTGCGCAATGTGCCTGCGCTGATCATTTATGCCGACGGCCAAGAGACCGAACGCCGGACGGGCATCGTTGCGGCGCCTCAGTTGGGGCAGCTAGTACGTGACGCCATTTTCGACGCTATCGGCTAATCATTGGGCAATTTTGTGGGCATTGTGTTATTAAGTCACGGCTGACATAATGCCCACTGAATGCGCTTTATCCTGTCAGTGTTATCAATCAAGGAGCAGATATGAGCATCTTATCGGCAGAAGAGTTATCCATGCGCATCGCCTCAAAATTCTCAGCAGAGCTTCGTGCTGCTGGCTATCTTGGGGCAGCAGATATGGTAGCGATGATTGGGCATGTACTGGCAGGCGAAGTGCTTGCAGAAATCAATTCCGAGACCGGCGCAAAAGCACCAACGTCTCACAATTCAACCTCTAAAAAGGAGCTTGTCGTATGACTCGTAAAGAGCTGGCTGCAAAGATCGCAGCTGACCATAACATCACCAAAGCCTTAGCAGAACAGATCGTCAAAGACCTGTTCGATACCATCGCTGCCCAGGTCAAAGCCGGCGATAAAGTGACTATCGCTGACTTCGGTACTTTCCAAGCGGTTGATAAGGCGGCAGCTGTGAAGCGCAATCCTGCGAATGGTGAAAATGTGAACATTCCAGCTCACCGCGCCTTCAAATTTAAGCCAGTGCCTTCGATCAAGAAGCTGCCTGCTTAATTTCTGGCCAAAGTGCTTTCTGCACTTTCATACGGGGCGGCTTAGGTCGCCCTTTTTATTCAACCATCGAGAACCTCATCATGTTTATGACTCCCGAACAGACTGCTCAAATCCTTGCAGCTCGCCAAGCCCCCACATCACCGACGCTTCGCCCGACCGTGCCGGCGCTGGAGGACGTACTGCTGACGCCGACGCGGTGCCTCGATAAAGGCTTCGTGCGCGTGATCGACTACATGGGTAACGATGCCTCTGTCGTCCAGATGGCGCGGACCAGTTACGGTGAAGGCACGAAAGCTGTGAATGACGACCGGAACTTGCTGCGCTACCTGATGCGCCATGCCCACACCTCGCCTTTCGAGGGCTGCGAAATCAAGCTGCACATGAAGCTGCCGATCTTCGTTGCACGCCAGGTCATCCGGCATCGCACTGCCAGCCTGAATGAATACAGCGCCCGCTACTCCGTCCTGCGTGACGAGTTCTACCTGCCCGAGCCGGAGCAGATCTGCCTGCAGTCCACCGACAACAAGCAGGGTCGCGGTGACAGCCTGCCGCTGGAAAAGGCGCACGAGTTCCTGCAAGTTGCGGCGCACCTGAGCGACGAGGCCTACCAGGCTTATGAGAAAACGCTTGCCGACGGCGTGGCGCGTGAATTGGCTCGTACCGTTCTGCCAATCAACATTTACACGGAATGGTACTGGAAGTGCGATCTGCACAACCTGCTGCACTTCCTGCGCCTCCGGATGCACTCGCACGCTCAATACGAGGTGCGCGTCTATGCGAACGCCATTGCCGACTTCGTGAAGCTGTGGGTACCGGAGACCTATGCGGCCTTCGAGGAATACCGCCTGCACTCGATTCAGCTGTCGCGTACCGCGCGGAATACCCTGCACGAAATTTTGGCCGAGAACGACCTTTACGAAATGCTCGAGGCTCGATTGGCCGACAATGGCTTGGGCAAACGCGAGCGCAAAGAAATTATCGATGCGCTTTTATTTGCCTCTTGATAGTAAGTCATAACTGAATTACCATGCAGCCGATCAAGTTATGGCTGGCTGCATGGTAGCCCGTCAATAAGTAAGTCATAGATGACATACGCCGGACAATAAAACGCATCATCTAATTACTGACTAACTCAAACAAGGAACTGAAAAGATGGCTCGCAAACTCACTAAAGGCGTCGCTGCTGAAACTCGCAAGAATGTTTTGGTGCAATTGCTGTTACCGAAACTGAATGCGTTGATCGAAGAACGATTGGCCTTGAACCTCAAAATTCACGAATCTCACCTGCCGGCTGAGATTCTGTCGCTCTACAAGAACGGTCACGCCAAGTATTTCCAGACTTGCTACCGCACCGGCTTTTGCAAGGGGTACGACGGCCAATCGCTGACCAACCTCTGCGGCCTAACCTTCGTCACTCCGAAGAACTGGTCGTCCTACGACACATTCAGCGGCAAACGCAACGCCGAGCACGTTGAAGCCGGTACCAGCCTGATTCGCTGCGAGTGCAGCACTGCCTACATCCCGCACCACAGCGTTGCAATCAGCGACAACCCAATCAGCGACGAAGAGCTGGCGCTCTATGGCGATCTGTACGCCCGCGAGGAAGGCTTGATCACGCTATGGGCGGAAACACATGAAATGTTGCATTCCGTACTGGCCATGCCAACGGTCGAGCGTGCCGCGGAACTCTGGCCGGACGTTCTCAAGTACGTGCCAAAAGAAGTGGTTGCAGTATCCAACCTGCCCGCCATCAAACCTGCAGAAGTAACAGATTTCTTTTCCAAGCTGGCTCAGCCTGCTTGATTTCAACCTGTCGCCGGCTTCGGCCGGCTTTATCAACCTATGGAGTAAACCATGACCGGTATCGCTAAAGTTCAAATGTTCAAAGCCATCGATGGCTCACACCACCCATCACATGCCGAAGCTGTGAAGCACAGCAAGAAGGTGAAGCGCACTGAAAACCTGCAAGGCCTACTGGCTGAAAAGGTGTTTGCCGACTCTGACACAGGCGCAATCACTCCGGAAGTGTTGGCCACTCGTCTCGCTGCCATTGGCGACGAGCTGCAGGAAGCGCTGAAAGTGACTTTTGGTGCGCCGCGCGGCCCGAAAAAGAAGTCTGAAAGCATCGCCGCATAAGTAAGTCAGTGATGACATGATTAGAGGCTTCCTCGTTCTCATTGTGCTTTTGAGCCTGGGCTGGATTGTCGCCAGCAGCTTTAAGCGCAAAGGCGTGGCCAATAAGAGCCTGAGTGTCCTGAAAAACCTAGCTCTGGCTCTACTGGCGACTGCCGCTGTAGTGATAGCGCTCATTGTCGCTATCGATTTGTTCAAAACCTTCACATGGGTACTTTAAGTATGAAACGCATCATCACCAGCTTGCTCACCATCTGCTTCGCAGTTGCCTTAACGGCCTGCGGCAAGATCTCGACCGGTGAGGTCGGTGTAAAAACCAACTCCTTCAACGGTAACGTCGTCATGGCTGAAATGCCGGTCGGCATGTACTTCGAGCCGTTCAATGACGTGGAGAAGTTCACGGCGAAGGACGTGACCCTCGAACTGCCTGACCTCAAGGTGCAGGGTAGCGACAAGCTGGCCTTCAAGGACTTCGACATTGCCGTGATCTACTCGGTGAAGCCGGAGACGATTGCCGAGCTCAAGGTGAAGTACCGCAACCAATATGACTGCGTGGATGGCGAGTGCATCCCTGGCTCAAAACTGGTTGCTCGACTGGCCAGCACCGCTGCGATGGATGTGGTTTCGCGCTTCGACTCGCTGACCGCACATCAAAAGCGTGACGAAATCCGCAAAGCCATTCAGGAGAAGCTGCAGGCTGAGCTGAATGCCCGCGACCCCGACACCTTCCAGATCAAGGAAATCGTCATCAGCACCATGCTGACTGACCAATCCATCGAGGACGCGAACCGCAAAGCTGTAGCTGCGCAGAAAGACCTCGAACTGGCTCAGAAGCGCGTCGATATTGCCCGCGAGCAAGCGCTGGCCAACGAGCAGCTGGCGAAGTCCCTGACCCCGAACCTGCTGCAGATGGAATACGTGAAGGCACTGAATAAGTTCGCCGAGCGCAAGGATGGCTCGTCCGTGATCATCCTGCCGGCTGATTTTAAAGGCATGGTCAACGTACCGGCCAAGTAACGCCCCGCGTCAATGAAGAAGGGGCGCTCGTCGCCCCTTTGTTCCTCTCACATCATCGAAAGACTCACAAACAGGAGAGCAACATGATTGGCTTTTGCGGCGCACAGCGCGTAGGCAAAACGACTCTGGCCAGCACCCTTGCGGAGCGGCATGGCTTCAAATTCATCAAGACCGATGTTTCGTCAGTATTCAAAGACCTCGGCGTTTCTCCAAAGGAAGAGCTGACGTTTGACCAGCGCCTACTGGTTCAGCAGCACATCTTGGCCTATCTGATTCAACTGTATGACAGCCTGCCGGTATCGAGCCGCTCAGATTGTCTGGTAGATCGCACCCCTTTGGATTTGTACGCATACACAATTGCAGATATTCAGCGCGAGACAGCGCAATCCCATGAGCTGCAGAGCAAAACACAAGCGTACCTGAGTGAGTGCGTGGAAGTTTTCAGACGCTACTTCACGCTGGGCTTTTTGGTGCAGCCGGGCATTCCATATTCGGAAGCCGAAGGCTCTGCGGCCTACAACCCGCTGTTCATGAATCACATGACCCTCATCCTGCACGGTTTGATGGCGTCCTTGCGGCACTCCCATTCCTATGGCCCGCGTTGCGTCGTTATTCCTGCCGACGTGGTTGATTTGAATGAGCGCGTGCAGCTGGTTCGCAGCCTCATCTACCGGCTGGATGAGCAGGCAATGCTCAACAGCGCCGACAGCACCCCGCTGCAGCTTCATTAAGCTCTTTCTGTCGCAACACAAACAGGATGCCGAACAATGAGTACCCAATCAGAAGCCGCAAATCCGGAAGTAAATGAGGTTTATGAGCAGCTGCTTGAAAAGACCGAGCAGGCCTTAATCGAAATCGCCACGCTGTATGACAGCGCTCATCGCGGTGACGCCCAAACCTATGCCGCATTACAGGCGCTCTTTCGCGTAATCTGCGGCATCGTTCCTATGTCGGTTGCCGACAAGATCGATGAGCTGACTAAGGCGGTTCAAGATCAGTCCGGCTCCAAGCGCCCGCCCGAGAAAATCGTGCGCTTCTTCTCCAAGCCTGACAACTCGCTGGTCTGTGTGCGCTGGAATTACGGCGAGCCCGTCGTATCGGTTTGCACCGGCCTGAAAGAAGGTGAATGGGCAAACGTCAAGCAGCTGGATACCTCGAGTGACTCGGCGCCGGCCGCAGCCGCCAAAACCAAATTCGATAGCGTCTGCAATCGGCTGAAAGAGTCTGGTTACAAGGAGATCTGACCATGATCATCGCTGGACTGGATACCGAAACCACCGGTCTCGATTACGAAAAAGGCCACCGCATCATTGAAGTGGCCGCCCTACTCTATGACGTTGACCCTGTGGCGAACACTCGCAAGGCGCGCGGTCACTTCGTCCAGCGCATCAACCCGATGCGCAACATTGATGCCGACGCTCAGCGCGTTCATGGCATCAGCCTGGATGACCTGCGCGACAAGCCGGTTTGGGAGGATGTGGCGCCAAAGATCGGGAAGATCGTCAACGCCTGCGACTGGCTAATCATCCACAACGCCAACTTCGATGCGCCCTTCCTCGCGCATGAGTTGCTGCGTGTGGGGCAATCGATCAAGCCGGACATTGAGGTGTTCTGCACGATGGAAAACGGTCGCTGGGCGACACCCACCGGCAAGAACCCGAACTTGGGCGAGCTCTGCTATGCCCTGAACGTGGATTATGACCCGAGCAAGGCCCACTCCGCGCTCTATGACGTGGAAGTGATGATGCAGGCTTTCTTTAAGGGCATTGATCTTGGTGCATTTCGTTTGGAGAAGAAGGTATGACCCCATTTGTGTCTCGTATCCGATTCCTGTCCTATCGGGAGCGCAATCGGACAAATTGGCCGCGCAGTTTGCACATCGGCATTTTTCTCAACCTGGTCTATTTGCCAGAGTCTTTGTATCGCCTGGTCATTTTGAATGTGGCCGCAGGCCTGTTGAGCTTTGCGCTCGCTATCCAGCATCGTGAAATCTTGGGTGGCGCAGCTTTGCTTGGCTACGGCATATATCGTGCCTTACTCGGCATAGTCACCGTCACTGTGTTCTTGCCGGTGCTCGGCCTATTTGGCCATCTTTCTCTGCGCAATTAAGCGCCCAAACCATTTTTCCTTGTGGTGATTTAAGAGGCTGTTCCCCAGCCTCTCTTTTTGGCTTGGTGATAGGCATGGCTTTCTATCTATCTCCCATCGATAGCCAGAAAAGCAGCTAGAGAATATCAATCACAGATAGAGCGATAGATAGATAGACAGCCAATATCGCCCTATTTCCCATTAACCAAAGTTAGTAATAGGTGAGTTATGAACGAATCACGTTGGTCTTATGACGAAATCAAAACCGGCGAGCCCTTCAAGCGTGGCGTTGTGCTGGATGAAGAAGGTTGTCTTGTTGCTGGCCCGATGGACCTCGACGATGCAATTCATATCGTGAAGATACACAACGCCCAAGTTGGCCGGCGCCAGGCTACCGAGAAGGAAATCAAAATCGGTCGTTTGATGGCAGAAGATCATATCGCCGTCGATGACGATGCCGTTGTGAGTGAAGCCCATGATGCGGTCTGGATTCAATGCTGGATGCGGGTGCCTGACTCAGTGAGCGGGGTGGCGGCATGAGACTGTCAATCAAAGCGTTCTTCAAGCGGCTGTTCCGTCGTAAAGCAGATTTGCCGATCGCCACCCAGCCGCCCAAGCGTGCGACCACACCTCGACCTAGCCAACCGGCTGTAGCCACAACCCGAGCACTGGTCGATTCGGATGCCGAGCATAAAGCGTTACTGGAAATCCTTGATCGGCCTACTCCGCGGCCGACAGTTTCGAGTCGATCAACCTCATTTGGGTTTGCCCAGACCAAGCCGGATACCGACGAACCGGCAGTGACTTTCACAGCCATCGCAGCGGCAATTGATCTGCTCGACAAGACCGATGCCCTTGATCGCTCGTCAGAGCGTGAAACCACAGACCGGCACGTATTAAGCGGGCTCTCTCCCAGCCCTACCGTTGCCTCAAGCGCCTGGAGTTCTAGCAGCGCGCATGACGAGCCTACGCGATCTGCTGGCGGTGTTGAGTACAGCTTTGGCGATTCTAGTACCAGCTACACCATCGATTGATAACCAGATTGATAGATAGATAGAAAGGTAGATAGCTATGTTCCTATTTCCTCATTCTGCTTGGGGTGTCCCGCTTTATGGCCAGCTAGCACTTTATGCGTGGGTCAGCTGGTGGCAAACCGTCACTAACCCAAATGCCTGGTTGCCCGCGGAGACGAACGATCATGACTAAGCGCTTCACCAGTTATGACATTCGCCGTTGCGTTGAGCTGCTCGATGAAAACCAAGAGCCTTTTGTCGAGCCGCTGGCGCTCTATGCCGACGACAAAACGGTGCTCGCCGACCCGCATCTGCTGGATGGATACCTCTCAACCTTCTGGACGCTGTACGGCGTGGATGAAGAGGGTATTGCGCAGGCCTTCTTCGACGGCACCGAGGACGATGTGCGAGACCTGTATCAGATGATCACCGGCATCGATCTCAACGACCACTACCACAAAGGCTATGACCTCAACGGCCTGCCCGCTGTGCTTCCGGAGGATAGCTGCGAGCAGAGAGTGACCTTCGCGGCAGTTGTAACGGTGAAATCCACCCCTTGATAGATCGCTTACTAGAAAGAGCGATAGATAGATAGAAAGACAGCAAGAAAGCCAGATAAGGGCGTGCTTCTCACAATGAATGCACGCCCTTATGGCTCGATGGACACTGAATCATCGAAAAGAACAAGGAATAAACCATGAAATTCGACACCCTGAAATATGGAACCTACGTCCTGCCACATGACCCGGCTAAGAGCCGCGAAGTCATGTTCCGGCTCAAGATCGTTGATCTGATGGAATCCTCGCCGGACAAGACCCTTGAGGCTGCCGACCAAGACTATGCGCGAGAGATCGCCAACGAATACGAAGGCATGAGCGTCTTGATTGGTGATGACCTGATCGTATCCGCCTGCAAAGGGCAAATCATGGCCGTCCGGAAAGCTTATGCGGTCGTTCACTGAGCGCCAGATTTCCCCGTAGGCGAGCACGCAAAATCAACTCACGAACACAACAGGAGGAACCGCAATGTTCGATGAAGAAGTTTATGGATACAGCCGCAAGCAGGCGATCGAAGATGGTGTTTTGTTAGATCTCTCTCACATTGCTGGCTACATCGGCTTCAACATGCCTTTGGCTGTAACGCCATCCGTTTGGAGCGAGTTTATCGACGGCGTGAAGCCTGGCTTTGCCGCATACGACCCGCAACTGAGCGAGAGCGAGAAGAACCGCAACATGATTTGCTTGGCCATCGCCTTGCGCAACGGCATCGTCGAATCGAAAAAGACTGCAACCGGTGATGAGACCACGCTGTATTACCGTCTCGAGCGCGAAGAGAACGGCGATTATAAGGTGCATGTCGGCCGCACCTGGGAATGGGTCGAGCAGCAAAAGCTGGCCGGCACCGTGCTGAAAATGGTGTGTGGCCCGGGCGATAACCTCGAGCCTGTTTTGACTGTTATGGACCACACAGAGGATTGAGCCATGACCGTAAAGATGATGACCGATGATGAATTTTTGGCCAACTTCCGGCCGGCGCTGCGTGACGACGGCACGCTCCGCGAGATTCACCCTGCCTCTGACGACTATGAGGCTGCGCTGCGCGAGAACCGGCTTTGGACGCTGCTCGACAACGACGGCAACATGATCATCACGCCTGGTCTGCATTGGGTAAACCGGATGCAATACGTCATGACCGAAGTGCCGCACACCGCCGAGACGCCGGACGTGCTCTGGCACAACGACAGCGACGAATCGTGGTTCATCAACCACTACCATTGCCCGAGCTGCGGCCACAAATGGCAGGACGAATGGAGCTGCCAGGTGGATGACGATTGCCCGAGCTGCGGCGCACGCCACATTTCGCCGCACACGTCCGAAGAATCCGAATCGCGCCAGATCGAGGACTGACCATGAAGCTGCTGAGAGAGAAGAAGGTTCGGCTCGGCAGCTTGGTTCCCCACTATGACGGGCGACCAGGCACCGAGCAGGTTTTCGAGATCGAGGAAGCCGACGTTGGCGTGACCCGAGCTCACTATCAAGGCTTCCGGCACAGTGATTACAAGTTCACGCGCTCGGACGTTGGCCGGCAGATCATGCGCCAGCGTGACGAATCAGGCTGGACGTGCTGGTTCTTCATGCTCAACCCGATCAAGCCAGTGACGGTCTACATGAGCGACGGCGGCCGCTCTCACATTTGGGGAGAGGGCAGTGACGATCAGCTGTACGAGCTGGGCAATCTGCACGGTTATGAAGTGACCGGCCAGCCCGCGACTGAGGTGGTAGTGGGGGTGCATGAATGAGCACTTGGCATCAACAGCAAAATCAGTCATCGCTGAATGACTTATGGGTGCCGCATCCCTACAAGTGGAAGTGCGTCTCGGATAAGCCTGGCCGGATGGCGAGCTCAATACTGTTCGAGGACGAAATGCAGGCCAAGCGGTACTCAGATCGAACTGGCGATCGAATTGTGCCGCCTGCAGATCGGCGTCGAATTGTGCGCAGCACACGCACAGGCAGCTTGATTTGTCGCTGCGGCAAGGGTTACGCCAGTGAGTACGACGGCTACTGCACATCATGTCGGGAGAAGCGCAAATGAGGCTCGTATTGCATACCCGCTGTTGCGATCTGCCTACGCGGTGGTGGGCTATCGAGGCGCTCGACAGCATGACGGACAACGCCAGAGGCATATCGGCCAAGACCTTCTTCCGGAAGGTGTCGCTAAAGATGGTCTCTTCCATGCTCGGGTACGCATTCGGCCGGCACGCAAAAGGCCTTCACCTGCTGCAAGACCGGTGCGTGACCTATCACAAGGGCAAGTTTATGGGTGTGCCGTGCTACTTCATGGTCTGGAGTGGCATCGAGCATATCTTCATGACCAAACAAGATTCAGAGGAATTACTGCGCAATGATCACAAACCAAGAATTTCCAGCCGTCGCGCGGCAGGCCAAAGAGCAGCTCGATCTGTTCATTCGCAACAACGGTGAGGCGGGCGCGCTGGCCATGCTACCGATGCTCAAGGCGATCGCGCAGCTGGTTGAATTCAAGACTGATGGCGACGTGAAGGTAATGGTCAGTCTCCACAACAAACAGGGGTATGAAACATGGTGACGTGCATGAACCCCGAGTTCCGCCAAACACTGCCAAAGCCGGCAGATGATCTGGTACTGCTCACGCCGGACACGCGGCTTTATCCTCATTTGCGGTATCACGACCCTGCCACTGGCGAGTATTACCTGGTACCCAACATTTGGTACAACCGACCGCTCGCCATCCAGCTGGAAATCGTGGAGCTAGATTACCAGCGCATCGGCGCCAGAATTGCTGCATACCGCAAGGCTGGCAAACCCTATATGGCCGAAGCAATGGAGGGCACCCAGCGCGCGGTTTTAAAGTACATCGAAGAGCTAAAAGCCCAAATTGCAGCGCGGGCGGAAGCGAAGGGCGAGGCTTTGGGGCAAGAAAAAGCGCCTGACCTCTCCCACAGGTCATGACTGATGATTCGTCCTGTCGATAGCGACAACACATCAAAACGAACCGACAAGGAATGAAATCATGAGTCAAGAAATCAACCAAGCTACCTCTGCCGATCTGGACGCTCTGCTGCAAGGTCTGGATGAATCATCAGTTACCGCTGCAGCCGGCGAAAACCAAATCGTTTCTGATGCCGAGCTCGATGCGCTGATCGGCAGTCTTGAACCAACAGCGCTGAGCGCCAGTGACGAGCGTGAAGTCGAAGTTGAGCCGGAAGCCGAAGCGGTTGCTGCGTCAGTCTCCATCGAAGATGAAGAGGCGGTGATCAATTCGATTGAGGCTCGGGAAAAAATCTACGCCGAGCAAGAGTCGGCCGCTCCGGATGAAGAGAAGGCCTCTGCCACACCATCCGAGAAAGCCAGCACTCGCAGCCGCGCTGCCGGTAAGAAGGCAAGTGCAAACGAAGAAGCGCCAAAAGCGACAGCGGGTAAGGGTCGGGCTGCGCGTGAAGTCGCTGCCACTGTCGAGCTCAGTGCTGGCGAGGGACCAACTGAAACTGCAGCGATCATCGATCAACTCGCGGTCAAGGTGAAAGAGAAGGCTAAGAACCTCTTTGCTTACCTGCAAGACGATGTGGCTATCTCGGTTTATACCAAGATTGCGCTGGATAAGTTGGTTGCAACCGGCGAATGCGATTCAAGCGTTATCCGTTCCGCAATGGAAGCTGCAGGCTATAAGTCAGGCACAATCAACTCTCAGACTGGTCAGATTATGCAGTTATTCCCTGCAATGAAAATCGCTGAGCGTTCCGGTCGTAGTGGTTTGCGTCTGCTCGAAAACTCAACCATCGTAGCGAAATACAAGAAAGAAACCGCGTAATGCCTGAAACAAGGAAGGCTGGAGATAGATAGCTCCAGCCTATCTTTTTAGCCTTCTTTCTATCTATCCATTTATCTATCTATCTTTCTTTCTGCCTTTCTATTTATTCAGGTTTTTCCTAGTGCCAAGGGCATAAATTGGGGCTTGTTAATCAGTCCGCGCTGACTTATTATTTGCCGCGAATTGAGTTGCACAATACACGCATCGAGTTTCACGCGAAGTAACCAGTCATGAATGAAAACGCGCATTTGGTTGATCTCAGCATCGCAGTTGGCGATCACCCCGTAACACTGCAAGTAGCCGGCGATCTCTTTGCCATTTGCGAGTCGGTTAGTGATTTGTTTGTCACACGGTACCGCAACGAAGATGGCGGGCTGAGCAAGATCGAAATGAATGACCTACCGGACGATTTGTTCGTTCAGTCGGATGACCAAGCGATCTTTTGGCTGATCAAACAGATCGAGCTGCCAGCGGATTGCTCCGTTGGCTTATCGACCGGTGCGGAGGCGATGACCATGAAGCTGCACATTCAGCTAAAGCCTGCGGTTAGTGATCGAGAAGAGCCGGAGATCGAGATCGGTCTGTATGAGCTCACGCCTTTCATGAACCACAAAGAGAAGCGCTACGAGTATCAGACTTCCGAGTGGTACTTCGGCTCAGTAAAAGAATTTGACCCGCGCCCAAAAGAGGCCGAGTCATTTGGCGAAATTCGGAACTTCCGTTTCTCGTCTCAATCGGCAGTAACCGATACAGGTTACGCCACCTGGTAAACCTCAAAAGGAATAAAAATGTCTACCTTCACACCTGATCAAATCATGAAACAGCAAAAAAGCGTATCGCGCGCCTTGCATCACGTTCCCGATCTCATGAACGCCAATATGAGTGCGGCTTTCGGTTCGTTATTCCTGGCGATTCGTGAGCAAAACCAAAAGGCGGATATGATCGAAGGCTTGAAAGCGAAAGCAAATGAGCTGCCGGAAGCGATCGCCAAAGGTTTCTTGGGCGCAATGAACAAGGCCACGTATGGAGACATGCTTGGCTCGGTCACAATGTACGCACGTCTGACCCTTGCAAATAGTTCGCTGGCCACCGAATACGACCCCATCCTCGCTGTCGAAGATGAATTCAAGGCTGAATGTGACAAGCTGCTAATCAACGCCCGCAAGAACATCGACCCTGAAAACAAGCAGGCAATTGATGAATTGGCTGAGCTGGCGGAAATCTTGAGCGAAATCCAGAAATGGATTGCTGGCCCAAAACTGAGCATCCTGTCTTGCGCGATGACCGGCATCACCATTACTGATGAAACTCAGGTGCTAGAGCAGTACGGTATTAGCGCTGAGTATGCCGACGCACCGACGCCGTGCATTGGCCTGATGAATATGTTTGAAGCGCATCTGGCCACTTTCCGCGACGCCTGCATTGCTCAGACGACCTCAGAAGGCAAAATTGACAAGAACGCCTTTGTTGATCAAATGGCTGCGGTAACGCGCGAATGGTCGGAAAAGGTGGCTGATTTGCTGAATGACACAAATCGCATCGGAATCGTTGAACAGCGCGGTGTGGAGTCGGCAGAGCGTATTGCCGAAGATCTGCTTAATCGCGTGAGTAAATCCGCGTCCGAAGCATAAGCGATAGCGCCAGAGATACCCGCAGCAATGTGGGTATTTTTAGCGCCAGAAAATCCCAAGGCCAGCTCAAACTCACCAATCACGCACCAGTAGGCGAGCGTGACAATTACTCCATCGAAACGAAGGAGTGACGCCATGAAAATCACCTTAATCAGAGCAGAAGGGCAGGGCGCCCCAACCAAGCCGGCTGAGTTCAATACTTTTGGCCACGCCGATGAGCTACTTTCCAGCTGGAGCCGTACCGCACCCGAGCACGGCGGCTACGACAAGTGCGATTTTAAGATCGTGCATGAGCAGGCTGGCTTCACAGAGGCCGAGCCCTATGTTGGTCGGTACGACCTGAAAAACTGGCGTGTCCATAAGCCCAATTTGAAGGCTCATGTGCTCGACTGGCTGGGCTTCTGCAGTGGCCGCGAAGATCTCCGACCGGCGAAGTTCGCAACACAGGAAGAATACCTGCAGACCCTCGACCGGATGTTGGTTACGCCGGATATGCGCGAGCAGTGCTGGCAGGCATATCAGGTCATCGCCCGGGAGGTGTGAGTATGGGGTTGCATCTGACTGGCCGAGACCCTGCTGAAATGGAGCGCAGAAGGAAACCACTGAATGAGTTTGGCGGTGACTTTCTGCCTCCAAGCAAGCGCTACATCGAGGTGGAAAATCCAGAAGTTCAACCTTGGACCTACACCTCACACGCTTATAACCGGTGGCGATTCTGGTACGACAGCTGGCAAAGCTACGTCGATTTCTCAAGCATGATGAGGGCGAAAGCGAAATATGGCATCTGAAAACAAAATAGCCTGGCGCACCATCGGCGTGACAGGCCTCAAGCGATTCATGACCCAGCAGCAATACGAGGCGCAGTCGCCGTCAATCAAGCGCTGGTACGAGCCATTCCAATGCGCACACTGCCAAGAGGACGCCTGGCGCAATGCGGTTGACGAGCAGCTGGTGACAATTGGTGCAACAGCCGACTCGTTCAGCTCGCCGCGTGAGGCCGTGTCTCAATTGCTGGACTGGCATTTACAGGTAGAGCGTGACCCGAAGGTGAGCGACCTTGCTGCCGATGCAATGCGCTGGCGAGCGCTAATTGGTCACACCACCGGTACCGCCCGCAGTCCAAAGCTGGCCAGCCTAATCTGCCGGCTTCTGGATGGATTTGAGTGTGGCGCCACTGAGGAAGAGCTGATCGGCCTGGTCGATGCGGGAATCCAGCAGATCGAGCAAGAGCGCCTGAATATGCCAGATCAAGTGCAGCAAAATAATTCTGTCGAGAGCGCTAGAAAGCCTCAAATGCGTTGAATAGGAGAGAAAAATGGGAACTCGATACGAGCAATCTTTGAAAATCCTTATCGAATCTGGTTTGAATGAAGAGAAGGCGATACATGCACTAAATCGAATCGGTATCGGCAGCAAAGGTTTGAGCTACCAAGACTACTTTGATGCCGCTCGAACTGTCGCGGCCAAAGACCAGAATATCAGCATCGATGAAATTGCCGCGATCATGGGTACCACAGTCAGACGCGCCAAAAAGAAAGAAAAGCAATTCATCTTCCTAGCTGGCGAGTACCTGTGGAAAGTGGCACCAAATGGCAAAGAGATTATTGAACATCTGCTGAGCATCCTCAAAAAGCCTCGAGCTGATTTTTTCAAAAGGCATTGGATTTCTTCGTTGCCCTACCCCAAAAATAATCGGCTGACTAAGTTACGGACGATTTTTGAATATCTGGATGCCGGTCTGTTTTCGCACGACCTGATGCTCGATTTCGCGGAACAAATAAGGTGTGACGGTTTTGATGGTGAAGAAGAATGGCCAATCGAGAAACATGAAGGGAGCGCCTGGCATTACTTGGATAGCATGAACAGCTCGATACGCGATCATCTGCTCAAAGGTGCTGTTCTTTCTGCCGATGAAGCCGCCTTTGCTCACAATCGCTATACCTTTGAGGCAAAGGTCATCGACTTTATGGCGAGCGGTCTCGTTCAAAGCTCTTGGCACGATGACAAGCTGACTGAGAGCTTCCGCCAGTACATGATCGATTTTTATGAAAAATGCCAATATGAGCTGCCAGAAGAGGAGCTCCGAGCCCTATCTCAACGCTGCTACGCCACCCTGATCGACCTCAAAGAGCGAATGGCTAGATTCCTTTGCCATTACAAAGCCGGTGGCACGAAGGTTATGGAAACGCTGATTGAACTTGGTCTATGCGACGCTGATTTGCTGCCGCGATATGGCAATCCGCAAACGTCTCTGTTTACCAATTTGAAAAAAGAAGGCGCACTCGCACGACTCGCCGATGTTTTCACAGCCGGACTCATTGACCGCGAAAACATGATCAAAATGGCCATCGCCGAAGAATGCAGTGAGCATGTGAGTATCGAGCGACCTCTGGATTGCGCCGCACTTGTTTTTAGAGCGCATTACTGGGCGAACTATAGCGACTGGGAGATTCAGAAGCCGCTGAACTGGCCTGAGCCGCTCAATACACCTAAGTCGGAAATGATCAAGCTCGCCCTCGAGTTGGAAGGAGAAGATCGCACCATTTCCGAGCTGCTATCTCGCACCGGATTGCATCAGTGGGCGCTGACGCTTTACTGCGCCGAGCCCGAGTTCCTCGAAAAGCAATCACCGGAAAACTTTAAGCTGGCTGCTTTGGTCAAGGAAATCCTGAGCGAGCATTGGAAAATGGATGACTGTGAAATCGCCGACAAGCTGGCAGCACTGATGTACTACCGATAAGGATTCAACAATGAACCGCGAAACACTCATACAAGAGCAAAACGAAAAACTGGCCGAAAAGGTCGAGATGATCATCGAAATCCTGCGCCAGCGCATCATCGAACCGGTCGCCATTCGCTACGGCGAGAATGTCAACATCGAGATCGCGCCCAATCACGACGACCGTGTTGTAGTCGGCCGGAAAGATTGGGGCTCAACCTGCGTGAATTACACCAGTGAAGGCGTGATCACCGACCTGGTTGATGCCAATGGCGACATCATCGACTCGATGACGGCTTTTGCCGAAGATCTGCAGCTAGCTGAATAACCTTAAATCTCGTATGACTTTAGGTAGACCGATATGGCCGCTTCTACAAACGATCACATCACCTTCAAATCCTACTTTGACGCGGCTCGCGCTGTCGCGGCGAAAGACTCTGAAATTAGCATCGAAGAAATCGCTAAGCTTTTGGGTACGACAAAGGGGAGAGCTCAAAAGCTAGAAAAACAATTCACGACCCTTGCTAACGAGTATCTTTGGAAAGTGGCGCCCAACGGAAAAGCCATCGTGCAGCACTTGAGCGCCAGTATCAAAAATGGCTCCAGCCCTTTCAATAATCCGCACTCGGTCGCCCCTTTTTACCCCAGCCATTACAGAAGGCTCGGAAAGCTACGCATCATTTTTGACTATCTGAATGCGGGACTCTTTTCACCTGATGGCATGACTGACTTTGCTCAGCAGATGAAGATGGAAGGGTTTGCAGGCGAAACCGAATGGCCAATTAAGCAATCGCCGGGGAGTGCCTGGCATTACATTGAAACCACTCATAACTCGATGCGTGAGAACCTGCTCAAAGGCAATGTGCTGTCTGCCGAAGAGCTCGACTATGGCTGCATTGATTACGTCTTTGACGCCAAGATGGTTGATTTCATGGCCAGCGGCGCTGTCCAATCCAATTGGACAAATGCCCAGCTTTTCCAAGCATTCCGGCATTACATGGAGGTTTTCTTTGAGGATTGCCGGTATCAACTATCGGCAGAGCAGGCTGCGCTGTTTGACTATCGATGCCAAAAAACTCGCTATTCTCTCAAGCGAGCTATGGGTATCTACCTGTGCAATTACGCCGAAAACGGCATGTATGTAATGCAAAAGCTCGCTGAGCTTGGCATGTGTGACATGGGTTATCTCATAGAGACCGGCGATACGATCAGCTCGCTCTTCCCCGATCAAGCAAATGATGATCATACGGCCAGGCTAGTGAGTGCATTTGAGGCAGGACTCGTCAACCGTGATGCAATTGTTGCCTTGCTGACCAAAGTGCCTTATCAGCCCTACTCAAAAAGCCGACCGCTGAGCTGCGCGAATCATGTGTTTACCGCGCTCTATTGGGGTAATGCTTGCAAGTGGAAAGTGGCGGAAGAGCGCGCATGGCCTAATCCTCTGACGGCGCCCTATAAGGAAATCGTCTGTTCTGCAGCAGCTGTGCCTCAAGAAGAGCGCAAGATTAACCACTTGCTCAAGAGCGCAGGATTGTATCGCTGGGCGTTGGTGCTCTTTTACACACAGCCTCAACTGCTCAAGGAGCGATCGCCTGATAACTTCAAGTTGGCAAGTATCGTCACTAATCTCGCCAAAGAATGTTGGCAGCTTGAAGATGAGGCAATCGCAAACTCACTCATCGAGCTGCTTGCCTACTGCTAAACCTCAAAATAAAAGGGTGGAAAATCCACCCTTTATTATTTGGCTAAATTTTACGTCAGCTTATTTTTGCAATGGCAACTCAATCGTCTTGGTTGAACCGCTAGTGCCAGGGAAGTCCTCAAAGACGCTCTTCACCATATATGGCATCACTGGAGCGAGCTGGCTGCTAGAGCCTTTACTGATCGCCTTGCCTTCGTAGACCTTTCTCACCTTTCCATCGCCAGAATTCGCAATGTCCACAATGTCTAGGTTCAAGTAGCGGGTAAACACCGTGTCTGATGAGGTTCCGGTACCAACAACTCCGAAGGTCGGAGTGACATAGGTGCTCTCGTTATAGGTGGCAGTATTGCCGTACACGTTCACGGAACCGGTTGTGTAGGTGCTGCTAACCCCTGTCTGGCCAAAAATAGGATAGGTCGATACAACCTCTTGGCCATTATCGATTCCATACTGCATCAAGATGGCGTATTTGGCCTCTTTGTATGGAACCTCCGACATGCCGCGTGTTTGCAGCTGGTTTTTAATCAGCTTGGCGTATGACCGGAACTCGAGGCTTTCTTTTTGCTCATTGGAAGGGACAATCGTGTAAGTGACACCAGATAGCGATGAGTCCAGCTCGTGAAACACCGATACATTAGTGCGGACAAAAGTGCCGCAGCCGGTCAGGAGCGTAAATACCAGGGTTGCCAATAAACCACGCATGAGATTCTCCCAAATGGTAGATGATTAAGTGTGTATATGGGCAATATGGTAAGACCTAATTATTCATGCCTCCAAATATATCTGCATTCCAAGATTCAACCAGCGCTGTTTGCTGTAAAAGTGACGCAATCCTGCCGCAAATCAACGCTCGTATGTCGTATTCACAATGGTTTAATGCAAATAGGCTTTCGATTTCCGCCTATTCAAAATGCCAATAATTTCAAGCCTTCGCGAAGAAATGCAGCATCAATGCAGCAAAAAACACATGATCAGCCTGCTCCGGTAATTCATCCTCCCTCACATTCGTCATCCATCCAGACAAATCCGCACAATCGCACACAGAGCGCGCGGGCAAGCTCCGGACATATCACGACTCATCCGGACACACGAAAACGCAGCAGAGCGCAGGGAAACGTCATTCCCGCTAGACAGAGAGATAGAGCGATAGATAGATAGGAAGAGAAACAGACAGAGAGACAGGCCAAACCAGAAAACGCCATCCAATTCAGGCAGAATACTTCCACACAGACAGGCCTCATCCAGACTGAGGTACGCCATCCATTTTCACAAAGAGAACCTATCCATGCCCCTCATCGCCAAATCAACAGACCCAAACTCAACAGAAGAAATCACCATCACTTCCGACACACAGATTGATGCCTACGATCTGCAATACCCTAATTGCTATCTGCTCATCGGGGGAGTGTGGTACGTCATCCAAGTCACACCAGAGCTACTCGAACTGCTCTCTAAAATGGATTTACGACAAGGCAAATACACACCTCTAGCAACCACCTCATCTAACAAGCATCGCCCGTAAACACAGACACTCCGGATAGGGTAGAGACAGATCAGACAGGTACGAGAGAGAGTAGGGTTAGGTAGAGAGGGGTAAGTAGACGCGCAGGTAGGGTATAGGGGCGCAAGTAGTAGGACACGTAGGGGCTAAGGGTAGGACACAGGTAAGGAAGATAGATCAAGCGACAGGACGCAGAGGCGAAGGACAGGAGGCGGGGAGTGGGGCCGGCTCCCTCGGCTGTGCCTTTCCTCTCCCTACCTTGGCACGTCCTGCCCATCCTCACTCTGGTCACACCAGTCTCTCGCCGCGGGCTACTCCGGATTACCGCGCACGCGCCACTAGGCAGACATGAACATGAGTCCGTCAACAACACGGAGGAATGCCTCATGTCATCAACAGCCATCCAGAATGCCATCACTCGTGCCACTGAGATCTTGCGTGAGCGCATGGCCAAGGAATACCCGAGCCTGCACAAGCATGAAGAGCTGACCATCGAAGCGGAGTATGGCAAGGTCTATGCCCGCCTGGTGATGGTGCGTCGTGATCGTGAGACCGGCAATATCTACTCGCGTTCCGCTTGGGGGTTTGTGCGTTTGTCTGACCTGACCTTGTGGAAGGCAGCGTCTTGGAAGTCTCCGGCGAAGAATGCGTCGCGCGGACTGATTGGCGATCTGATGGACCAGACGCGCGTGCTGCAGTGGCAGTACAGCATCCACTAAAAGGCCTTTCCCGAGTCCCGGCCTGTGCGCGTGTATGGGTCGGAAGGGTATGACAGAGGCAGTTGGGAATGAGGCGCCTTGGAGTTGGGAAAATGGCAGTTTGACGCACTTCCGGAGTGCCTCATCCTCACTCTAGGCAAACCAGTCTCAAACCATTGATTTTCTTGAGTAATCCGGAGAGAGCCTAAAAGTTGGGAATTTTTCCTCACACCAATATTTAATATATCCACTGTAGTTAATATAAAAACTATTGGGACGAGCACTTTTTCCCAACTCTGACCTTCCCAACTTCCCAACCACTCAGCAGACGAGTTGCTCCACCCTCCGGATTACGAGCCGCAGGCAGTCCGCCACTTCCGGATTGGGAGTGAAAGCCTGGCCGCGGCCACCCACGGCTCAGGAACGAGCCATCCCCACTCTAGGCACGCCAGTCTCTCCGGTACTCGCCCTCGGGTATCCGGCCTGTCCCGCAGCCTGGTCATCCTCACTCTCGGCAGATCAGTCTCGCCGTGGTTGACCAAGGCTGACTGCGGGTGGCTCGGGGTGGCCAATATCAGCGCCCAGGCTGTCCGGAAATTTCGGGGCGGGCGGCCAATATAGGGTACCGGCGCGCGCAGTCCACTCCCAGGCAGGAGGTTGGCTTGGCCGTGGGATGCGCCGCGCGGGTCACTGGTCGAGGGAGAGGGCAGAGGTGGTTGTGTAGGGGTGCCGTGGTGCTCAATTTGGACCGCCTGCCCGAGAAATCCGCATAAACCCGATTTAAGCGATTTTCCCGTCTCAGATGAGTCGTGATATACCCGAGGGGTAGAAAATCGAAATTTGATGGGTTTCTGCGTCGGGAATCGCTATTGTCTTTTCAGCTCGGGGCAGCATAATCGGTTAGCGTGCTGCTGGCCGCGGGTGCAGGGCTGTATCAGAGTGCCATCTTGCGTGCGTAAATTTATGTGATAACATCACGTTATAACGTACTGAGGACACGAACATGCAAACCGCCACACTCGAAGAGCTCGGCCACCAAATCGTGAGCGGCGAAGCCGCAGCCTTCGCTACCACTAAAATCGCCGCCGTCGGCAACTCACTCTCGGCCATCGTCAGTGCGCCGGTGCGTAAACGCCTGCATCTGGAGCGCGGTGATGCGGTCGAGTGGCATGAGGTTGAAATCGAAGGCGAAACCTTCTTCCTGGTCCGCAAGCAGGTCGATCAAGGTGAGGCTCGGGTACTGCAAGGCGCCGACAATACGCCGATCATCAACTTTAATCTGCCCAGTATCGCGCAAGACGATTTTCTCGCCGGCCTGTCCCAACTCTCGGCTGACTACACGCTCGCTGACTTTGGCGGACCTGTAGGCGAGGAAGTGGTGATTTGATCAACCCCTGCGCGCCCCGCAATGGAGCGCGCATAATAACATCGTCATCAAGACGAGGAATACCGGAATGTCCCATTCATTCAATCCTGGCGATATTGTCGAGCTGCAACATCCTGATGCTGGTTCATTAGGCCGCGAAATGGACTACAAGAACGCGCGCAAAGTCCTGATTATTTCCATACCTGAATTCAAAGCGACCAACTATGCGATCGTTATTCCCATCACGACACGCAATAATGGTCCGCAAAAAACAGATATTCCACTCCCTGTCGGTATGCCAGTTTCCGGCTACATCGACCCGCTGCAAATCCGCACGATTGATATTGTGGCGCGCAATGGCGTGAAAGTGGCCACGCTTGGCAATTCTGTATTCAATGAGATCTCCCGCCGCGTCAAAATGCTGATCGCTTGAGTTCAATGGCCAGTGCTTTGCTGGCCAATCATCATCAGGCCACGGCACACCAAGGGACGGATTAAACACCCCGTGTATGTCCCAAAAGGGCTCTGGAACACTTCGCTTCATCAACAACACGCGAAGGAAATCCAACCATGAAAATCCTGTTATTAGGCTTGTTAAAGGCGCAAGCGAGCATTGTCCTCAAAGGCCTTGAAATCAAACCCCACAAAATCGACTGTTGCCCCTCGGATGACGGCGGGGACAAGATGATCGCCCGTAAAATCCGCGGCTCTGACCTCGTGCTGGCCACCCGCTTCATCGATCACAACGCCATCCATGTGGCACGCGAAGCCGGCGTCAAACTGCGTACCTTCACCGGTCTGACCGCACTGCGGGACGAGCTGCAACTCGCTTTAAGCGCCTGATCTCCACCACAAGGCACTTTGCACAATAAGGACTCCAAACAACGCAATCAGGAGTTCAGAACATGCGAGCCTCACTCGAGCAGATCAAGCACAATCCGGCATTAGCGCGCAGCGATTTCAATAACGCATACCTCGAGGCAGATACCGGCCTGACGCGCGCTTTCATCTACGTCACCGCCGACGGATTTTGCGTGGTGATCGAAGAGCCTTACCTGCCGGAAAACGAACCTGATGCGGCCGTCATTTCGGTCCACAACACCATGCACCAGGCCAAGTTCGGCCTGATCAGCTTGCTCGCACGCCGGTTCGCTCAGGACTAGGCGTATCTCGCCGGATTTGCCGGCGTTGCCTCACAGGCCACGGCACGCTGGAGGGCGTCGAATTAGCCCCGCTCCTGCGCCATAGGTGTCAGCTGAAAATCACTCCATCGACAACAGCGCAACAGCGCAAAACTGGAGTGAAATCAAATGACTGCAACCGCTATCGACTTCATCGACCACAAAAATCACACCTTCAAAACTCGCTTTGGCGAGATCATCCACTCATTAACCATGCAAGCATTCGATGACGACTTTATCCGCATCACCCACAGCGCAGTCGTTAAACACATCGACGGCCGCAGCAGCACCCAAAAACGCGAGCTGAAATTCAAATCACTGGCCAAAGCAAAGCAAGTGTTCGACACCGCAGCGCGCACCATCGTCAAACCTGAAATCGAACCGGCAGCGTAAGGACTGCACACGCAAGGCTCCGGCCTTGTTCCACGTAAAGCCACGGTATCCCGCGGCATGGCCTTTACGGTCTCTTGGCCTTTGGCCTTTTCTGGCTCATGGCCTTCACTTTCCCTCGGCCTGGCCACGGTACTCTCCGGCACTCCAGTTCCACGCCAATCTCCACCACGCCTACGCACACACACTGACGACTCGATCAACAACACACGCGAGTCAGCACCATGAGCGATCTGCAATACGCCACCACGTCCGCTTTCACCTTCGCCCGTCCGCACTACCAGCATGACGATGACGGGTATTACTTCGTGGGCCACGTCGTCTGCCAGCGCGGACACCTGCATGACGTGTATTGCACGCAAACCGAAGTCATCCTGCGCTACGGTGACAAGCCGGAAGAGAACCGCGCATTACCGCTGGAGGACTTCATGCACGCAAGCAAAGAGACAAGTCCGTACAGGGAAGCGCGGGTCGTCGTCGAGCGCACGCTTGCCATGCGCGAAACGCTGCGCGAGCTGTGTGAGACAGTCGAGCAGTACAGACAAGGGCTCGTCGCGCCCATCGAGCTTTACAGCAAGTTCTTTGCCCAGCAGTAACCAGAGGTAGGGAAGAGCGGCAGGTGTGCCGCTTTTTCTGCTGGACGAGCGTGCCGCGGGCAACCGTGGGAAGAGCAGGGCGGGTAAAGTGGCGAGTCTCCGGATTGCCGGACTCGGGCGCCCAAGGTTTAGGGATATGGGAGAGGGTCGTGCCGTGGCGTAGGGATAAGGCGAGTGCCTCAAAGGCGTGCCGGCGCACTCATTGACGTGCCGCAGAACAACCTATCGGATGATAGATTGTCCGGAAACATTATATTTTTCAATAGGTTATTAAAATACAATATATCGTTTTGCATAGCGTTTCGCTTGCTGCGCATGATGCAACACGCGACACGACGCGACAAGATGCAAGCGCGATTTGCCCAAGCGCGCGCCGGATTGACGCGCGTTATATACGCAAAACGCTACGCGCTGGACTAGCACGCGAAAAACGACGGAACAATCAATTTTTTTCCTTTGTTTTTCAGTGAGTTATCAACTTTTTTGCTTTTTCTTGCACGTTATTACTTGACGTTCATAACGTATCGCGTAGAATGCAACTCATCGAAGCGCAACACACAAAACAAAGCGCAACGATAGATAAGTCAGCAATGACTGTTTAACTAAATCAAATCACAAGGAATCGAAAAATGTCTAAATTTAACGCTAAAGAATTTCTGAATAACATTCTGTCTGCTGCTGAAACTAATCGCGTACAAAGCGCAGCAATCGCAGCGCAGCGCGCGGAATTGGAAAATCAAGACGTAGAAAACAAAGCAGAAGCAGACAGCACATTAAAACGCGCTGAGCAAAAGCTGATTGCACGCGCTCATCGTTGCGAATTACTCGCAAAATTCAGCGAGCAAGAGCTGCGCAAACTTGTTGCGCTTGGAATTGATTTAGAGCAAGTCGCAACAATCGGAGTTTATGAAATTGACAAAGCGGAACGGATTTTCCGCGCATTGCTGGACAATACGCAAATTGTCGCAGTAAGCGATTCTAAAAAGTCATTGACTGACGCTAACACAAGCATCGTTTTTGAATGGATGAAAGCAAAATCAATGCAATCAATCCAAAGCGTAACAATCAAACGCGAATTGCAGCACGCTACATTTAGACAAGCTAATGGAATTCGCAGCGTTTTAACTAAATGCGGAATCGCAACAATCAAGGAAAAAGAAAACGCGGAAAACTGGACAATTGCGCTAAATGTAGAAAGCAAAGCAACACAAAAATTGTGCGCAGCGTATGGAATTGAATTAGCAGCAAAAGCGGAATAATTAAGTAATTAAATAGAAAGCGCGGATAATTCCGCGCTTTTTCTTTTTGTGCGCTAGCGTAGCAGCAAGCGAAACAAGCAAGCGAGGCAATAGCGTTTTTAAGCGATTCTAGCGCGTTTTGCGGATTGAATAGCGTCAGATACTAGCACGACAGAGAAAACGCAATAGCGCGCGATTGTGCGTCAAATAGCGCGATATTCAAGCAAGCGAGCAAGCGAGAGAGCAAAAGCGAGAAAGCGAGCAAATCAGAATCGAAGCCCTAGAAAAACGCGGAGTGCTGGAATCCATTGCCGGCACAACCCCACGCCCCGAGCACTCTTCCCTCCCCTATACCCACGGACGACGCCATGAGGTCGCCCTCCCCTCGAGCAAATGTTTCGTTCATGCGTAGACAAAATCCTCGCAAGATGGCCTCGCGCGCCTCTCCGGTGTTACAGTGCTCGTCATAAAAAACCAGCGATAAGACAGGAAGGAAACCATGAAACATAAAGCCAACATCGTGGCTGCTTGCGCAGCCACTCTTTTGACTCTGATGACTGGATGCGGCGAGACAACGAAAGAGCCGCCAAAGCCGGTTAGCCCGAATGCCAAGTATTACACCGGGGTGAAACTTGAGCAGATCGATGTGTTTGATCTCAATGATTGCCAGCGTGCAATGTTGGCCGGAGAGCCAGGCATCAGCAAAGATCTTTCTGAGTACCTGTCAAAAGTAATCGGCGATAGACCGATCAAAGAATGGCAAGAAGAGCAGTACCAAATTTATGCCTGCAAAGATGAGGACAAAAAAATCACGGCCGACGGCATAGCAAGCGTGAAGAGCGAGAACTACAAGCGAGAGCATCAGCAAGAGCAAAGATCAGAGCCTAGCGTCGGAGATTGCGTGAGTCGCGGCATTGAGTATTTCAAAGAGAATGGTTCATATCCAGTGCTAAAAACAGAACCTAACGCTGGTCGATCAGCATATGAGGTGGCTGTTGAAAGATGCAATCGAACAACAACGGCCTTTTAAATTCGCATCCTAGATCAAGACTGGCGATATGTTTTTTATCAACAGTCTTGGTTTAATTGACGGTCTAATTTTGAAAATTGTCCAATAATTGCAGCTAAAAATTATCATGAGTAAAGAAGCCGTGGAACAAGAAAAACTCATTGACTTAATCAGTTTCGGACATGCCAATAAACAGATGCCAGCAGGCAAGCGATTCGCTTCGCAAATCGCTTTAGTTGCCGTAGGCAGCGTAAGGTGTGGCGCGGGCCATGAATACAACGAAGGGGTCAAGGCTTGTATAAAACACATGATTCGATTGCTCAGTTGGCAAGATAAAGTCTGTGGGATTCCGCTTTCTAAATACCTGTTTATCAACACCACACTCGACTTGCCATATGCAAGAGAGGTGTTACCCAACTCGATAGTAGCTACGGTGTTGAAGTATCAACACTCTCTTAATGATCGAGGGACAGGAATGGCAGAAATTGCCATTGCAGAGTTAATAAATGGCATCGAAACAGCGTGCTGCAGAGCATACCGCTCAAACTTTGAAACTTGGGACGATGTTGAATACCTCGACCCACACGAAATTGAAAATTTGAAAGGCTGATTCACCTCTACGGAGAAACGCCATGCTTTTCCAAAGCGAAGATCGTTGGTATCGAATTGAGATCGACCGTGACCTATTTGATCTAGTGGTCATTCGTCGTTGGGGCGGGCGCAAAAATAAAATTCACGGAGAGCGAAGCCAAGTTGTATCCTCCTTGGCAGAAGCAACTGCGCTCGCCAACACGTACTCGAAAAAGCGCCTCAAGCGCGGGTACGTCGAAATCAACACAAACGGAAGCGATCATGACAACCGACGTTAAACCAACCTTGCCCGAATCAGTCATCGTCACAATGGGGATTTACGGCGTGATGCCGACAGTGCGTATCGTGTCGATTGGCCAGGCATCCAAAGAGCAAAAAGCCGAAGCGCGCGAGGAAACTGAATACCTCATGCGCCACAACGAGCTGCGCTGGGCGTTCGAGCTCTACGACGACAAGATTGGCAAGTGCTGGGGTATCAATCCAATCGATGCCGGCTTGGTCGTTCGTCTGCTCGAAGGCGTGGTCGAGTGGACCCAAGATCTGAAAGTGCGCTTGCTCGGCGCTCCTTCTGAGCCGCAGACCAGTGAGATCTTCGGGGTGGCCGTGTCCGTGATGGAGGCCGCGGTGCAAAAGGCGCAAGAGGCTGGCGTCGCTATTCCGGCTCATAACCAGAAGAAGTACGTGTGGGAGTGGTGGCAAATCGTTGCGCTGGCCAGTGGCGTTTCGGAAGATCTGGCGGAGCTCGGGCGCGCGACGATGCGCGAGGCGCTGCAGCACGACTGGTCAGCGGGGCTCAAGGCGAAATTCGGCCCCGAGGCATCGGCGGATATGCTGCAGCTAGCGCATGACAATCCGGAGCTCGCAAAAAAGACCTGGCGCGAGGCACTTGAGCGAGACGGGGATTAACCGGGGCGTTATCATTCCGGCATCATCATCCCTTCTGAGGTTAGATTCGATGCTGAGAGCATTGCCCATTGCCCTAACTGCTATTCTGATCGCCGGCTGCGCTTCAAAGCCGGCCGATTTCAAAGACAGCGACTTCAACATCAAAACCGTCACGATTAAAGCGCCAATCGATGAGGTTCTCGAAAACTTCTACCAAAACGGACGCAAGTGTGAAGCTGGCGTTGCCCAATGTTTTCAGCGTGGTCAGAAGGCCACATGCGATATTTACGCTCCCGCTTTTGGTGGCGGGCCTAGCCATTGGGTTATTGGCATTATCGAGCTGCGAGGTTCGGAAAACGAGACGACCGCGGACGTGAAAGCTCATAAGGTTCATGATCGGCCTAACAATTATCGGGAGCGTTGGTCTCAGATGCTTGAGAAAAAGCTAGATCAGTGCTCGTAGTCAAAATGCCCGCTTTAACCGCGGGCATTTGTCTATCTGATCAGCGCAAGCTGTAAAAATCGGCGGGCAAAAAAAATACCCGCCTTGCAGCGGGTAACGAGAGAATCTCATATCAAAAGGAAGCCGAAAATGTCTAGTAAACGGCTTACGCTGCTGATTTTATGAGCCCAAGACCGAGATAGTCAAATTCGCCCCCTGCCGCCAGCACCCCTTCCGCGAAGCCTGGCGTATTCCGGATGTGGTACTGGCGAGTCATCGCATGGTCGTACAGATGGTTGTTGTGATGATCGTCGAAATCCACGACCAGACACACGTTTGGCATGTCCTTCTTCGCTCGCAGTCCGCGCCCGATACGCTGGCGAAGGGCAACTTCCGCCTTCCCGCCACCAGCCAGAATCACCATCCCGACGGCCGGCACGTCCACACCCACATCCAGAATCGTTGAGCCGATCAGCACTTGGGTTTCGCCCGACTTGAGCTTGCCGAGCTCACGCTCGCGCTCTTCCTGCGAGCTGTCGCCGAAAATGTAGCTCGACCGGATACCGAGCTTTTTCAGGGTGTCATCGAGCAGCGCGCCATGCACCTTTGCCTGTACCAGAATCATCACCGGCAGTCCGATTGATGCAGCCTTGTACGCCTCACGGATGATGGCCTTGTTCCGGTGAGGATTTTCAGTCACGCCCATCTTGTAGGCCTTCTGCCAGGCCGTCGTGCGATTGAGCCCCTTTGGCTTTTCTAGCAACCGGATAAACTTGAAGTAGGGGCGGGCAAGGATGCCACGATCGATCAGCAGCTTCTCGGAGACCTTGATAAACACCTGACCGGACACAGCCATCAGGCGCATGTTCGCTTCCTCGTCGCCCTTCATGAACGGGGTGGCGGTCAGCGCGAGCCGGTAGTGCGCATTGGTGCAGTGCTGGCAGATCTCGTAGTAGCTGTTGCCGGACGCTTCGTGCGCTTCCTCCAGCACCACGAACTCGAAGCGCGAGAGAATCTGGATGGTTGCCTCACGCCGACGGCGCTGTGCTTCTTCCTTGGCTGGAATGCTGGCGATGATTTCTTCGGACTGGCGCTTTGCTTGCTCAATGTACTTGGCGGCAGCTTCCGCGGTCATTTTCCGCGCCTTCTCCGCGGCCTTGTTCAGCACTTCGTTTGCGCGCCGACGCTCACGCGCGCCAATCTCAGCCGGCATTTCCAGTCTGGAAGCGAGCGTTTGAATCATGGCAACAGTGAACTTGGTCAGCCGGCGCCCTTTGGTACCGTCAGTCTTGGCGTACTCGATGCCAAACTCGCCATCGCCCAGAACAGCGACTTCCTCTTTAAAGGTATCCTCAAAGTTCTTCTTCATCTGGTACATCAGCACCGAACGAGTTGTCAGGAAGAGGGTGGGGCGATTGATGCGGGCGTAGGCCAGCCGGCAGATGCGTGATTTACCGCCACCGGTTGCGATCTGCGCAATGCCCCGACCGTGCTTGAGCAGGCGGTGGATGGTCTCTGGCTGGTAGTCGTAGCGCTCGTCGCTGTTACCGATGCCGTCGGCGTTCCAAAAGTCCTCCGGCCCGAGCGGCTCAGGAAGTGGCTTCGCGCGAACGGCGCAGTTGATGCCCAGCTTGGTCAGCGAATCGCGCACCATATTGACGAATCCGGCAGGAAACGTCTGATCGCGCATAGAGAAAAACGAGCTGCGGCCGTCCCAGGCGTGGCTTTTGACCGCCTTGCTGTGCTCGGCGCCCGAAACCGCGTAGCTCATGAGCTTGGCGACGTACAGCTGAACCTCTCGGTTTTCACACAGCAACTTTGCGGTGATTGCGTTGTGTACGATTTGGACAGTTGGTTGATTCATATTGCCTTTGGCGCTTATGATAAGTCATCGATGACTAACATTTTAGCAGGACGGATAAGGGAATGACTGGACAATCAAAAGCTGACCCGCGATCTCTAAAACCTAACCCTTGGAACTCGAATCGAGTTTCACCGGATAACGAGGCAAAACTGGATGCGAGTATTCAGCGCCGAGGCATGTTTAAGCCAATTATCGTGCGCGAAATACCCTCAAATGAAGGTTTAACTCTGGAAATTTTGGGTGGCCAACATCGATGTGAATCAGCCATCCGAATTGGCCTGGCAGAAGTGCCGATTTTCAACTTGGGCCCAATTAGCGATGAAGAGGCCAAAGAAATTGGCCTGCTGGATAACGCGCGCTACGGCGCCGACGATATTGACGCGCTGAATGCGGTCATTGCCAGTCTGAATATTGATCTTCCAGAGCTCACCAGCTTCATGCCGATTAGTGACCGCGAACTCAATGATCTGTTTGCAGCGACCAGCATTGATCTGGATGCCTTGGAAATTCCTGATTTTTCAGCGCCAGAAGAGCTGACGCCAGAAGCACCGGTGGTTGAGCCGCTGAGCGAAAAGGTCAAAACCCACGAAATCCTCCGCTTCAAAGTGCCGGTGGCAGACGCCATCCGTATCCGCGAGCTGATTGAAAACGTCCGCGAGCAACAAGGCTTTACCGAAGAGGATGCGCTGACTAATGCCGGCTACGCTCTCGCTCACATTCTCTTCACCGCTAAGTAAGTCACAGGTGACATAATGGAACACATCAAGCGCGAACTTCATAACAACTTCCCAATCGAGAAGCTGGTTCCCTATGATCGGAACCCCAAGAATCACCCACCGAGCCAGATCAAGGCGCTCGCGGCCAACATGAAGCGAGGCTGGGCCGGACCGCCCATCATCGTCGATGAAAACTTCGTCATCATGGCCGGTCATGGTCGCCGACTGGCTGCGCTGGAACTAGAGCTCAAATCGGTACCGGTACTGGTTGTCACCGGCATGTCGGAAGAGGACAAGCGCCTGTTCCGCATCAACGACAACCGCATGGGCGAGCTGGGCGAAACCAACTTCGACTTCCTGACCGCCGAGCTGCGTGATCTGTCTTTCGATGTTTCCGAGCTGGCCGAGCTGACCGCAATCGACACCGGCGAGCTCGATAAGCTGCTGCGCGACTTCAAGATCGATGAAATCGACCTCAATGAAACGGTGGATAACTTACTTGCTGCAAGCACCTCGATTGCCACCTCGACGGCGGAAAAAATCGAGACCGTCGATGCCGAGAAGGTGAATATCGACAAGGTGCTGGGCTTCAAGCACGTCACCGTGGAAGAGCAACGTCGGCTGACTCGCTTCATGGCCATGATTGAGGGCGCTACCGGCAAGGAAGGCAAGGACGCATTCATGGACTTCGCCGGCCGCTATCTTGAAGGAGCCGCGGCATGAGCTGGAAACACACCATCACTCTGAACGTCGCCTTTGCCATGTCAGTTATGCGCACTGAGCGCGTGCGCCAGGTCGCAGAAATGTTTGGCGTTGGTTTGGACGACAAGCAGTTCACCATCTACGACAACCTGCAGTTCGAGATCGAGCAGGGCGACGTTTTCTACATCACAGGCGAATCCGGCTCCGGCAAATCCATCGCGCTGCGAGAAACTGCTCGCCAGCTGGCAACGGCCGGCTTGAAAGTCGGCTCGATTGGGTTGGCCTCAGATGGCGTTTTGAGTCAGCTTTTCGACCCGAATCTGCCGCTGGTGGACCAGCTGGCGCCCAATGGTGACATGCAAGAAGCCATCCGGCTGCTGTCTCTTGGCGGTATCAATGACGCAAACCTCGTCATCCGGCGCCCGGGCGAACTGTCGGATGGCCAGAAATACCGTCTATTGCTTGCCTATATGCTGAGCAGCGATGCCGATGTATGGGTTGCCGACGAGTTCGGCGCCGTGCTCGACCGGAACACCGCAAAGGCAATCTCGTACCAACTGCAGCAGGCTGCACGCCGCGCCGGCAAGACTCTGATCGTCGCCACCACGCACGGCGATCTGGTCGAAGATCTCAACCCGTCCCTGATTCTGGAGAAGTATTACGGGGAGAAAGTCGAGATCGTCCGGAATGACGCAGAAACGCGCTCAGAACGCGCGGGAGAGTGAAGGATGAGTCTTATCCTATCCGACACTGCAAACGCGCGTCTGATGCGCTTGCAGCCCGCTTCCCGCACGTTCTCATTGCTGCGCGATATGTACGTGGAGCGTGGAACGATTGATGACTGGCATCAGCTACACGCCCTGCACTACAAGACCGAAAGCAACAGCATGTTCGGCGCCCACTACTGGCGCTGCGTGCTGGCCGGCAAAACCATCGGTGTTGTGGTGTTCACTCGCCCGCGTCTGCTCGACAAGAACCGCCACCGCGTTCTGCCAGGCATCAAGCCAGGCGCAGACAGCACGTTGCTCAACACCATGCGCGGCAAGGTCATCAATCGGGAGTTCGCGCTTGCCGCCCGCGTGGTCAACGACACGCAGTTCCGCGGCGTCGGGCTGGCGTACCGGATGCTGAACCTGTCGATGCGTCTGGAAGGCCTGCGCCTGTACGAGATCAGCAGCTCGATGAGCAAGGTCAACCCGTTCGCCGAGCGGGCAGGCTTTCGCTTCGCCAAGCCGGAGCCCAGCACCAAGTACGAGATCGGGCTCAAGTTCCTGCGCGGGCTGTTCGAGTCCGACCCTGTTGACCACGAAGCGATCATGAACGAGCTCAATGCCATGCCGGAAGTGATGCGTCAGAGCGTGCTGCGCCGCATGAAGCAGTGGTACTACAAGGAGAGCGCCAAAGAAAAGACGGGCGGAAACTTGAAGAACGGTACTTCGCGCGTTGAGGCGATGGAGGCCGCTCACTTGCTCAAGGAAATGCAGCAGTTGATTTTCGGGGCGCCAGCCTGGGGCTTCTACTTCAACCCCGATGTGGGGCTTGTACTGCCCGACCGGCTTCCGCTGACCGCATTCGACCGGCAGGGCGTGCATGAGCCGCTCAATCTGGAGGGACTGGCATGAAGAAGGTCAAACAGTTCGCCGGTACCGTAAAGCAGATGGAGGTGTTGGCAAGGCTCTGTCATGAGAATGAGGCGTGCAAGGCCATCCGGACGAATGAGCTGCGCTTGATGCTCAGCTACGCGCCGACACCGCGTGCGCTGCGCTGCACTCTGACATATCTGCAGCAGTACGGTCTTGCCGCCTGTGAAGTGATCGTCGAAGAGGGTAAGGAGCGACACCTCTGGAAGCCAACGCTTGAAGCCTTCCGCATCTTGGCTGCGAGCCGGCGAGGGGCGCTTAATTTCGTTGCAAAGCCTACCGCGGAGAAGTAATCCGGAGAGGTTGAGTTGGGAAAATCTTGACGCTCCAATAGATATTATCTTTCTATCTATCTGTAGTTAATAAATATTGGAAAGCATAAAAATTCCCAACTTCTACCTATCCACGATCTACTCCGGATTAGATAGTAAGTCACTGTTGACTTATGTTATTAAAACGCCGTAATATGAAACCAAGTCGTGCGTTTAGCGAGACTTGTTCGGTTCCTGTTTGTGCAAGGGGCGGCGGTAAAACGCTGCCCCTTTTTTTATTGACTTGAATTGGTATGACTAGCGAAACGAAAACACGTCTGACCGAGGCGGAAAAACAGAAAATCGCCGAGATGTACGAGATGGACGCCAGCATCGAGCAGATTGCCAAGGCATTTGATCGGCATCGCGGCACCATCGCCCGGGTGATCAAAGAGTTGGGTGCGGTTAAAGGGCGCGCAGCCCGCGAGCTGGCAGAGAAAGAGCGCGAAGAGCGCATGGCTCGGGAGCTAGCTCTGCGTGACGAAAAGCTCAAGCTGCAAGAGGACGCCAAAAAGCGCCATATCCAGACCGCTCAGCGCCTGTCCTACTTGCTCAATAGCATTTCTGCTCTGTCTGCAAAGAGCTTCGTCGAGAACCCTGCCGGCTTTTCGATGGATAGCCTCAAAGACACCATGATGACCATCAAGCTAGGTGTCGAGGCAATGAGCAAGTTGCGCACCGAAGAGTACATCTTGCTGGGCATCAAAGAAGAAGAGGGTGGCGCAGAGGAGTTGCCTGGCTTTGAGATTTCCGAGCTGTCGGCCAATGAGGTTGAGGAAATCCGCAACCAGCAGCGCGCAGCCATGTCGATGCCGGAAATTCAAGATTTGGAAGAGTTTGGTCTTGAGCCTGGCGTAGTCGAAGAGGTCGATGACGAGAGCGAGGTGGACGAGAGCGAGGTGCCGGAATGATCACTGTTCCGACGGCCAAAAAGCGGCAATCGCTCAAGCTTCATCGCGGCCAGATGCTCGTTTATCGGCATCCAGCGCGCTACAAGGTCGTGGTTGCAGGTCGGCGCTGGGGCAAAACACAGCTCTCAAAAATCTCGATCATCAAGTATGCGGCTAAGCCTAAGCAGCTGATCTGGTACGTGGCGCCTACCTACCGTATGGCTCGCCAGATCATGTGGCGCGAGCTTACCGACGCTATACCCCGCAAATTGATCAGACGTATGAATGAAACCATGATGATCATTCATCTGGTCAATGGGACGATTATCGAGCTCAAAGGTGCGGATAAACCAGACACCTTGCGAGGCGTTGGTCTGCATTTTGTGGTGCTGGACGAGTTTCAGGACATTAAGCCCGAGGTGTGGGAAACGGTGCTTCGCCCAACCCTTGCCTCTACGTTGGGTCATGCGCTGATCATCGGAACGCCAAAGGCCTACAACCATTTGCACAAGCTTTTCATGATGGGGCAGCGCGACGGCCGCACTTGGATGAGCTGGCAGTTCCCTACGCTCATGTCGCCCTTTATTCCGCCCGAGGAAATTGAAGCGGCGAAGGCGGATATGGATGAAAAGACGTTCAACCAGGAGTTCAACGCGGCGTTCGAGACCATGAGCGGACGGGTGTACTACACCTTCGACCGGAACGTGCATGTCGGGAAGTACGACTTCAATCCGGCCTTGCCCATTTGGATTGGTCAGGACTTCAACATTGACCCAATGAGCGCAATCATCCTGCAGCCGCAACCAAACGGCGAGGTGTGGGCGGTCGATGAGTGCGTGCGGTTCAGCTCTAACACCGAAGATATGGGCGCCGAGTTAGAGCGGCGCTACTGGCGCTACCTGGGCAAGAACCAGATCACGCTTTACCCCGACCCAGCCGGTGCCAGCCGGCAGCATGGTCGTGGTGAGTCTGACCTCGACATCATGCGAGAGATCGGCTTCAAGCGTATTAAGTACCGCAAGAAGCACCCTCCAGTGGCAGATCGGGTCAATGCGGTCAATCGACTGCTTATGTCGGCATCCGGTCGGGTCATTCTGCGCATCGATGAGCGCTGCAAGCATCTGATTAAGGCATTTGAGCAGGTGCTCTACAAGAAAGGTTCGCGCGAAGTGGATAAGAGCGCCGGTATCGAGCACATTGCTGACGCGATTGGCTATCCAATTGAGCTCGAATTTCCGATGCGCCGTGTTCAAATTTTGGGCGTTTCTTTGTGATTGCATAAATAAGTCACAGGTGATTTAATATTGTTAAGGTTTAGGTGCAGATATGTCGTACTCACAAGAACAAATTTCAACCATCAGTAAAAGACGCCATCCGGAATACGCCAAGCTGATTAAGCATTGGGGTTTTCTGCGCGAAACCTATGAGGGTGGCCGCGAGTGGTTTAAGAAGCACATTTTCACTTACCACAAAGAGGGTAAGCACGAATTTCGGCAGCGTATTGCGCGTGCCTATCGCTTCAATCACACCAAGGAAGTTTCTGATCTGGTCAACAAGTACCTCTTCAAGAAATTACCTGAGCGCGCTACTGATGCGCCGGAGTTTGTGAAGGCCTTTTGGAAGAGCGTAAATGGCTCAGGCCTGGGTATCGACGAATTTATGCGCCAAGGCTCGCTGCTGAGCTCGATTGGTGGTCGCGTCGCCATTGTGGTGGATAGCCGAGTGGGTGCCGAAACACCAAAGCCCGCCAATTTGGCCGAGGAAAAGCAGCTTGGCAACACAGTGTATGCCTACTTTGTGAGTGTCGAGGATATTCTCGATTTCGCTTGGGACGAGGCCGGCGAGCTTAGCTGGGTGCTGCTCCGTGAGCATGGGCGTGATGATGCTGACCCCTTCACGTCGTCCGGCCTCGTCCATGAGCGATTCCGCCTCTGGACAAAGAACAACTGGTATCTGATTAAGCCCGAGCTGGATAGCAAAGGGGCGCCAACTGGCAACTTCACTGTCGATGGCGGTGAAGTTTCAATTGGCAAAGTGCCGGTGGTATTCCTCGACCACATGATTTCGCATGTGCGCTCGTACTCATCGCCAGGCCTGATTGATGACATTGCCTATCTCGACCGTGCCGTTGCGAACTATCTGTCGAATCTGGACGCCATCATTCAGGACCAGACCTTTAGCCAGCTGGTAATGCCAGCTCAAGGCCTGCTGCCTGGTGATGAGGGTTACAGCAAGCTGGTAGATGCCGGCACCAAGCGCGTGTTTACCTACGACGGCGAGCACGGCGGCGAGCCTAAATACATCAGCCCTGATGCCAAACAGGCAAATGTGATTCTCGATGTGATCTCCAAGATCATCAACGAGATCTACCACTCTGTCGGATTGGCGGGTGAGCGCACCAAATCTGATAACTCAATGGGCATCGACAACAGCTCGGGCGTGGCCAAGGCCTTCGACTTCGAGCGTGTGAATGCACTGCTGGTCTCCAAGGCAGATGCGCTTGAGCTGGCTGAAAACCAAATTTGTCGCTTGGTATCCGCTTATCACAGCAAAGAAGTGAGCGAGAACCTTGTGACCTATCCGGAAACCTTCGATACGCGCGGTCTGGTGGATGAGCTCGATATTGCGACTCGCCTGCAAGATCTGGACGCGCCGGACGAATTGCGCCGGCATCAACTGGAGCGCCTGGTAGATAAGCTCTATCCGCAGCTATCGGTTGTGAAGCGCAAAAAGATCATTGATGCCATCGAAAAGGACTGGCCAAAAAGCTTGGTTAGCCTGCCGGGCTTCGGTGGCAAAAGTGGGCCTGCTGACGGCCTTGACCCTCGCCCGCTGGGTCAGGGCTCGAATCAGCAGGGTAGTTCGACCGTTGAAAACAACGGCTCTTAACCTTCAACCCAGCTAAGAGAACTGCTGGCTTTTAATCGGCCGAGAGACTGGCCAAAGGAAAACGCAATGAATAAACGACTGTTGGCTCAATTCCGTCTGCATCGCCTGCTGGACGCAAACGATGGTAACGGGAATGACTTGGGCGGTGGCTCCGGTGGTGGCAATGGTGGCAACGCCAACGACAACACTGGTGGCAAGACTGATGACGGCAAAAACGATGATGCTTCCGGTAAGAGCGATAAAAAGCCGACCGACAGCGAAGCGAAGCTGCTGCAAGAGGTGATGCAGAAGAAGGGCGACTTGAAAAAGGCTCAGGACGAAATTTCTGGTCTGAAAGAGCAACTCAAGGCGTTCGAGGGCATTGACCCCGCAGCGGTACGCAAAATGCTCGAAGATCAGCGCAAAGCCGAAGATGAACGTCTTGCTGCCGCAGGCGAGTTCGACAAGCTCAAGGGCAACATGGTGAAAGCGCATCAGGAAGAGCTCGGCAAGCGTGATCAGCAGATCACCAGCTTGACTGAGCAGCTGCAGAGCGCTCAAGCCACGATTAACGAGCTAACCGTAGGCGCTGCGTTCTCCAATTCCGCCTTCATCCGTGACGAATTGGTGCTGACGCCGGCTAAAACCCGCGCGCTGTATGGCGCTCATTTCGATCTGGATGAAAGCGGCAGCATTGTTGCCTATGACAAGCCTCGCGGCGCTGCAGGCCGTGCTCCGCTGGTTGACGCCACCGGTAGTTCGCTGGCGTTTGACGTTGCCCTCAAGAAAATCGTCGAGGGTGATGCCGATAAGGACACTCTGCTGCGCTCGAAAATCAAGCCAGGCGCCGGCTCTAATTCGGATGGCCAGCTGAATAAAGGCAACAAACAACCCGAGGTAGGTAAAGGCATGGCTCGCATTAGCGCTGCCTTGTCTCAATCTGCCGATTGATTTGCCCTACATTTCTCATGGTATTATGGTAAGTCACCGCTGACTTATATCAGCGAGGACTTACCGAATTTGATTCAAGGAGTGAAGAAATATGCCGTTGCTGCAAGCCGTTGCCGATCGTCTGTCGGCAACTTCTGTTGAGCGTGGTGTGGTTGAAGAAGTAATCGACCGCGACGCGCTGTTTGCCCTGCTGCCGTTCCATCGCATCGAGGGCAAAGCCTGGGTTTACAACCGTGAAGGCGTGCTGTCGGAAGGTGCGTTCATCGACCCGTACAATGACACCGTACCGGAAGAGGCCAGCACCGTTACTGACGTAACCGTGACCCTGAAAACTCTGATCGGTGACGTGGACGTGGATAAATTCTCCGAAGCCACCAAGTCCGACACCAACGACCAGAAAGCGTTGCAAATCGCCATGAAGGCGAAGGGTATGGGTCGTCGCTTCCGTCGTACTCTGGTGCAGGGTGACTCTGCGGCGAACTCTAAAGAGTTCGATGGTCTGTGGAAGCTGGTTACTGCTCAGCAATCGATTGCTGCCGGCGCTGGCCCAACCAACAACCTAACCTTCTCAATGCTGGATGACCTGGTTGATCGCGTACCAAACGGTGCTGACGCCATCATGATGCACAGCTCAACTCTGCGCTATTACCGCGCTCTGTGCCGTGCTCAGAACGGTACCGACGCTGCGCAAATCATGATTCCAAACTTCGGTTTGGCTCTGCCTGCGCACAATGGCGTGCCAATCATCATCAACGACTTCATGCCAACCACTGAAAACGTGGGCGGTACTGCGTTGACCGGTGGTTCGTTCCGTTCAGTGTACGCAATGCGCCTGAATGAAGCAGATGGCCTGTTCGGTGTATATGGTGGCTCTGAGGCTGCCGGCTTCACCGTTGAGGACATTGGTACCGTTCAAAACAAGGATGCGACTCGCACCCGCTTGAAGTGGTACTGCAACTTGGCGCTGAAATCTACTAAGTCTCTGGCTCGTCTGTACGGCGTATCTAACTAATTCGCGTTAGTTAGTAAGTCATAAATGACTTAGCATAAGGGGCGGGGCAACTCGCCCCTATTCGTATCCAGAAGATAAAGCATGAGGTAACTCAAATGGAACAACTCAAACACCTAGTTCGCATCCAGCTGAATCCCGAGCAATACCCAGGCGAATCGGAAATTGCCAGCGTCAAATTCGTGGACGGTCTATCTGAGCCAATTTTGCCGCGAGTTGCAAAGCGCATCGCCAGCAATTTCGGTGGTGAATTTGTGCTTCCAGAAGGTGCAGAAAACATTGATCAGGCCATTGTGATGCAGTCACAGCATGAAGTGTCGGTCGCAACCGCTGAGTTCTTTGCAATTCAGGAGCGCGCACCGGTTGAAGAGCAAGTTGTGCAGCAGCCGGAAGCCGTTCAATCAAAAGCGAACGCATATAGCGCGGAATCGCTGGGTGAAATCGCGGACAAGGAAGGCATCAAAGGCTTGCGCGAAGTGGCGCGCGAAGTGGGCGCCCAAGGTGGCAAATCGATTGCCGAGCTGATCGAAAACATCCTCGCGGCTCAGAAATAAGGAGGCCGGCATGTCGCAGAAGCGTTTCTCAAGCGGCACGCCGGTCACGCTCGACCTAGATCTGGCGTTGATTGAGCGTCTCGAGCTCTCGGGCTACCAAACCACATTCATCGTCAAAGATGAGCGCGGCAACATTCTGATGGGCGACACCAGTGCGCAAAACATTAACGGGCATCTGATCGCCAATATTCCGCTGAGTATCAACTTGACCAGCTCGATGCGCGCACTGCGCCGAGTGATCTTCACCGTCGAGCATCCAGAAGGCAAAGCGCAGGTTAGTCAGACCTACCTGATCGAGTCGAATGTGCCTTTTGTCGTGCCAGCACAGTCTGCATTAACCCATGACGAAGCAATCCTGCTCGCGTCCGGATTAGCGCGTCTTTCGGGCTGGGAAAACGCTTCTGATGCACAGCAACGCGCTGCCCTGATCGAATCCTATGGACAGATCAAGAAGCTCAATTTGCGCATTGTTCGCGGGCGGTGTCTGACAGTGGATGCGATGAGTGTTCTGGATGAGTACGCCCGAGACGAGGTGCGTGTGAATCTGGAAACCATGACCCTCGCCGAGTTCGACGCGCAGCCGGAATTTAAAGCGGCCCTGCAGCTGTGCCAGCTCATTCAGGCCGACTACCTGCTGGGCGGCAATGACCTGGAGCAAGACCGCAATGACGGCCTCATGTCGAGCACGGTAGGGGAGACCTCGCAGATGTTCCGAATGAGCGTGCCGCTGCGCTTGCCAGTTTGCCGTCGCGCGGTGGAAGCATTGGGTCGATTTGTGACTTTCCGTGTGGGGTACGAGCGATGATCAGCCATCAGGATAGCTTTGCGGCGCTTGTGCTGAGCTCGGTTTCCTCATTTGCAGCCGGCGTGGCAGTTGCAGGCAAGCCTATTCAACCACGACAGGCTCATTTACAGAGCATTCGTCGCATGGCGCTGAATATGGCCACCTCTCCGGCATCGTTTCAGTCGCCGGTCATGGCCGATGTGGTGGATTTTATCGAGAGCTACATCGTTCCCGTCATGCGCAAAGCCGAGAAGGCCAAGCTAACGGCAGGTGTGAACCCACTTGATTCGATCAAGCTGCTCAACGCCGGCAATCGGATGGTCAAAGCGTCTGATTACGTGTATCTGGCCGCGCGCTGGTATGCAGTACGCATCAATCTGGCAAATCAGCTGGTAGAAAACGAAGGTCAGCCGCTTGAGTTTGGCAATTTGCGCATGGAGCGACTCACCGTTCAACCTTCCGGCAATGAGCTTTTAGCTGTGGCTGATGAGTATTTCCACCCTCAGAGCAGTTGGCAGTTTATCGGGGTGGCCAAATGAGAAAGCCGACTTGCACAGTTGAAATCGTCAAAACGGGGTACGACAACTACGGCCAAGAGACTGAACTGAGCCGTCACTTTGCCAAGTGCCATATCGTGACGATGAACCTGAACATCGACAAAACCTACGTCCGGACTGACAGCTCGGCTTCTCGGGGCTCAGCAGAAGAAGCAACCGCCGATGTGCGCTTGCTTTTTCCGCCAGAGACCAAGATCGAGCACAACGACACGGTGAAGATCATGAATCAACGCTTGCGAGTAGTTGGCGTATTTCCGCGCCCTAAGCTCTACGGCGGCATTGATCATCTGCAGGTCGAGTTGGAGCGGGCCACATGAGTATCAAAATCTCTGCAAACCTGCTGGGCATGAATGGCTGGGTGCAGGGCAGCAGCAAGCTTCCGGTCGAATCGCTCGTAACCGCTGCCATTGAGCAGGTGGGTAAGCGGGTCATGAAGCACGCTGTTGACCGGATGCGCCTTGAAGCAGAAAGGATGCGGGAGCTGGCGATTGACTATGCACCAGTGGATACGGGCCGGCTAGAGAACGCCATCAAGATCGCCGAAGATCAGGGCGGCATCAACCGGCGTAAGCGGTTCTTTGTGTATGTGGACGAGCAGCACGTAGAGGACGGCAAGGCGGTTGGCGAATATCTCTACTTCATCCATGAAGGCTTCTCTCGCGGCAAAGACGGGTCGATTAGGGCTTCTTACGAGCTAGGTGAGCTCTCTCAGGCGAAAGATGCAGGGCGTGGCGTAGTCGGTCCGAAGTTTCTGGAGAGAGCCGGCGAAGAGCGCGCAAAAGCAGTAAGCGCCAGCATTTACAACGCGGTTAAAGAGGTTCTCTGATGAAAAAGAGTGATTTCATTTCGACATTGCGGGACATGCTTGAGTTGGCTGGCAGATCGGGACAGATCAGCTCAGTTCCCTTTTTCGTCTTTTCAATGCCATCCACAGTGACGGAGGCGGTGATGCTCCGGAATTTGATGCCGGTGAAAATTAACGCCGAACTTCCCGATCTGCGCGACATTGAGTTTCAGGTGATTGTCCGGTCGAAAAGCTATCAGCGCAGTCGTGAATTGGGTTTTGAGGTGGCCAATTACCTCTCAACAATGATGCCTTCGCAAATACCAGGGCATCAACTTAACCTGTGCATACCGCTCCATGAGCCGCACGCATACCCTCAAAGCCCTGGGGGTAACGTCGAGGTTCTGGTGAATATGCGCGCTAATTATGTTACCCTTTGATAAGTCAGCGATGACATACATTTAGGAGATAATCACATGCCTTCCAATACTCGAAACGTGAAGATCGGCGTCTGCCAGATCTTCTTTGACGGTGTTGATCTTGGCTATACCAAGGGCGGTGTAGAGGTGTCGGTTTCAACCGAGACCTACGACGTAAACATCGACCAGTTTGGTAAAACCCCGATCAACCAGCTTGTAACCGGTCGCCAGTGCTCCGTGAAAGTGCCGCTGGCCGAAACGACCATCGACAACTTGGTTCGCGTAATGCCTGGTGCGAACAAGGTTGGTACGCCAGGTACTCCGGCCACTTCTGACGTAGTGATCAGCACTGTGGCTGCAAACACCAAGTACGCCGTGACCATCGATGGCATCAAGTACGAAACCACAAGTGACAGCTCGCCAACTCAGGGTGAAGTCGCTCTGGCTCTTGTCGCACTGATCAACGCGAACGATTCCGGCTATGCCTCGGCTTCGACTACTGCGAATGCGAGCACCAACACGGCCGCAACCATTCGCTTGACCGGTAAAGACAACAACAGCTCTTTCATCGTCAGCACTTCTGGCGCCGGCTTTGCCTCTGCAAATCCAGCCGTAACAGCCAACACCATTGACCGCTTCCGTGTGGATGTGACCTCTGGTGTGGGTTCTGACCTGCTTTCTATGGCGCGCGAGCTGCGTCTGCATCCGGTTGGTAAGCCGCTGGGCGACAAGTCAGAGGATTTCGTGATTCCTCTGGCCGGTACTGGTGGTGGTCTGCAGTTTGCCTACAAGCTGGAAGAAGAGCGCGTGTTTAACGTCGAATTTAAGGCGTATGCGCACCCTTCTACAAAACTGCTGTTTTCATTCGGTGACGCTGCTTAATTAAGTCATAGGTAACTTATGGGGAGTTGCAGCGCTCCCCATTCCGAGAAAGCAAAATGGAACTGCTAAACATCGATGAGTTAATGCCGCCAGAGCGGTACTTGCGCTTTAAGGGGGTCAATTACGAGGTGAAGTCATTCACGCTCGCCGACTTCCTGCGTGGCAAACAAGAGGGCGATCGCCTTCAAGAAGTGGCAATGACCGGCGACACGAAATCCATGATCGAAGAAATGATCAAGGTGGTACAAAAATCCGTGCCTTCGATGCCTATTGATGTGCTGGAAAGCATGACGCTGAATGAGCTGACCATCGTGACTCAATTTGTCCGCGGTGTGACTGTTGAAGAGCTCGAGGCCCAAATCAAGGCAGACGTGTCAGAAGATCAGGAACAGGGCGCCCAAGCGGGAAACTGATTGAGCCCTTCAAGCAATTAGACCTTGGTTTCATGGTGGCCCAGGTCATGCGCTTTTATCAGATGCCCTTGCGGGAAGTCTTAGAGCTCCCAGCGAGGGCATTTTGGTTTCTGTGCCGGCAAATCAATCGAGTTTCTGCTTGGGAAGATTTGCGCCGCGTGGATGTGGTCATGGCAGGCAGCTTCGGTGCTGGCGGCGAATACATCACCGAATTGCGAGAAGGGCTCAAGAAAGAAGTAGGGGTGACGCACGTTGAAAGTGAAGAGCACCGGCAAAACCAGTCGCTCAATGCGGCTCGGGACGAAGAAGGACTGAACTGGCTCAAAGAACAAACCATGTCGATGAAATTTGGTAATTAAGTCACAGGTGAAATATGAATAGTGCAGGCAAGATCTCGATCACGCTTGAGCTCGATGGCGATAAGTTTTCCGCCAGCGCGGCCAAAGCGGGTCAGCGGGTCGGTGAGCTACGTTCTCGCCTGGAGCAGCTCGACCGAGCCTCCCAGCGTGCAGAAACCTCATCGAGCTCGCTTTTCCGGACGTTCCATAACGGGGTAGTGACCCTCGGCTTGCTCGGCCATGCCTTCGATACGCTGAGCAATATCCTGTTCGCGCTGCCGGCCTCATTCCTGCAGGCATCCGGCGAAATGGAACGGATGACGATGCTGATGGAAGGTCTGTCGAAGCAGACCGAGGAACTCGCGCGCCGCCAAGAGGCGATCAGTAACCGCACCTTCGTCATCAATATGTCGAAGAGCGCGCCTTTCGAGATCAAGGCGATCTCAGACTCATTCGTGAAGCTGAAATCGGCCGGTCTCGACCCTGCAGATGGCTCTCTGCAAGCACTGATCGACTCGGTAGCGAAATTTGGTGGCAGCAGCGAGCAGCTCAAGCGCGCCTCCATTGCGATTCAGCAGATGGCCGGTAAGGGCGTGGTCTCGATGGAAGAACTGCGTCAGCAGCTCGGTGAAGCTGTGCCAAACGCCATTCAGGCAATGGCGGTGGGTACCGGTATGTCTATGGCCGAACTGACCAAGAAGATCTCAACCGGTACCGTTGAAGCTAATGACGCCTTGCGCCGCATGATCGCCGTGTTGGAGTACATGAACGGCGGTGCAGCGGCAAAAATGATGGACACGCTGCCTGGCCAGCTCGAGCGCTTGAAAACCGAGTGGATGCTCTTCAAGACCGAAGTGGGCGACGGTGCATTCGCCGATGCGGCCAAGAACGCAATCGATAAGCTGATCGAGGGCTTGGCTAATGGCGACACTCGGCAATTTGGCCGAGAGGTCGGTCAATCACTGGCAGATGTAACGAACGCAGCGGTCAAGCTCGCGGAAGTAATGGCTACGCTGGCGCCGGCGATCAAGCTGGCTGCGGGTGCGTTTGTGCTCTGGAAGGTGTCGAGCGCAGTTGGCGACGCAATGCGTTCGCTCGGCGAACGAGCGGCTGCGACGAGAGGTTCCATTTTAGGCCTCTACGATGCCACACAGCGTCTAGGACGGATGCGCCTGAATAGCGTGGCTGGCGAGCAATTCCAGCAACAAGCGGCTGCTTTGGCGAATCAGAAGCAGGTACTGGAAGCCGGCATTGCAGCGCAGAAGGCAGAACTTGAGTCAGCTCGCGCCTCAATAATGGCACGGATGCAGGCTGAGCAAACGGCCTCGCAGCAGCGTATCGCTATGGCGATCAAAGAAGCCGAAGTGAAACGTGGGATTGAAGTTGCTGCGGCTCAACAGCGTATTCGTGATATTCAACAGCAGCTATCTCGGGTCTACTTTGGCACGAATAATCGTGTGGTAGGAGAGATTATCAATGGTCAGCTGGTTGCAGTAACTAAGCAGCGCGCGGCCGAGCTGCAGCGCGAAAGCAAGGCGTTGCGAGCCGAGGTTAATGTACTGGAAGCGCAAACCAAGAGCGCGAACGTAGCAATGGCCGCGGCGGCTTCTCGGGCTGCAGCGGAAACCAAAGCCTCATTCGCCACCCTTCGCCGTGAATACGACAGTGTTGGACGCAGCTTTTCCGGTGCGATTGGCCCAATGCAGCAGCGGCTTGTTCAGGTGAATCAACAAATTGCACGGCACGAACGCCAAGTCGTACAGGCCGCCGCAGTATCGCGCACATGGGCTGCCGCCACAACTGCCGCCACAATCGCTGGACGCGGCCTTAGCGCTGTGCTTGGCGCGCTCGGCGGACCTGCAGGGTTGGCAATCACCGCAATCCTGGGGGTAGTCACCTATCTGGCCATGATGGAATCCGCGGCAGATCGTGCGGCTGCAGCAACTCGTGCGGCAATGAGAGTCGCTAGCGGTGGCATTGCAACGCAAGAAGAGCTGGATAAAGCAAAAGGGCAAATTGGAGACAAGTTCAAAGACGTTCAGGCTGCTAGAGCTAGTTACCTCGTAACGAAAGAAAGACAGGACAGATCGCTTGCTCTTGCAGAAGCTCGCATGGCGAAAATGAAGAAGGACTCCGAAGAGTACCGGAAGGCCAAGTTAGAGTTCGATAAACTGCGAGCCGAGTATCAGAAAGAGCAGAATGGCCTCAAGGCAGCATGGGACAAGGCAGAAACAGCACTTAAAGACGCTCGCGGTACTGAAAAGCTCATCTCTGAAAACCTGCAAAAGCAGCGTGATCAAGAGGCGGGGTTCAGTCTGGTTCGTGAAGAAGTCGCGCGCATTGAAGCCAAGAAAAGCAAAGATCAAGTCGAGTTCAACCGGCTCTACGCTCAAAAGGGCGATGGGGACGAGAAGAAGCGTGCTCAGGCGCTGCAGAAGTTCATTGAGCAGTCGAATGCCGAGCAGCTGCAGGCTTACACCACACTCAGAGACGGTTTAGCCAAACGACTGGAAAGCGCCAAGGGTAACGCGCGAGAGACGGCCAAGATTCAATCTGCCATCGAGCAGGTCGAAGAGAAGATGAAGCCGCTTCAAAAGACGGACGCCATCGACTTTTCCAAGCCAACCACTTCGCTAGCAGGCACGAAAAAGCCGCCAAAACCAAAATCACTTGAGAAGTCTGCTTTCGAGGAAGAGCGCGAAAAGCTGATTCGGGAAGCTGCTGATGCGGTCGCGGCCGGCAAGAGCTATGAGCAGGCCGAAAGCGCCCTGATGACGCTGGATGAGCTCAAGGCCAAGTATTTCCAGCGGTATAAAACGCTGAATGACACCACTCGCTATTTCCAGAAGGACGAGAAGGACGCCAAGCTCACCGAGGCTCAGATCGCCAAATTGGCAGAGATCAAAGCGGGTACCGAGTTTGGCAAGATGCAAGAGCGCGCCATTGAGCGCATTCGAGATCTTGGCAATCAATACGGTCTTGAGGCGCGGCAAATTGACGAGCGAACAACGGAAGCGACCGGCAAGATCAAACTGCGCTCTACCAAGCTGGAAGAGGCAATTGCGGAGCTCAAGAAGATTGATCTGGGCAGCGCTCAGGCCGACTTCGACAAGTTTGCCAAGCAAGCAGAGGAATCTGCAGCCAAGGCTGATTTTGGCGAGTTTATGGAGCGTGCGCGCAATCAGATCAATGGCAATGCCGACGGTCTGATGACCGATTCTGAGCGGCAACGGCAACGTCTGCAGCGCGAACTGGAATCATGGCAAGAAGCACTGAGCATCCGGCTAAAAATACCTGGTCTGAGCCAAGAGCAGGCAGATCAGATGCGCGAGGCGGTCAATACGATCAGTGACCAAATCAAGCAGATGGCCGAAGAGGCAGGCAATCCATTTGCCAAAATCCGCCGAGATTGGGAGGACACCACCGATGCGATGAAGAAAGGGGTGATCGACTGGACTGATCGAACAATCGATTCATTCATCGACATGGCCAAGGCCGGCAAGTTCGAGTTCGGAAAGCTCACCGAGTCTATCCTGTCGGACATTGCCAAAATCGCCATGCGGAAGGCGCTGTCAGGCTTTACCGATTGGGCGGTTCAGGGATTGGGCAACCTATTCGGCGGCTTCCTTGCCAGCGCCAAGGGTAACGCCTTCATCGGTGGCCAGCCAATCAAGCAGTTCGCCAAAGGTGGAGCGTTCACCAATGCACTGGTCAACACTCCAACTTACTTCAACATGGGCTTGATGGGCGAGGCTGGTCCGGAAGCCATCATGCCGCTGTCGCGCGACGGGAATGGCCGGCTGGGTGTTCGTGTGAATGGAAATGCAGGCTCTCAGGCGCCACAGGTCACGGTGAACGTCATTAACCAGACCACCAACAGCATGAATGCCGAGAAGGGCAATATGCGCTTCGACGGCAGAAGCTATGTGATGGATGTGGTGCTGACTGAGGCATCTAAGCCTGGCGCATTCCGCGACGGGTTGAAATCGGCAATGAGCTCATAAAAGGAGGTAAATATGGCTTCTCTGCCTTTAAATGACCAACTCGACTCATCCAAGTACAGCGAGGAACTGGAGGACAACACGATTCGGCACGAAATGGAGGGTGGCTACGAGCTCACGCGAGCTCGCACAACCCGACGCGGCCGGCGTACCTTCTCGATTGGCTGGACGTTTCTGAGCCAGCAGCAAAAGACCCTGATCGAGAGTTTCTACTACTCAGTCAGAGGCGGCAGCGGCATCTTCCAGTTTACGGTTCCGACCACCGGTGAAGTCATCAATGTTCGATTTCAAGGCAAGATCAGCTTTCAGTACATCGGTGCTGGCGGGGTTCATTACTGGAATTGCCACGACGCTAAACTTCGGGAGGTATAATAAGTCATCTGTGACTTTATTCTGTGACCGAAAATGCAAAACTTGACTGTAAATTCGGCTCGGGAGAAGGGGATGGTCGCATCGACCAGCCCCTTTTTGCTCTTGCTGGAAGTGGGAATTGTCGATCCGACTACCTATCAACTGGTTGAAACCATGCGCCTAGTATCAAACGACGAGGATATTGCCTACCGCGGCAATGTTTATGTCGCTGCCGATTTTGATCTTGGCTTAAAGCATGTGGCCAATGGCCTGCCAGAGATCACGCTCAACATCATCGATACGAGCCGAGCAGTGCAGGGTCGGATGCAGAGCTACGGCGGCGGGGTCGGCTTTCCCGTCACAGTCATGATCATCAACGCCGGAGATCTGAATTCGCCGCCTGATCAGCAGGAGTTCTTCGAGATCATTGGTGCCTCTTCAAAGGATTACGTGGCCACCTTTACCCTTGGTGCCGAAAACCCATTGACGATGCGCTTCCCTCGTCGTCTACAGCGCAAAGACTACTGCAGCTGGCGCTACAAGTCGGCCGACTGCGGGTACACCGGTTCGATGCCGAGCTGCGATTACACCCTGCAGGGGCCAAATGGCTGCGCGGCACATGGCAATTCAATCAACTTCGGCGGCTGCCCTGGGATTATCGGAACGGGGGTTCGCTATGGCTGATGCGGCGCTTGAGTTCATCGACCTAATTGGCGTCCCTTTTGAGTACAAAGGGCGCGGTCCCGACACATTCGATTGCTATGGCCTCCTGCGAGAGCTCTATCGCCGGCAGGGTCACGACATTCCGGACTACATCAGCCCAACTGACGGCGCTCGTATTTCTGCTTTGTTCGCTAACCAGCTTGTGCTCTGGAGAGAGGTCGAGCCGGAGCCTGGCGCGGCAGTGCTGATTAGAGTGCCAGGGAATATGCACTGCGGAATGCTCATCGATCGGCACCGGTTTATTCACACATGGGAAGGCGCAGGTGGGGTCTGCATTGAAGAAATTGACGACTGGAAATCAAGAGTTTTGGGGTATTACCGTTATGTTGGATGATCAAACGCAATTTGAATCAATCAAGGTTGTAGAAATACTCAACCCGTTCAACCCTACGGAGCGGATTTTGTCGGAGAAGGCCTGGCTGCCGGAGTTGAGTGCAGCAGAGGCGTTCCCAATGATCATCGGGGCGTCTGAGCGCGTGATCTCGGTGAACGGGCAAGTATTGACGCAAGAGCAAGAGCTCAGCACTTACCTGATGCCTGGCGATTCAGTGGTGATTTGCCCTGTGCCTCAAGGCGGGAAAGGTGGTGGCAAGTCGATTCTGCGTCTGGTGGCTATGATCGCTATCGCAATTGTGGCGCCCTATGGAGCGCCATATCTTGCGCAAGCCTTTGGTGCCACCTCGGCAGCGGCGATTAGCGCAGCCGGCGCAGCTATTATGGCGGTGGGCTCAATGGCAGTGAACGCGCTCATTCCGGCGCCAAAGCCCAAGCTTGACCCGATGGCATCTAGCCTGACAGACAGCCAAACATACGGTCTCGATGGCCCGAAAAACACCTCTGTCGAGGGCGTGCCATTCCCTGTCTGCTATGGCTCTCACCGGATGGCCGGTAATGTGATTGGGGTGCGGGTCGATAATGACGGCAATACCAACAATCAGTACCTCTACATGCTGATTGCGGTTGGCGAAGGCCCAATCTCGGCCATTTCCGATCTGGAAATTAACGACCTACCGATCACGACCTACAAGGACTACGAATATCACTTTCGACAGGGTGATCGCACACCAAATGGCGGCGCTCTCAGGTTTTTCGGCAAAACCTACACGCCAATTAGCGCCCAGCGTAAATTAACTACCGACTGGTCGTACTTCGAGACGCAAGGTGAAGTCGATAACATCCGGCTCGACTTCTTAGCGCCTAGTGGTCTGGTTCAAATCAATGAGAAAGATGGCTCCAAGATGGAGCGCTCGGTATTCATTGAGGCGCAAGTGCGGCTAAAAGGGACTGGAGACTGGTTCAATCTGCAGAATCAGGCCACCATTTTGCGCTATGAAAAACGGTGGTACTACCGAGACGGGACGATTTCGACAGAAATGCGCCCTGGGCTCATCCTGAACAATGGCGGCTGGCCATATTACTCAGGCACAAGCAATCGGACGCTCGTTCGTGTTTTGGCCAATCCGCACAATGCACCACCTGTTTTTGAAGTGGTTGCGGAAGAGCGCGACCATCCGATTTACGGCACCGCTTTTAAGATGACCGACAAGGTGCAAAGCCCTGTTCGTCGCTCATTGCTGGGGCAAGGGCTTGCGGAAGGCCAGTATGAAATCCGCGTGCGAAGAACCGATGAAGAGTCCAAGCAATCGACCATCTTAGATCAGGTCGTGCTATCCGACATTAACGAAATCGTTGACGAGCCTATCGCCTACAGCAACACCGCGCTGCTCGAGCTACGCATCAAAATGTCAGATCAGATCAACTCGCTGCCAAAGGTGACATACGTTTGCCACGGCCGGATTCTGCGTTGTCTGGATGCTAACCTGCAGCCCTACTACGCCTTCACGGCCAATCCGGCTTGGGTCGTGCTCGATATGCTGTCGCACTACCGGTACGGTGGCGGCATGAACGACAACCGCCTGAACCTGCGCAAGTTCTTCGAGTGGGCTCAGCATTGCGAGCAAAACAGCCTCAAATTCAATGCGGTGATCGATACCAGCATGAATATGTGGGAGGCGCTGCAGTACCCGCTGCGCTCCGGCCATGCTCAGCTTGTTCGTGAAGGGACTCGTTGGAGTTTGGCAATTGAGCGCGCCGCGGCACCGGTGATGATGTTTTCTGTGGCCAACATTATGCGGGGGTCGTTCTCTCAAAATTGGCTTCCGACGGCTGACCGAGTGAATGAGGTCGAGCTGACCTATTTCGACGAGAAAGAGAAGTACGAGCAGAAAACCATTCGAGTGGTCGATGCGGTCGCGCAAAACCGCGGTCTGATGCAGAAGAGCACCAGTCTGCAGATGATTGGATGCACAAGCCGAGAGCAGGCCTTCAAGGAAGCCACGCTGTTGCTGAACATCAACCGGTATATCACCCAATCGATCACCTTTGATGCCGCCATTGATGCAATCGGGTGCCGAGTGGGCGACGTTATCCTCGTCCAGCACGATATGCCGCAGTGGGGTTACGCCGGCCGACTGGATGACGGCTGCTCTACGACAACGCTGAAATTGGACAGGCCAGTACCCATCACCAACACCAAACAACATTGCGTCTTGGTGAAGTATGACGTGCTGCAGCGTGCAACAGGCCCAATTTTGTCAGTGGTGGGCAACAGCATCACGGTGGCGGACTCGTCGGGCTGGACGCCAACGACCAAAGTAAAACGAGTGCTGATTGGCGGCGTTGATTACGAGGTGATGAGTCAAGGTGCGGGTGCAACAGGCACCACAGTCATCGTGCTCGACCGGAATGAGGGTATTCGACCAGGCTTGGGCTTTACGGCTTTCGATACGGACGTTCTTGAAGAGCGGATTGTCACGCCAGCGAACGGTGAGATTGATGTTCTGCGCTTGAATGCGCCGCTGCCAGCCGCACCAAACCAATACCAACACTGGATGTTTGGCCCTATCGATAAGGTCAAAAAGCCATTCCGCGTAACGGCAATCACCGGCAATGAAGATTGGCATCGGACGATTGAGGCAATCGAGTACAACGAGTCAGTCTATCGTGCCGACGGCGTGGTTATGCCGACACCGAACTACTCTGACTTGCAGACTTCAATCAAGCATTCGGTGATTACTGCCATCGATGAAGAGTTGTTTATCGAGGGCGGGGCGGTGAAATCGCGCGTAATCGTGATGTTTGATAACGCATCGGAGTTCTACCGGTCGTCCACGGTCAAGGTGCGGTCAAACGGCGGTCAATGGCGCGTTGTTGATGCTGCAGCTGCCAAGCGAGCTAGCTTTGAAGCCAAGCAAGATGATCAGATCGAGGTTATGGTCATCGCCCGGGATGTGGTGGGTATCAGCCTGGCAGAAGAGACTGCGCCGCGAATGGCGTACAAGGTGCTTGGCAAACTGGCGCCGCCGAAGAAGGTGCAGAATTTCCGGTACAGCACGCGCATGAATGATGTGCTGCTTGAATGGTCGCCAAACAATGAAGTTGATGTGATTGGCTATCAAATCCGGCAGGGTCCGTCTTGGGATTCTGGCTCAGTTGTGGTCGAGCGTATTGCTTCAACCTCATACGCGCACAAGCTGACAGAAGAAGGCCGGTACTTCTTCCATATTCGAGCTATCGACGATGGCGAGCGGCTTTCTAGTGAAGTGGCCACTATCCGAATCGACCTCGCTGCACCCGCACCCGTTCGCCGGTTTAACGCGGTTCAATCAAGCCGCCGTGTGGAGTTCAGCTGGGAGCCGAACCCTGAGAAAGACATTGCCGGCTATGAGATCAGGCAAGGTATGGATTGGGATACCGGTAAGACGCTCACGACTACGCTTTCAACGGCGTATTCGACACCCGCGGGCGCAGAGGGCGATCTGACCTTCTTCATCAAGGCAATTCGGGCGCCTGGCATTTATTCCAAAGAGGCCTCGTTCTTTACGACTTCGGTGGCCGTGCCTTCTAACGTCAACATGATTGCGGTTCAGAAGGAGGCTCAGCAAGGCTGGAACGGGTTCTTGGAAGGGATGAAGATCGAATCATCTGATGGCTTGCCTCGCATGGAGGCAGGACGCGCTTATGCCGAATACATCTACCAGATGGTGATGCCGGACACGAAGCGCGGCTATAACATCGTTGACTTCAACTTTGAGGCAATCCGGCAGGATTACACCTCATGGTCTCAGGCTTCATTTGCCTGGGGTGAGCGAGAGGCATCACGTAACTGGCAACCAACCGGTTCGATGGATGACTTGATGGCCAAGCTGCAAATTGCAGCGCCATACCCGACGATGTGGGAGGGTCACAAAGACGGCTGGCGCTTCGATGGCAACCTGAAATCCGCCAGAGAGGGTGAACTGCCGAGTGCGAACAAAGGTATTTCTTACCGCAAGGGACGATACGCAAACGGCGTTTTCCTGAGCGACTTGTCGCAGCTGGAGTATGGCCGGCATTTTGGCCCTGTGTTTGGGCATAGCATGTGGGTGCGAATTACGGTTGAGCCGGCCCACACGCACGACCTTCTCAAACTCAGCAATCCGGACGGTGAAGGCTTGACCTTGAGTTACTCTGCAAGTCGCCAGGCCTTCTTGCTCCAAGACCATTTCGGTCGGGTCATTGAAGTGCCTATGACCGTACAGGTAGGGGCTGCTTACCTTGTCGGCATTGAGCAAACTGCCGAAGAGCGCAGTCTGCGAATTGGGCAGCTGGAATCTCGCCTAATTTCGAGCGCTACTAAACCATTTGAGCCGGCGAAGGCCGTATTTACGAAAGTGAAATTGGCTTAGGTTGTTGATAAGTCATGACTGACTTATGATATAGGCTTTGCCACACACTGAATTGGAGAAAACCATGAATATTGATCGACTGACCATGCACGGTGCGATGACTGCCGTGCTGACCCATGCCGATGGCACTTCTGAAACGATCTTCAAAGACAACATGATCGTGAATTGGGTTTTGATCTGATCGCTGACGCCTTGGGTAAAGCGAGCGGTCGCCCATCCGTCTTGTCACATATCGCCGTTGGCACTGGCACAACCGCTGTTGCAGCGAACCAAACCGCACTGGTAACAGAGCTGGTGCGTGTTGCCGCCACTTATGCGCACACCGCTGGCACTAAAGTTTTCACCATCACGGCTTCTTTGCCGGCCGGCACCGGCACCGGTGCGATCACCGAGGCGGGTGTATTCAATGCGTCCTCTGCCGGAATCATGCTCGACCGCGTGACCTTCCCCGTTGTGAATAAGGGTGCTGACGACACGCTGGACGTAACCTTCACCTTCACTATGTCCTAATCAAAATGCCGGTTACGGTCTCCAATACGGCGTCAACGCCCTACAAGTGGCAAACCGCCATGTTCGCTTGGAACTCCCTGCAGGGAGACCGAGAGACATGGCAGGAGGCCGCTGCACGGACGTTCATCGTCAACAACAATGACGACTTGGCGTTTGCCGATATGCAGACCGAGCGTTTCGGCAAAAGTGTGATGGAAATCTTGGCGGTGACAGACAATTTGCAAGATCGCTTTGGCAAGGCGGTCGGAGAATCGCTTTCTGTCGCCGACCAGGCACGCCCTGCCGCAAGGTATGTCCGCGCGCTGGCGGAAACACTTGGCGTTACCGATGCAGAGTCGTCACGAATTGGCTTGGCGCTGGCGGAGCTGCTAGGTGTCGCAGATGCACTACCTATTAAGCGCTCAGGCATGGCCATTAGGGAAGCGCTGGCCATTGTTGATACCTACATCGACAACATCGCTTTCCGGCTATCGATCTTGGAAAGCATTGGTTTCGCTGAGATCTGCGGGAAAAGAGAGGCGCGGAGAGGAAATAGCACTTTTGGCATTTCCGATTCGAGCGTGAATCGCTTTGGCCTCAATGAAACCGAGGCTTTAAATATCGCAGAGTCAGACGGTCTGAACTTCAAGAAAAGACTGGCCGAATCGATTGCGGTGTTAGAGCTAGCTAGTAAATATCCGCGCAAACCGATCTCTGAATCGATTGCGGTAATCGGCGGCAATGACACTCTGCGGTATGGCAAAAACGCCAGCGAGCAGATTGCAATTGCTGAACAGCAAGGGCGCAGCGTCCGATTCACTCGCACGTTTGCGGAGGTGATGCAAATCATCGAGCTGGGCGCGCGACGTTTTGGCACCAACAAGCAGGAAGCCTTTGCAATGTTGGAAGAATGGCGCCGCAAAGGCAATGCGACGGTTTCAGACATGCTGATCAGCGATCAGCTTAGCGAAGATCAGTTTATGGCCATTCTTGAAGATGGCTTTATCCCTGGTCTTGGCGGCTTCCGCGACTTCATACCAGGCGAATACGAGTATCAAAACGCCACCTTTAGGCTGGCATTTACATCGAATCAAGGCAGCTTGGCTCGAGTCAAAAAAATAGAAACGTCGGTCGATGTACCGGACATTATTGATCGCGGCACAGCGGTCATTACCAATGCAGGAATTGGACTTTATATCGCATTCAACAGGGTTTTCATGATCAAGCCTGAGATTGTCATTCGCGTGCAATCGGCAACAGGGGTCGTGATTCCTGAAATCAGCAACGACGACAAGTTCGGCTTCACCTTGAAGCTGAAAAATCCAAGTAACGGTCAATATGTGACAGGCACCGCCTCATGGGCTGCACATGGCTATTAGTCATTGGTGATTAAATGCAAAGTTATACCGAGATTACCGACAACACGGCGCTTGCGGCCAGTTTGAAACTACTGCTGGATAATGACAAAACCGCCATTTCACTGAACTCAGGCACAGCATTCCCGACTGCGAATTTGCAGCTGGGTATGCCCTGCTACCGGACGGACTTGAAGGCACTCTATATCCTCGAAGTCCTGTCACCGGTCACATGGACAAAAATCGCCGACTTCAACCTGAACGAAGTGGCGGTACTGGACTCTCGCACTCAAGCCACGACTCCGGACACCTACAACGATGCTCAGGTTCAGTTCCACCTGAAAAACAGCAGCGTAGCTGGGCTTGGCTCATCAGGCCTGGCGAAAATCATGGGTATCCGCGGCTGGGGTGACGCAACCGGTGGGCGAGCCTTCGAGCTTGGATTTGCCAATGATGGAACGCTTGCGTTGCGCAGTGGTAACGATGCCGCAGGTGGCTGGGGCAGTTGGGCAACCATGTGGACCACCGCCAACTTTAACCCGAGCAACTACCAGCCGGCGCTTGGCTTCACACCGGTTCAGCAAGGCGGTGGCGCAGGTCAAAACGCCAACAAAATTTATCTAGGGTGGAGTGGCTCAGCGCTTAAAGCGCAAGTGGACTCTTCTGATCTAGGTACGTTCTGGTTGAGCAGCAACTTCGACCCGAACACAAAGCTAGGCAAGAGCGGCGATACGCTCAGCGAGGTTTACAACAACGGTTGGTATCGCTCAAACGGTAACGTGGGCTGGTATTCGCAGAGCTATGGCGGCGGTATCTGGATGACCGACTCAACCTATGTTCGCGTATATGGCGGCAAGCAGTTCTACTGCGACAGCAGCATTGTGGCTGCAGGTAACGTGGTTGCCTACTCAGATGCCCGCCTAAAAACCAATGTCGCCAAGATTTCTGACCCTTGGAAGATCATCGATCAGATTGAAGGGGTGACATTTAACTGGCGCAAAGGCATCCACCGCACTCGCTTGAAAGCAGGGAAGCGAGACTATGGCGTGATCGCACAAAAGGTTAAGCGGGTGATGCCAGAGGCCATTGTGCGGACTAAGCCAAGCGATACCGAGCTCGACCGGACTGAATACATGGGCGTTGACTACACCAAGTTGGTTCCGGTGCTGATTGAGGCGGTGAAGTCGCTGAATGAGCGAGTTCGGACTCTTGAAGCGCGAGGTCAGTAATGCAGAGCTCGGGTCCAATCAGCCTGTACGACGTGTCCGCCCAGCTCGGGCGGGCGGGTCAGCAGACTTCATTCGGCGATGGTGACGTGCGCTCTCTGGCCAAAGCTCCTAGTGGCGCTTATGGCATGGATGCCTTCTACGGGAAACCTTTGCCGCCTTCTGGCTGCGGCCATAGCGTTTCTGGTAGTGGTGGTGTGAATCGCCAGGTCAGTGCATGGATTTCGGGCGGACACCCGAATTCATACGTCACTATCCGAGCCGAATACGCCAACGGCAATCAGTTCTCACTCGTTTCTAACGGGCCAATTGGCGTTTATCTGGACGGTGCCGGCAACTGGAGCGGCGCCATTTCTTCAATTTTCAGACTGAGCTACACGGCCAGCGAGTATTACACCCCTGCAAGCTATGGATATGTCGATGTTCGCATCGTCGCAACCGTAGAAGGGCGTTTTGGCGGCTATGTCGTAGCTTCTGGCTGGGCAAGGCAGTATTACTGATGCTTGAAATTCAAATCGTCAAAAAGGACATGGCGACTGGTCTATTGGAGGTGCGCTCAAATGACGGGCGCACCGTCATGATTGATTTTGTCGGCATGAAAGTGGCCTATCCGGAGTTGGACTTGATCGGCATGTTTGAGCGCACGATCGATATTCAGCGCCAAATGAGCCACCAGCAAGAGATCGCAGGCGTGCGTCGAGCCAATGCGCTCGATGAGCTCGCCAATCTTCAAGTGGGCGCCTCTTTGTATGGGTCGGTGACACAGGAAGAGCTGTATGACTATGCGGGCTCGAGAGAAGGGATGAGCCCGACGCTGGAAATCAACTACAGACAGGCTGTAGCGCAAATCAATGGGCAGCTAATGAGCATGATGAATGCCGAGCTATTCATGACCTTCATGGCGCAGTCGCTTTCTGTTTCTGACTTCCCGCTCGGTACATCAGAAGAGACCAAGGCAGATCTGATTCGGCATCAACAAGGAGCAAAGCTGCAGGTTGCCGCAGCCTTTGACCTCATTAGTAGTCAGAAGCGCCGCGTCGATGAGATGTACCGGCAGGGCGACGCGCAAGGGCTGGCCAGCTACCGCTTTCCGATGGTGGGATGATGAAACCGATTGTCACAATCATCTGCGTATCGCGGAACAACGCCCGCTTTCTCAAGCAGTTTGCCGAGTCTATCGCCAAACAGACCTTCCAAGATTGGAAGGTGCTTTTTATCGACGATTCGTCAGAGGATGAATCGGTAGAGGTGGTCAGAAAAGCACTCCCCGCAGATCGCTTGCAGATCATTGAGTCTGAGTCTCGGCTGGGTTATCCGGCGCTGATGGAAATGGCATGGAATATGGCCGACACAGAGCTGGTGTGCTTTTTGGATGGCGATGACTATTGGGCGAGCGAGCATTCGCTGCGCTACATGGTGGAAGGCTGCGAAGGTCACGATGCCTTCTTTGGGTCGGCAATCTTCTACATGCAGTCTGCCGGCTGTTATCTGCCCTGCAGCAGTCGATGCTGGGGCTTTAGTGACCCGTTCCCCTATATGTTCAGAACGGGTGATAGCCCATTTACGCTGTCGGCCATATTCCGCAAAAGCGTTATGCCCAAATGCTCTCCCTTTGTACGTCGGTTCAGTGCGGCTGATTACAGCCTCTTTCTCGAGTTCGCCCTACACGCTAGGAACGTCGCTTACTCAAAGCAGGTTATCGGCGTCTATCGGCGCCATGACACAAACATCACGCTGACGACGCATACCGGTGCTCGCTTCCTTCATCGGGCAGAGGAGTGCCGCTCAGGCCTGATCGAAACGTATGGGCGGGACTTTATTTTCAACCAGATCAAACACAGACAAGGTGATTTTCTATGATCGATCTGATCAAAATGACCGATGTAAAAGTCGGCAAAGTTAAAGGCCAGGCGCTGTGGCTGCAACAAGGCTTTCAAATTGACCAATACCTGATCTCCACCGAATCCGATCAGACGAACATGCCCGCCTGGGCAGACTGCTATTGCAGCTGGGGCATTGGTGGCTCGGGGAGGGCGGTTTACTTCAATGGGTTAAGCGTCAAAGGCGCCGGAAAGACGCCATTTGCCAATGAAAATGCGGGTACATACGGGACAGGCCTGCTGTCATTGAAAGACGCGGTAATCGAAGCGCTGTATCTGGAAATGCTCTATCGACTTTTCGGCCGAGGTATCCGCGTGAAGGGCTTTGCACTGCTTGAAAAGTCGGTACCAACTCACCCTGCGTTTTTCGAGTTGTCGCCAGAGCGCAAAGCTCAGGCGCTAGCCAAGCCGGAATTCGAGTTTGCCGACAATGCCGCACTGCTGGTCCGTGATTTTCCTCTGCGCATTAGCCACCTGAATCAGATCAACTATGAACAAGCGCCGACCTTTCTAGGTTATGAGCCCAGCGTTGATCGTTACTCAATGATTGAGGACTTGGTAAAGCGCACTCTGGCCAGCGTAGCGACGCTTTGGGCGCGAAGAATCAGCATTGGCGGCTCGCCTATTGATAACTTTGACGTGGCCGGCCAGATCTTCGACACGGGCTCAATGTCAGTAAAACCGGACTTCCGGAACACCTCGGCCTCAAGTATGGGTGTGGCATTTTGGGATGAGCTCCTCGAGGCCGGCAACCAGGCTGCGACTGTACTGCTGCAGCGCGCGGCGCCTTGGAAGAGTACCGCGGATTATTCGACTGGCTATCAGCGTATTCAGTCGCAAGTCGAATCGTGGGCTAAACAGGCGCGTGAACGAGCATCACTGCAGATCATCGGCCTGTCGGAAGCCGAAATTCAAAGCCTGTATGCCAAAAAACCGGTCGAGACCGCTGCTTTCACTGAAAAGTGGGTGGAGTGGCTAAAAACAGGTACCGAGTTGCTGGACTTTGGCGTATCGCGGGACGACTTCTATTTCAGCCAAGAATACGGTTGGCGCGACAGAATCCCTCTGATTGGCAATGATTTCAGAGCAATGGCGCTGGAATTGGCCAAAGGCAAATCGTCAGACGAGACACTCGCTGCACTCTGGTCGCCGCTATTTGCCGTGCTCAAAAAGAGCCAGGCGAGGGAGAAGGCTTGTGCCGCCATGAATCGGGACGTTTCGGCCGAGCTCCGTGGTGCGCCAGAAGTCATGACGATGCTGCGCAAGCTTCAACAATCTGGCCAATTAAATCAGTCATCGGTGACTGAGCTAATAGAGTCGAGACTGGCAATCTTCAACGAATCCATCGGGTACAAAGCATGAGCGAACTCGCAAACATCCTTTTTTGGCTGGCTGCAACCTCGATTGCAGCCGAAATCGCAGTCACTTTGGCGCTGATGCTGATCGTCTACTTCCGGAAGGAATCGGACCGACCAGCAGCCGGCGTCAAACTACCTAGCCAGATCGGCGTCATCCTGCCGGTTTACAACGAAGCGGCAGGACTGGAGGCTGCTTTCCGAAGCCTTAGCGAACAGAGCGTAATGCGCCACGGCGTAGAGCTGATCATCGCTGTAGTGGACGATGGCTCAAAAGACGGCTCAGACGTAATCATTGATCGCTGGCGCGATGAGCTCATTCACCGCGGCATTCGAGTGACTCATCATCGGAACCAGACCAACTCCGGAAACAAGGCTATTCCTCTGAATATCGGCCTTGCCATGCTGCCAAAAGACATTCCAGCGGTGGTTGTCATGGATGGCGATACGATCTTGAGTAAAAACGCCATTCTCAAGATGGCAACCAAGATGGCTGAGCGGCCAGAACTGGCCGGCGTATCTGGCGCGGTGATGATTCGTGAAGATCAGCGTCACACCTTCTTAGGCGCCTGCCAGCACCATGAGCATCAAGGAGGCTACCCATTGACCAAAACTGCAATGGGTCGCATTGGGCGTGTGCGAGTTATGTCAGGTGCGCTGTGTATGCACGCAGGCTGGGCTTTGCGCCGTTTAGGGGCATGGGACAAGGACTGGCTCGTGGAGGATGTTTGCTGGACGACGCTGGCAATCATGCAGGGTGGGAAGGTCGAATATTCTGCAGAGGCGTTCGCATGGACCGAGGCGCCTCAAAGCCTGAGCAGGCTGTGCAGACAACGACGCCGGTGGTCGCGCGGCAACGCAGAAGCCTTCAAGGTTTCAGTTGGTATCAACAAGGTGAAGGGCTTGCTGCTTTGGCTTCCCTGGCTGCCGCTAGTGTTTGCGCCGCTTTGGCGAGTTGCCGGCCTGCTTTCGCCGACACTAGCCCCTTGGGTGATCTTCCTGTTTTTCCTGCAGCTTGAAGGCCTGACAATGACCACCGTTCAAAACCTAAGCCTCAAAGAGCGCGTGAAAGGTATTGCGGCAACATGGACGGTCGAGCTCATTACCTTTGGCCACAGTCTGACCGGACTGATCGACGAGCTCATTGGCCGACGCAAGACATGGATGACTCGATGATGTATATTAACTCACCGCTTACTAACTATTAAAAAGGAGTAGATACCAATGACTACTACAGCAAGTTCAGGTAGCCAAAATTACAACGAACAGACGGCGATTGGGCGTATTTGGCAGCGGGCGCACCGCGTTGTGATCAACAACCCGTACAACCAAACGCCCATTCTGGAAATTTACGAAGAGAAGGCGGTTTCAATCAATGGTCAGACGATGACCCAGCCATTGCCAGGCGTGATCGTTGAGCCGGTAGCAGATATGAACGCCGAATTTGAGGTGATCGATGTGAGCACCGGCCGCTCGACCGGGGCGAAAATGAAGTATGCCGAGGTTTATACGGCACTGCACTCGCTGTACCTGCATTTGGCCAAACAGCGCGATGAGCAAGTGCAGAACGGCAATCAAGTTGCTCTGCCGACCGAGCCACCACTGAATCTCGAGGGCTAAGCGATATGCGAATGGCTTTGATATTCAGCCGGAACAATGGGCTGCATAGCAGAATCGTTCGGTTATTTACCCGCTCTGAGTGGAGTCATGTTGAGGTCTTGCTGATCAATTCAGAACTCATCATCGGGGCGGAGCCAGGCGAAGGCGTCATTGTGAATGATCTGGATAGAGAGCCGCCTGGTTCGACGGTGGCAGTGGGTGTCGTGATAGATCGCTTGGTGCCAAATCCAGAAAGGGCTACCGACTTTCTGATCGCTCAAATTGGAAAGAAATACGACTGGACCGGTTTGATTGGGTGGCTATTTAAAGGGCGAAATTGGCAAGAGCCAAACAAATGGTTTTGCTCGGAATTGGTCGCGGCAATGCTAATCGCTGGGGGTCATGAAATGAAGGTCAAAACTGGCTCAGTTTCACCCCAAGATCTATGGGACATGACCCGCTCACAGCCGCATTTTGTTGTGGCCAATAAGTAAGTCAGTGATGACTTGTACTCCCCTACCTGTGATCGGTACGATTTCAGGTAGGGAGGGTTTCTTTATGAAGGAATTTGGTTTGGATTGGTCTGCGGCCATTACGGCGATCAAAACATTCGGTGTGGCGATCTTGTTTGGTATGGCCGGCAGATTGCTATTTCACACCGAGCAGGTGAGAACCGGCAGACGCAAGCGATTCTTCTCAAAGCTATTGGCGCTGGAATTGGTCGTGGCAGTAGTAATGGGTATTTTCGCAAACGGCCTGTCGATTGTGGTTGGCATTGAGAATGAGCAGGTTAGAGCCGGCTTTATTTCTGCAATTGCCTATTTAGGCCCACAGGTGATTGAGCAAATGCTCAGCCGATTTACCGGAGGTCAGAAAAATGATTGATGGACTGATTAAGCTGCTGCGCGCGCTGCGCGATTTGGACGTGGCCACAGCATTCAATCGCGTTACCAGACCGGTACTGACGCTGATCATCTGCGTACTGTTCAACGTGATTTGCGCATGGGCAGCGATTACCGGAGCGATCTCGATCAAGGACTACGTGCAAACGGTCGGGCCAATGAACGGGGTAATTGTGGGGTTCTGGTTTGGCAGCCGGTCTCGGCCGGCTGAACCGGTTCAATCGAGCAAGGAGGGATGATGTTCGAGAAATTGAAAGCCTATGCCTGGCTAATAAAGATCGTGGCGGTTGCAGCAGCTATTGCGGCACTGGCCTTCATGATCGACCGGAATGCTAGGCAAGACGTGAACGAGCAATGGGAAAAGAAAGAGGCCCAAAAGCAGCTCAAAGAGATCATGAACGAAATCGCTGACCAGGCGATTGTTTTTCATGGCAATGACCGCATTGTAGCGAGCCTGGTTGCATCAGCCAGCGCCCGAGCAGAGCGTTTCGACCACATTAAGGAGATTCACCGTGAAATCAGCAAACCACAACGACTGCCGGCCAGCATTGCTTCCGCGGTCGCTATCGCTGCTGAGCCTGATGGCTGTGGCGATTATCTCAACCTTCGGACTGTCCGGCTGCTCAACGACGCCCTCCAAAACCGAGAGCCGCGTGATCGTGAGCGAAGCACTGAAAAAGCGCCCGAAGAGTGTTCAACCGTTTCCAGAGCAGCCGTTGAGGACAAACTCATCGAGCTCGCCAGCCAGTATCACGAACTAGCCGACAGTCAAAACGCACTGCTTGATGCAATTGAAATTAACGAAATCACACAATAGGGAGCGCTCCAAATGACAACCGTAGCATGGGACGGCAAAACCTTAGCTGCAGACCGTCAGGTGACTTATGGCAACCAGCGATTCGAGATTAAGAAGCTGTTTGTTATTGGGGATGGAAAGCTGCTGATGGCCGGTGCCGGCACAGCTGATGACCTCAAACTTTTCGCAAGCTGGCTTGAGGATTCGTTTGCCGATAACGAATTGCTGTTCGGCGGTGAAACGCCTGAGATCGACGATCTGCAGGCCATCGTGATCAATACGCAAACCGGCGAGAGCTACTTGTATGGCGAAAAGCTGGTACCGATCGAAATTAAAGCGCCTTTCGCAATTGGCTCAGGCGGTGATTTTGCAATGGCGGCAATGAAGCTTGGCAAATCAGCCAAAGAGGCGGTTGAGCTGGCCAGCGAGATCGATATTTTCTCGGGTTTCGGCGTTGATTACGTCGATGTTAATAAGTAACCATTGACTTAGGTGGATTATGGATAAAAAAGGTTCTTACCAGGTCGGCTTCGGCAACACGCCAGAAGGTGCGCGGCTGATCTCCGGCGTGCGAATGAAATTTCGTGATGAATTTGGCTGGGGGATGGCCGAGCTCGCAGATCGATACGATACCAGCGGCTCTACGGTTCAGCCGTTGATCGCAACAGATCGTGCCATTTTGAACACCGGCACCACGCCCAATGCAGTGTGCCAAATGCTGCTACCGGTGCAGTTTGCAGCGCCGGCTCAGATCGTTATTTCGGCTCAATTTGGTCAAGCCAACCCTGCTAACTGCGATGTGTCTTTCGAGCTAATCGACTCAGCAGGCCAAGTGTGCGTCGCGTTCCTTTTCCCTGGCGGCAGCACGGCAGCTCAATGCCGCGCGCTGAGCTTCAATAAAAACCGCTTCCCAGCGTGGGAAAACACCGGCACTTGGTACGCAATTAGTGATCGGGTGGCTGCTGGCCGACAATACATCATGCAGCTTTACCCTGACGAGGTTCGCTTTGCGCAGCGTGATACCAACTCGGCAGCAGGTCGCAACACCTTTGCCGTGCGCACGATGCGCATTCCGGACCCTGATGAGCAATTGATGCTGCGGATTCGCGCGGTAAATGGCCCGACGGCGCCGGCCTCTGCCACAGAGCTTCGTGTTTTTTCGATCAACATTACCGACATTAACGAAATGCCGGTCGATCTGACCAATACGGGCGGCGGCTCGCTTAGCGAATCGATTCCGATCTCGTTGGTTAGTGCGGTATCAGCAGTGTCCGCCATCCCACGTCCGGACTCTGGCGCGGGCGGCTACACCACATTCAGCCGTGCAATTACCGCAGCAACAACCAATCCAACGATTACGAAAAACTCGGCAACCAACTTGGGCGGTGGCGTGATCAACAACACCAGTGCCGCGGACGTTTACTTGAAGATTTACAACAAAGCCGCGGTGCCTACGGTGGGGACAGATCAACCCATCATGACGGTTCGCGTGAAGGCTAACGACTGCCTATCACTCGACGACTACGTACCAGCCTCCGGTATTCGTTTGCCATCTGGCCTCGCTTGGGCAATGACCGCAGCGGCGCCGCACACTGACACTACAGCCGTTGCGGCTGGGATTATCGTGGAGCTCTTCTATGTCTAATCAAGTCTCTTTTATTGCTTACGGGTACTCGGAGCAAACCCAACAGCATAACTCGAACGTATGGCAAGGCGCATACGACCCTGCTCAAGACCTTAAAGGCCGCGGCTATCCAGACTGGATTCCGGACAATTCGACCGCATTGGCGCCACCAAGCCCGACTGCGAAATTTGTAAACGGCCAGTGGAAGTAAGGCAGGCAGGAACCGAACAACTCAAAAACGTCGGCTGTCCGATCAACAAGCCGAGATAACACCAGATGAGTAGCAAAAAGAAGCCCGCCCGCGGAAATAGTCGGGAAACCCGTCAGAATCGCGCTGTAGCGCGTTCTCATCAGCTGGATGAGCAAACCCTTATCCCGCTCGTCGAGAAAGCGTCTAACGAGCCCCTGAGCGCTAAAACGATCACCCAGCGCAAGCTGATCAACTCACTACGTCATCAGCAGCTCACTTTCGCAGTCGGGCCGGCTGGTACGGGCAAAACCTATATTTGCGGCAGCGTTGCGGCAGACATGCTGCTCGATGGCCACGTCGATAAGATCATCATCACGCGCCCTGCCGTTGAGGCAGAAGAGCAGTTAGGCTTTTTGCCAGGCGAGAAAGAGGACAAGTACGCGCCCTATATTGCGCCATTCTTGGATGTGCTCAATGAGCGTCTTGGCAAAACTCGCGTCGAATACCTAATTAAACACGGTCGAATTGAAGCTTCCCCTTTTGCCTATATGCGCGGCAAAACATTCAAAAACGCGATTGTGATTCTGGATGAGGCTCAAAATGCGACACCAGGTCAAATGAAGTTATTTCTGACTCGAATTGGCGAAAATTGCCGTGTGGTTATTAACGGCGATGAATCGCAGGTTGATATTCGCGGAAAATCCGGACTAACCGATGCAATTGAAAAGATCAGCTATATCCCTAGCGTTTCGGTCATCCGTTTCCAGCGGCAAGATTGTGTCCGTTCCGGACTTGCTGGGGAAATTCTTCAAGCCTATGAACAAGCCGGAACAGTGTGATTAAACTGTAATCCGGAGTAGGAACGCTGAATTAGGCAGTAGTTGGGAATTTTTCAGCGTTCCAATATTATTTATATCTACTGTTAATAAGAATATATATATTGGAAATGGAGGCAGTTGGGAATGGAAAACATATCCCCTGCGGATTTCCTCGGAACCGCTTTTTATGGCTGTGATAAATCACTTCCGGAAATGGATTCGATTTACGCTGCCAGAACACTCAAAACCCGTTCTGTAGAGGCCGAGCTCTACGAAACCAAGTGGTTTGATTACCGCTTTCTACATCCGGTAATGGCAACCTACTGGTTCAATCACTGCTACATCATGGCTTACCGCCAATTCTTCGTCCGGACACGGTACGACTACAAGATGGCAGAGGTCAAAATGCCCTTGAAGGACGCGCTCGACCCGTTCGCCAACAAGCATACAACCAGCATCGTTCGCGCCCGTCAGCAGGCCGATAGACATGGCATTCCTTATGACTTCTTCTGCAACTCAATCATGCGTATTGCAGAAGAGCAATGCTGGGAACGTCACCCGCTGCCGGCTCAGCTTTACAGCGACGATATTGGCGAGGCAATGGGTGAGGATTGGAAGAAACACCAGTCCGCGGCCATGCGAGACCCCGTTGACCCACGCTACCACGCAAGCCAATTCTGCGGGAATGAGCATCAGCTGGCGTATATCGACTATCAGCTGACTCGATACGGCCACGATTCATACCCTCACCAGGTCGCTATTGGCCAGCGGATTATCGATGGCCGACTGCCGGAATCGATCGTCAGAGATCGCCTGGGTGGCGATTATGTTTATCGGGCTTTGGAGTATGCCAACACACTTTTCCCATCAAACGCTTGCAATAATCAGTCATCGCTGACTTATAATTGCGAACTTCAACAGGAGAACAGTCTATGAGCGAAACCGCAGAGGTTGAAAGCATTTATGCTGCGGCATTAGAGCGCGCTGCAGCTGCGCACACTAGCTCAGAGCCGAGCATGGTTTTTGAGCCAAATGAATCGTATGGCGCTCACGAAGAAGAAGGCTTTGATGAAGCGTTCCAGACCAAAGTAGCGGCGTTGCTGCTGCGTGACGCGACATTCTTGGCTCGGACGGAAGGCTTAATTTCCAGCAAGCATTTTGACGATGTGGCGCACTCCATTGTCGTCGGTCTCGTACTGGAGCACTACAGCTACTACCGGCAGCATCCGGATATGGCGACCTTTGTGACCATCTTCAAAAAGGCGGTTGCCGAGAAGCGCATCCCCGAAGATCTGCGGCCAGCCATCACCGAGACGGTGAAGAAGCTCTACCAGAAAACCGACATTTCCAACCGTGACTTCGTGATTGATCAGGTCGCGCAATTCGCCAAAGCGCAGGCCCTCGCCCAAGCGGTGCTCAAGGTCGCTGATTTGGTGGATAAGCGCAAGTTCAAGGACGTGGCCAAGATCATGCAGGACGCGCTGGACGTGGGCGCGAATGACGACATTGCTGCGTATGACTTTTGGGAAGAGATCAACGCCCGAAGCAAGCAGCGCGCCGCCGAGTTGGCTGGTGTGACCGTCGTTAAGGGCATCTCTACCGGCTTCCGTCAAATCGACGAGCTGCTCTACCGCAAGGGGTGGGGTCGGAAAGAGCTCTCGATGTATATGGGTGCAGCCAAGTCGGGTAAGACAACCGCCCTCATCAACTCCGCAATCGGCGCCTCGCTGGCCGGCTTCAACGTCATGTACGTGTCGCTCGAGGTGGCTTGTGATGTGATTGCGGCGCGTTCAGACGCGAATATCTCCGGCAAGACAATGCGCGAGCTGGTGCAAGAGTTCGAGAAGGTTGAGTCGGCAATCTCAGGCACGGCAGCCCGAGCTGGACGGTTCGTGATGCACGAATTCCCTGCTCGCCAGTTCAAACCGGCAGATCTGCGGCGTCTGGTTAATCGTCATCGCCAAAAAGGCATCGTTTTTGACCTGGTAATCGTCGATTACGCCGACTTGATGGCGCCAGATCATCGCTCTGACGACGCGCACGAAAATACGACCGAGATTTACACCTCGCTCCGTGCGATTGCTCAAGAGGAAAACATTGCCGTACTGACTGCAACGCAGGCTAACCGAGAAGGCGCTAAAGCTGGCGTGATCAAGGATATTCACGTTGCCGACGACTACGAAAAAATCCGTATTTGTGACGTGGTGATCTCGATCAACTACACGGACGAAGAACGTGCGCGCGGCGAGTGCCGGCTGTTCTTTGCTGCCCAGCGTAACCAAGAAGGTGGCTTTGCAGTGCGCGTGAAGCAAGATCTGGCGCGCATGAAGTTCATCACCAGTGTTCTCGGCATTGAGCCGGCATGATCGACGACCCTGAGTTGAGCCGCGTGTTAGCTCGCATGATTGCGAGCTCACGCAATCCAGAATTACTGCGGAAAGGGCTTACCAGATGCGAGAAGAATCTGACTGGCAAGAGCTCTTCGGAGAGCTCGACATTGAACATTACCTTGAAACAGAGGGTGTTCGGTACCGGAGGACGTTCGGCGCCAAAGGTACTCAACTAAACATGCGCGAATGTCCGGTATGCGGGGGTAAGGGCTGGAAGGTCTACATCAACGCAGAAACGGGCTTGGGCAACTGCTTTCACGGTTCATGCGGACAGACCTTCAACAAAGGGTCATTAGTCCGCGCGCTGATGAGCAGTGAAGGTTCGGAAGTATCGTGGTTTGAGGTACGAAAACAGATCGAGCAATTTCTGGCGCGCAATGGTTGGCGCCCGAAACGCAAGCCAAGCAAGGAAAAGCTCAGCAATGGCCGCGTATCACTGCCGGCCAATGTCTCGATTCCCTACAAGGAGAACAATCTGCCATACCTCAAAGCACGAGGTATTTCATCCTCAGTCGCAAAGGCATTTGACCTGCGCTTTTGCGCTAAAGGCTATTACAGCTACAGCTTTGACGGCATGACGATCAGGCAGGATTACTCGAATCGAGTGCTGATTCCGGTCTATGACCTCGAAGGTGTGATGGTGAACTTTCAGGGGCGGGACATTACTGGCGCGGCCAACGAGAAGTACCTTTTTCCACCAGGCCTCGCCGGCACCGGTCGGTTTCTCTACAACGGGCATCGGGCCAGAGGGGCGCGGACATTGCTGGTCGGTGAAGGTGCGTTCGACACGATTGCATTGGAAATGGCCATCGCTGGCCAGCAGGACTTCCGGAGCGTTGCTGCCGTCGGCACATTCGGCAAGCACCTTTCGGGCGTCCTCAATCCGGATGCCGAGTTCAAGCTGCCGGACGACCAGTGCCAGGTATCCGAGCTGATCAAGCTGAAAGCCGAAGGGCTGGAAGAGTTGGTTTTCATGTGGGACGGAGAGCGCAAGGCGCGCAACGATGCGGTGAAAGCCGGCCTGTTCTTGCGGCGCCTGGGCTTCAAGTGCCGGCTCGGGGTTCTGCCGGACGACAAAGACCCCAACGAAGTAGCACCAGAAGTCATCCGTGAAGCCTATTGGCGCGCGGAACAGATTGACCCGATTCGCGTTGCGAAGTGGAAAGCGGCAAAGCTGATCTAGCCTGAACCAGCCGGACTGCAGCGTAGAAAATAAAAGGAACTGAACGAAACTACAAAGGTATGTCACGAATGAATAACTATCATTTTTCCGACTATCCAAGCGCTAACGTGGGTGACAACGCCCACTACATGCACTGCCCTACTCTGCAAAATCAGCAGGGCTATGCGGTTTGCTGTCACAAGGTCAGCAAGCATTACGAGGGCAAGTTGCCATCAATCTACAACGACTGCGCAGCGGCTATCGAAAAGAACACCTGCCGAGCAAAGCAGATGATGGATGAAGAGCGCGGCGCTGGTTACAAGGCCATCTACTTCGTTTCGCGCGCAGCCATCAAGGCCGAAGAGGAAGCGAGACAGGCGGAGAGAAAACAGGTGACGGTGTGGGGCGCCAAGCCCGCCAGCCGCTTCGCCCTCCCTTCTGCCAAACCGGTTTTGGCCCAATCCAAGAAGGACTCAGCGGTAAAAGCCCCAGAAACGCGCTCAGAGCTCGCGGTTTCGGATATGTACTCAGCAGTCGTCAGCGAGCTAGCGAAGCAAGATAGCCCCGTTTCTGCGTCAAAAACAGCTATTCCGGATGCGAAACCGGACTTCAACAAGTGGGAAGCGTTGGGTGAGAACTTCCCTGTCATTAAACCCGTTGTGCCAGCTCCCAACCTGCTCAACATCATTTGAGACAATATCGATGAACGAAAGAGACCCGCTCGCCGACTATGTTGACGACCTGAGCTCGGCCGATGTGTTGACGCTCTTGAACGAAATGAAGGGCGCTCGCAATACCGAGATCCGTCAAACCATCCTGATTCATAACGAAACGCCGATGGTCCAAAAGGTCATGCGACTTGCCTATGACCCGAAAATCACGTTTGGCGTGAAGCCTCCAAAGATTGAGCCAAATGAAGCTGGTCGGCATTTTAATGAATCGACCTTTGAATTGTTCGATCGCCTGGCAAGCCGGGAGCTCACCGGGAATGCAGCCAAATTGGCAGTGCTTAACGAAATGCAAGCCCTCGATACCTCATCAGCAGAGGTCTTTGGCCGCATCTTGAAAAAAGACCTACGCTGCGGCCTGACCGAAATGACCGTATGGGAGGCAATGCCGCATCTGTACTCGCTCTTCCGCTGCCAGCTGGCGCACCCGTTCGAGGAAAAGCGCTTTGTGGTTGGCCGGCGCTACATTGTGGAGCCAAAACTCGATGGTGTGCGTGTACTGGCGCTGGTCCGGCTCAAGGGTCAATCGGATATGTCCGTCACCTTCTGCTCGCGCGAAGGCAATGAGTTTCCGGCCTACGACTTCATGAAGGACGACCTGGCAATGCTGGTCGCTCAATTCCTGATGGATGCCGAAGCCAATAGCGTGTTCAAGGGTGGTGTCGTGATCGACGGGGAAATGATCTCGGGCGGATTCAACAAGACGGTATCCGATGCCCGCAAGGGTACTGATCAAGCTGTCGATTCCAAGTTCTGCGTTTTCGACATTCTGCCGCTCGATGCCTTTGAAGGCGCCGACTTCAAGAATCCAGTCTGCGATATGACGCTGGAGCGTCGGCAAATCTTCGTGGCACGTCTTGCAGATCTGGCCAGGCAGCCTAGTCAAAAAGCACCAGTGCTCAAGATGCCTTGTTCCAAGGTCGGTAGCGTGGATGAGGTTCATCGCTTATTCGAGCAATACTTGGCCAAAGGTCTTGAAGGCGCAATGCTCAAAGACATTGATGCGCCGTACTGCAAGAAACGGGTGTACGAATGGATGAAGCTCAAAGCCGAAAACAGTGATGAGTTCCGCGTGGTCGGCGCCTACTTCGGTGAAGAGGGTAAAGATTTTTGGGACACATTAGGCGGCTTGATCGTACAGGGTAAAAACGGGGTATTTACCGACTGCGGTGGTGGCTTCAAGACCGTTCCGCAGGCTGGCCACATGACTCGATCTGAGTTCAATGATGCTCTCATCCGTGATTTCGCCAAGCTTGGGTACCGGTATGACGCTGAGCATAACCGGCGTATTCAGGTCAGTCTCGAGACCATCGAAGAGGAAATGAAAGAGCGTGAATTTGAGGTATTAGGCCGGATTGTCGAGTGCGAATACCACGAGCTGACGCCCGATGGGGCAATGCGTCACCCGCGCTTTAAGCGCTTCCGCGATAACGTGAAACATGGGGTACAGGAGTAAACGATGAACCAAACCGCAACAGACACCAACGACAATAAGGCAGCGACCATAGCAAGACTGAAACAGACTATGCCTTGGAAACACCAGGTATTCAGCAATGGGCTGATCAAGGTGCTCGATAAGCATGGAAATGAGGTGATGCTGATCGATATTTTGACCTATCTTGAGGTATCCACCCTGAAATTGGCCAACTCATAGCATTGGTTCTAATTACTACAGTGGTTATTTAGTAATTAAGGGTTAAAAAGGTTAAAAGGTTAGAGGGGCTGAGCGATCAGCCCTTTTTCCTTTTCGATTCATCGTGTTGAACGTGATACTTAAAGTGTTTTTTATACCTCTGGTCACGTAATTTCATACCTCAAAGCACGTAATAAAATACCCCAAGTCACGTCTGTCATACCTCTCGTCACGGTACCCTGTACTCCAAGTCACGATAGGCCATACCTCCGGACACGATATTGCATACCTCAAGTCACGATATGACCGTCACAAAAGAGCCCTTCTGTGGACAAATAGCAATAAGCTATATATATCAATCGTCTAACACCACATTCTAAAGTGATACATCAAACGGGGGAGTGGTTTCGATGTAGTCACTACACAGCTAAATGCGCGGGATTCATACCTCAAAGCACGATAAATCCCGCCCTCAAATACTCCAAAGCACGTTAGAGGCCATACCTCAAAGCACGATAGGCTCTCTAAATGAAAATGGGCAGATTTTCGCCTGCCCATTTGTACCTCAAAGCACGATAAAAGGAAGAGAGCGGCATACCTCAAAGCACGCTAGTCTCTTCGGCCTCATACCTCAAAGCACGATACTGTGCGAACGAGGAAGCGACCGGATAATCGATCACTTTTTCGGCGTTTGGTCCTTCAATTTTCGACGGACGCTGATCTCGTACTGGCCATCAGGTTTACGCTCGATGCTGTGATCGGCGAGGAAGTCGATCTGTTTCAGCTCATCCAGCGCACGAATGACCTTATTCCGGAACCGTGACGTATTGGTGTCGTTGCTATCGACCAGGCGGTAGATAAGGGAAACTGGATGCGGAAAGGGTGATCGATGCGTTGAGTAATACAGATACATCTGACGAGCAACGCTGCCCAGCTCCAAGAAGTTATCCCAATTGAGCAGGGCAAACTGATCAGCGCGGAACAGCAGGTAAACCTCTTCCTCGAGCCAGATCTTCCATTTAGAGCGTCGGATAGCGTCTTTAATCTGATTCCTGTCGAGCTCTTCATAATTTGGCTCGAGTAGCTTCCCGCCTTCATCGAACGTGTCGAAGGCCGGCTCATTCTCAGCCTCATGGCTGATGCCATCACCAAACTCGTACTTCCGAATCATATTGAAGTCGAGGCTCTTGGATTCGCTGACGCCATCAAACTTGGGCGAGTGAACGGTCAAGGAGGCGCGGCGAAGGCGTTTGATACACGCACGCAGCCGGCGATAGCTTTTGCCATCGTTACCCCATTTCAGATCGTGCAGCAGTTGCCAGCCTGTTACCTCGAAGGGTTCACGCAAGTCTTGGCCGGAAGCTTGTGCGAGCCGAAGAATGGAGTACCAAACCAGCTGGTCATCATCGTCGCGCAACTCTTCTCCCGAGAAAAGAATGCGGTGGTTGCCGGCAGTAAATACAACTGAGTCGTCGTAGCGTTGGCGAGGTTCTTTGTTGTTGCGTACTTTGAAGAGCGCGGCGCGGCCGAACTCATTAGGTGCTACAGCATACTTCTCGCCAAAAAGCGGGAGCTGTTTCGGGCCTTTTGAGCGCGCACTCTCTCCCATTTGCCGTACACGGTCGGCAATTGTCTCGATCTTATGAGGCAGCTCAGAGCTGCCTTTTTTGTCGTCTTTCTGGCTCATAAATTAAACAGGGCGGTCTGCACCGCCCTTATCGTGATTTGAGGTACGGTTACAGCTTGTTCGCAATTTCTTCTTCTGTGTAGCCAAGCTCAAGCAGCTTATCATGCACGGCCTTCATTGCGGCTTGGACCACAAACTTTTCGATACCCAGGCGCTCGCCGTTCTTGCCAAGAATGACGTTATCCTTGGTCACAAAGCGCAGCATGGCGTGCTCTGCAGGTGTAAAGACGACAAAAGTGCGGGTAAAAGGCTTGGTTGTATCAATGTAACGCAGCCAGGGAATGTCCTTGGCTGGTTGAGCCGCCTGAACTGGTACTTGATTGGCGACAGGTGCTTGCTCTACCCAGCCGCTTTCGTGCGCTCGCTTGAGCACCTCTTCAACATCGACCGGTTTGGCTGCGGCCGCTGGCGCTTGGCCAGGCATACTCATTGGTGGCAGTGTCTTTTTGCCGCTCATAGTCCGATTTCCTCCAGAAAGGCAACGAGTTCTTTGACGGCTTTTGCGTCTTTGACTTCTGCCGGTACCTCGACAATCCCCATCGAGAACAGCGCTGCGTCAGAGTAGGCTACGCGGTTATGAATGATGGTCTCGGCCAGATTCAGTTGCGGGAAGTTATGTGTGATGAATTCAATGGCGCGATCAATCCGGTTACGCAGGAACGGGTTGGTCGGCGCGCAGTTCAGTACCGCATGGACATTGATCGCGTTACCTTCGCCACGAATGATGTTCACATCATTGACCAGGCTGGCGGTCTTTTTCAAAGCCCATGTTTCAAACAAACCGACTTCGGTTGGCGCAATCATCGTGTCGCAGACCAGCATCGTTTCACGCAACTCAACCGAGTCACGGCCACCGGCATCGACAACGACAAATTGGAACTGCTCAGCCAAGCCTAGCAGATCGCGGGCGATCTTTTTCTCGCCTTGGATGATGTAGCAGGGAATGTGTGGCTCAACGCCCGCGGCGGCGCGCTGCTCAATGAAGGTGTTGGTGGTTGGCTGTGTATCTGTATCGACAATGACGACTTGAAAGCCTTTCTGCTTCAAGTAGGCCGCAGTGTTCACTGCCAGCGTGCTTTTACCCACGCCACCTTTCTCAGTGCCGACGAGAATGATGTGTCCTCGTTGAGTCATGACGGTTCCCTTAGTTCGGTGTGTTTATAGGTGTTGCTGAATTAGACCACGAATAGATGAGGGTTTGAAGTTCTTTCTATCTATCCCCTTCCCTTTCTTTCTGGCTTTCTATCTATCTATCTTGCTAAGATAGTATCTATTGATGAAAAATCAGCCATAAAATTATTCCAAGCGTGCAAAGACACGTTTCATGGCTGAAAAACCACCCTAACCTGTTGGTGAAATAGCCATTCACTACACTTGTTACTACACCGAACCAGTCAAACCTAGTAAATTCGCGGTATTGCGACGGTTTAAGAAACCGTCGTAAAAACGGAGCGCACGCCATGTCACTATTTAGGAAGAAAAACAGCCGGTATTGGTACTACCAGTTCAATCTGAACGGGGTTACTTATTCGCGCAGCACACGGACAGATGATCATCGCAAAGCGCTGGTGATCGAGGCTCAGGCCAAGCTCACTGCAGAAATGGAGCAAAGCCAGGGCGTGATGAAGGGCAAGCGCAATTCCTTGTCCGACCAGATGCGGACTTTGAAGCTGGGCGATGCGATTGCGCGGTATATGGATGAGCACGGCGGACACCTAAGATCGTATCGAGACGTGCAGCGCCGGCTTGATTATTGGTATCGGGAGCTCGGCGAGGCTCGATACTTGCGTGACATTGTTCAGGTGGACATCAACAATTACCGGATTCGCCGCGCGAAAGAAGGTGTGCAGCCGGCCACGGTCAATCGAGAGTTGGCCGTGTTCCGTGCATTCCTCAATTATGCGAAGGCAGAATGGAACGCCATCGACAGCGTGCCAAGCTTCCGACTGCTCCGAGAGGAAAACCAGAGAACCCGGGTGGTGACGCTGGAAGAGGAAGAAATGATCATGGCCGAGCTCGCGCCAAATCAGGACGTGTATGACTTCATGATGTTCCTGTTCGATACGGGCGCGCGGGTCGGGGAGGCGCTAAGCCTGGTCAAAAGCAAGCTCCACTTCGCCAGCGGGAAAAATGGTGCAATCGAGTTCGTCGCCAGAACAACCAAGACAAGTAAAACGCGCTTCGTTCCAATGACTCCGCGGGTTAGAGAAATGCTATTACGGCGTGTGGCCAAATTGGAGCTGGAAGGCGTGACAAATAAGGAGTCGATCTGGTGGTATAAAAAGGTCGATAATCCGCTTTCTGCAAGCACACTCCGGTATCGCACCGAAGCGGTATTTAAGGGATTGGAGATTAAAGGCGTGGGAGCGGAGAAACTGGTAAGACACTCTCTGCGACACTCAATGGCTTCTCGATTGAGCGGTGCAAGCGTTTCCCCATTGATTGTGGCCATGATGCTCGGCCATTCTTCATTCCAAATGACTCAGCATTACACGCACGGCAATATAAATATTATGGATGCCGCAATTGACAACATTATCAAAAAGTAGAAATAGCGAAGGGGGCAAACGCCCCCTTCATTCCTAAATATTCGTCACTTCCACCAGAAAGGCTCACGATTCTTCGGCTTCGTCTTGCGCTACTTGAGCCATTGAATTAACAAGATTTTTCAGGGCCGCAGCGGTAGCTGGGTGGGTCGGGTCAAATTTCAGCGCCTTTCCATTTGAAAGTGCTTTCAATTCGGAATAGATTGCCTCTGCATCTTGGGAGAGGGTTGGACTTCTGAGGATATTTTCGCCATATATTTCTTTCAAGGCGTCCATAATTCCGGAGTAACGATCTTGGTCTTTCAATACCAATTCTAGGAAGTACGCAGGGTCAGCTCCGAGAGCTTTTGCCAATGCCATTACACGGCTTGGCGGCACTTTTGTCGCGCCTTTCTTGAGCATATTGATTATGTTCGGTTTAGAGAATCCCGCCTGCCTGGCAATATCTGCCTGGGATATTTCCCCTCCCGAAATGGTTGTCAGTTCATTGATTCGTTTCTCAATAAACTTTGCAACCTCATTATCACTTTCATAACTGCTAAGCGGTCTAGCCATATCGATTCCTCAATCCTACCTAAGATAGTTAGTTAGTTGTGACTTAGGTATTAAACATAGTTAATGCGTTCTGAATAAACGCACTGCTATTCTAGTAAATAATAAGTAAGCAGTGAAGTGTCTTATGCGGGATTCATAGATTCCCGTCAAATATGAGCACAAACCCAGCTCCAAAACTTCAAAATAAGCGTTCTCTTATCAATGGCTCTCGCAACTTGAGTATTTCGGCAGGTTGCAAAAGCCTTCACGTCCCCATAGTAGAGACTTCACAATACAAATAGAAGCAATATAAGTCACTGTTGACAAACTACATGACGGACGGTAAATAAGTCACCGCTGATCAAACAACACAAGGAACCGAACATGACGAGAGCATTTCCCCTTACAGAACAAGTATCTTTGCTGCGAGAAGCGATCACAACCATTACCCAAATCCTAGCGGGTCAGAATGTGCGCGTGAGAATGCGTGGTTCAAAAGCTTACGTAGAGTATGACAAAGTTACATTCCTGCCTCGCATCGTGAACCTTCCGGAACTCCCTGAGAACCCGAGTGAAGAGCTCGTTGAGGCGACACAAGGCTTTATCGATCATGAGGTTGGACACATTTTGCACACCGACCCGAAAGCGATCAAGAAGGCAAAATCATCAAGTAGTTTGGTTGGCCAACTACATAACATCATTGAGGATACCTTTGTTGAGCGCTGCCAAATGCGCCGATTCAAAGGTTCTCAGTACAACATCCGTAAGGTGTCGGAATACTTCATTGCCCGTATCAATCGGCCAAAAATTGAAGAACTCAAAGCCAACGGAGCTAGTCAGCGCGAGCTTTTCAACTACTTGATCGTGCCTGCAATCCGAGCTTTGGCGGGGCAGGACGTGTTTATCCGGTACATGGAAGAGGATGACAAGTGGGCGCTGATTCCTGATTACGCCAAGATTCTTCGTGCCTTTGACGGCCAATACAAGAAAGTGCGCGATAGCTGGGACGGTTTGAAGCTTGCGGAAGCACTTGCGGCTGCTCTAACCCCTCCGGAATTGGAAAAACCAACTCCCGAGCCGAACGATTCTCCGGAAGAGCCAAATGATGAAGAGAAAGGCGCTCCAGAGGAAATTCCAGAGCTGGAGCCTTCCGATGAGCCTGAGTTGGAGAGTGAAGAGCCTCCCTCTGAGTCCGAACCCGAGTCCGAACCCGAGTCCGAACCCGAGTCCGAA